CGTCATCAAACTTTTCGGGGGTTACTGGGAACTTGATTTACACTGCATTGAACCTCGGAGCAACAACAGGCAACTTTACTGGAATTACAGGGAACTTGAATTACACTACATTAAACCTCGGAGCAACCAATTTACTGATGAATGTAACGGGTACAAGTACATTCCAGGGCACAACGGGAAATATTAATTATACAAATACTAACATTAACGCTGCCGGTAATTTGACATTAACCGGATCAACTATTACATTAAATGGTACTATAAATATTCCAGAATATACAGAACAACAGTGGATTCCTTACCGACTATTTGATATTGTATCGACAAGTAATGCGAGTATTGCACAGACACAAAAAGAATTAATTAGTAGTATACCCAATTTTTACTGGAACTTTTCAGTACCACAAACCGGAACTTTTGATTTGATATATGACATTACACAGAATATGCGAAATGTTAGTACTAAAGGTTATAAAATATCAAAGGTATACGTTAATTATGAAATTACAGGCGATGCTATTGTTGGAATTTCGGCGAATGTTATTCAAAATACAATTTCCACCGGGGGCGTACGTACACCTTCCTTGTTGACGGTAGATAATACAACGTTGTCTTCCAGTACAGCCATTGGAAAATACTATGTCCCCGTGTTAATTACAAATACGTACAATTCCTTTGACAAAAACCTGGTATTAGATATTACAGTTACGAAAAATACCAATTCTACATTGAAGTTTTATGGGGTTACTTTTGAAATGACACGTTCTTAATTTATCGTGGAGGCAATGAATTTAAATTAAATCCGTGAAATTCAAGCCAACTATTGATATTTTCTTCAATGTCATCTAATTCATTAAGATGTAAGTCATCTACAACATATGTAGCTGTATTTGTAAACGCGTTTGCAAAATGATGACTTGACATATTTTCGTTTTCATTGGACGTATTTGTAAATACATTTGTAAACCGATTATTTAAATTTTCGTTTGAATTTGTTGTAGACGTACTATTAGTAGAACGATAATTATGTCTGTGAATATTTGTATCTATGTATTCATGACAATTATCACAGATATTACTGTAACCTTCTATTTCAATAATAGCACCATTCTGTGTATAACAGATACTACACATGAGTGTACCATCTACATTATCATTAATTTGTATGTCATCGTCGTTAATGTCCGTTTGGCTACTACTATTACTTACAGTTCCAGTTGTACCTATATACACCATCTTCGTTATAGTTCTTTAGTCAAATTCTTGTAATCTAATGTTGTCCTTGATTGCTTTTAAAGCAGACATTACGGTTAATCTTGCATTTGGTTTTATTTTATCATGACGATACCCCAGTAATTTCCAAATGCCATTTTCAAAATAATATTCGCCAATATCACAATCATGTTGTGGGTCTGGTATAATTGTTTTTGAATTAAAGTATTCTGTATCCAAAGTGCTACAGTCAATTAAACATCCTTTATCCACGGTAATCAATGAATTACCAACAATCATGACATCAATAGATACCTTTGGTTTCCACTTAAATGTATCATTGTAATAACCACCAGTGCTTGTAAAAATTAAACCATCCAGCTGATACTTCCGTGGACTATTCATAATCATGGACGAGTATCCTATACTCATAAATTGCTTCACCTGAAAACCAGGAATACCTTTTAAAATTTCCTTGAGTATTTTTAAGCGTTCTTTCAAGGGACGTTCAGTGATATTCTTGAAATTAAAATACAAGATATCAAATGCAAGAAAAGTATTTGAGTCTTTAAGATATTCTCCATCAATTAAACAACCCTGTGGTATTTTTGTTGAAATATTATCAGTGGAAACTTCCAGATTTCGTGTAATCCAACATACACCTCCAAGTAAAAGACGGCGCTCTCCATCAGCCTTATCAGTTACCATGAATTGTTTGGGTGTCTTAATAATAGACATGTCTTTGCGTTCGAGCGTTTTTGGTTGATTTCCAATAAATTGATTATTGGTACCAGTCATGTGATAATATCGAATAATTGGATATGTATTACTTAATAATTCTTTCAGTTCATTAAAAATAGTATCAACAGTGTCCTTTACAGAACCAATAAATTCGTATTCTAATTCATATAGTGTGTCATTTACAACGGTACAATCTATGCGCCAGAAAGTGTATGATTGACTGATTCGGTTTTTAATACGTGTACCAATAGCATTTGTTGTATTAGCAACACCATTTACGATACGTTCTTCATTGTAACTTGCTCTCATACTTAGTCCTGGTATATTGACTTGATGTTTTTTAATCTTATCGACATACATCACAGTGTCTCCATCTGAGCGTTTTTTAATGCTTGTATTATGGTAGATAGTATCAACCGACTCTGTTACAATTGGATTCTTAAATGATTTAGTAATTCGATTGTAATCTTGTTGTGTAATGACGGAATTAAATTTACCCTTATCAAAGGATCCAATTCGTATTTCAATTTCTTCTTCACCACCACTTTTGTAATATCGTAATGATTTTTCTAAAAAAGTTTTAAGAGTATCCATGTTCTATTATATCTATATTCTTTTTCATTTTTAACATAAATCAACAATCATTTCGTTGTATTCCTTAGTAAGTACTTTGATGGTTTTCCCCATTTTTTCCAAACATTTACGTTGTTTATTGTAATAATTTTTAAATTGTTTAATCTGTTCTTTTAGTTCTACAGTTTTTGTGTCTGTTTTCAATTTACTAAGTGTTGTAAATAAAAAATTAACACTAGATATTAAAAATGGAATATTACCTTCTGAAATATAAAAACAAGGTTTATCACCATGATATTCAACGTATCCCGTATTACTTAAACCAACTGTTTTGGAGATAAAAATACCAGCACAAAATCTATTTTCTGGATTACGTACATCTGCGATAAATTTAATTTTTTCCTTGGTAGGAATAATATTTGTATAATTTTTAACTTCAATACACACCTTTAAATGATTCTCTAAATGTTTAATTTGAATATCACCGTTATGTTTGCTGCCATCATGCGTAATTGTATATCCAGATGAAAAGTGAGTTTTTAATTCATTAACAATTTCTTCTTCAAAATTATTACCAAGAACTAGTGGAGTACTTTTATTTGTGTGTTCTATAATTGTAACATTCGTAGCAGATTTTGTATGAATATCCTTAATTGTTTGAATCATGTCTTCATAATTTAACCGCTGTGATTTTATTTGTTCCTCGTGTGACGCGTCGCGTTGTATGATTTGTTTTTCAAGCTCGTGAATACGGCGTTGATACCGATTGGATACTTCTAATACTTCTTTATCTATGGCATTTTGTAATTCTAAACGTTGATGACCAATTCTATTTTCCAAATCCTTGATACACTTTGTATATTTTTCAATCATTTCATTATTGTTATTTGTAATATGTACTGTTTTACGTAAATTATTCCAGTGTGTACAAATTAATTCTAGTGTTTTATTGGACCCTATTAATTCGAGAATATTATTTTCATTGATTGTAATGTATGATTCCAAGTTTTCGGAATCTGTTTCACTCATTACGATATTCTAAAGTAGTTTTAAAGATTAAAATACTTTCTAAAAGTAATATGAACTTATATACGAATATTGGATATCATTTACTTATACTATTAGTCTTTTCCAGCGTGTATTACTACATAGCAATTGTAGACAATGACCCCGAAGACCAACCGCACCCATTGAAATCATTGTATCATGGGGCAAGCGTACATTTCCCATTTTGTTACAATGATTTTAATACTAAAAATTACATGGGTCGATGTGCTGTGCTGTGTCACAATATAACAGTTCAAATTTTACTGATAACAACTGGTGCATATGGTACGCTCTTGTTAGCAGCTTAAATTAAAGTAATAAGTATATGATACTACAAGTATGGAAGAAATTATGTATTTTGTCGGTGGCTTTTTGATTGGATATTCCATTTGGCAAGGAGTTAAATATTTTTATGATTTTCCACTCTAACTCGTATAGGATTATTTCTTTATTGTTATATATAAATATGAGCAATGATTGTTATGTTTTTCGAATTTTATTTGAACAGCTTGCTACAATTTTAACAACAAAAACAGATATCCGGAAAAAAATTATTGAACGTAATATAACAAATACCAATACGAGTGTCATAAAGGATTATTTATTAATTACTGCCGAATTACCCATAACTAAACTAATAGATAATATAGATAAATTGATGCTTAAAATTATAAAAGATCCTAAACCTATCGTGATTGTTACATTGGAAAATATAGAACCAGAAAATGTTAAAACAGGAGAGGGTCATTTTGTTATGCTTATTTTTAATAAATTACAAAAAACTGTATCTATTCTTGATTCTGGAACAGATAAACTAAGTACAACATATTCTATTGATATTTCTAAAAATTTAATCCCAAGAGTTTTAAAAAATTATGGTTATACATTAAGAAACGAATATGTTCCAAAAAACAGTTGCCAGATTAACTTTAGTACAATGGGGACTGCTCTGCATGTAGACAATTATTGCCAAACTTGGTCAATTTTATTGGCAATTGAATATATTAATAAAGGTGATTTAAAAACATTTACTTTTCCAAAATCAGATAAACATTTATATGACTCGTTAATGAAGAATGATACAAAGGATAGGAGTTACTACATGGATAAAAAACGTTTAAAGATTTTGCTTGAATTAGTACGAAAGTATATTTTATCACAATCCGCATTATTTATGGATCTATTAAAGTCTCAATTTAGAAGAGCATTAAAGAAACGTAATATATCACAAGATGATGTTGAAAAATATGTTACAAATATTAAAGATATTTTATATACAGATGATTCATGCATAGAAGATATATTCCAAGATGATGAATAGATTTTATTTAAAAGAAATAGTAATTAGAGTTGACGTACCAATAATTGATAGCCAGTACACAACATCAGAATAAGACCATTGATATCCACTATCCCAATCTCCAAGAACGTACTTTACGATTAATGCAGTTATCACTGGAATAATATATACTGAACTAAAATTAGATTTGTTTGGTATTTGTAATAAAATATACGTAATTATCACAGTAAGTAAAATAGTAGTTAATATTTGTTGTAGCATTCTTTAGTATTATACAACAATTAAACATTATTTAAAATATAAACGAACTTGAAACGAAACATTAGGTATATCATAATTTTACCAAATCAAGTTCATAAATCATCTGACAAGAAATTTATCTTTGATTGTCCATGTGGTCATGAAATTATTAAAACACCAAGATGTGTTACAAAAGGTATTTGGTGCTCATATTGTTGTACTCCTACACAAACTTTATGCGAAGATGTTAAATGTAATCACTGTTTTGAACGGTCATTTGCATCATCAGTATTGGCAGAGCAGTGTATCAGCGATATTAATTTGCGAATGATTACAAAAAATACACAAAAATTAAGATTATCATTTAAATGTAAAAATTGTAGTCATATTTTTACTAAAAAGGGAAATAATAATAGCGGATGTCCATATTGTAGTAATTTAATTATATGTAACGACAATAAATGCATTCTGTGTTATAATAAATCATTTGCGTCACATCCTATGAGCAAATGTTGGTCTTCAAAAAATGTTAAACAACCTAGAGAATATGGTATCATGGCGAATCAATACGCAATATTCGAATGTAATAAATGTTTTCATGAATTTGGAAGTAATATAGGTAATATTACCAATTTGGGAAGAGGGTGTCCGTATTGTAGTAATACACGGTTGTGTACTAATGTTGAGTGTACATATTGTTTTAATCGTTCGTTTGCATCAAAAGAATATAGCATTCACTGGGATTATTCTAAAAATAATGGGATAAAACCACGAGATGTATTTAAAAGTTCTGGAAAGAAATATCATTTCACATGTCCCGATTGTAAATCTAATTTTATATCTGGATTAAATTTTGATAGTTGGTGTGGAAAATGTCAACACGTAAATTACTTGAATGGTTTGAAATAAAATACCCAGATTTAATAATAGAACGCCAGAAAAAATTTGAGTGGTGTAAAATAGTACGTAAATGTTCGTTTGATATTGTAATTGAATCAATGAAAATAATTATTGAAATTGACGGAAGGCAACATAAACAACAAGTTCATAATTGGGAATCGCCAGAAATAATTCAGGTTAGGGATAAATTCAAAGAAGAACGAGCTAAAGAAAATGGATATAACGTAAAACGTATTTTACAAGAAGATATATGGTATAATAGAAATAATTGGGAAGAACAAATGATTAGAATTTTAGAGAAGAACGAAGCATGCTCCTAAGCCATGCACCCTCCTTGATAGGAGGATATTTTTCTTCACAGCCTTCTGTATAAAACTGTGGAAGTACTTGCATTACTTTGTCCGAATTGATATGTGAAAAAAATGTACTTGAAATACGAGTGGTACTACGTCCTTCATGGAGTGCTTTATAATATTGTTTCTCCGTTTCCTCTGTAATGATTACTTCATGAAATCCACCAAGAATATAACCATTGGTAATATATTGAAGCTGACGTCCCGCTTGAATAAGAATACAATTTTCAGGAACTTTTATAGCAATTTTTGTACCATCGCGCGTCCAAATATTTAAGCCCGTAAAACGCCCTCTCCCATGAAAAGTTTGGTAGGAAATATCGTTGTGTATGCCCGCCACTATTTTGTTTTCAGTGCCAATAATGTTTTCCAGGGGCATAATCGTGGGTGCGATAAGATGATTACCCCCATTTACAAGTTCATTAAGATCTGTACCAATCTCCAAGGAAAGTTTTTCGTTCACTTTAAATAGTACATCCATAAATACATCACCAAGGTCATTAAATCGTTCCGACCATTCAGGAAATTCATCAGGGATAACATTTTGACCGGTGACATCAGTAAATTCCGTATTTTCTTCCACTGGTGTCGTGCGATGAAACCACCGCATCTTTGGGTCTCGTGCCTTTGGTTTAATCGCCCCAAGAGTAATAGCTACATCACAATTATCGCGTGGCATTTCCGTAAAGGAAGGGGTAAGACCAACTTGATAATGAGCTTCCTTGTGGACATGCTTCATCCGAGTTTCTTCCGGGAGCTTGCTGTATCGCTCCATTAGGTCAATGAAATCACTATTTACTTTTGTAGTTTTATCAGATACCTTTACAATAAGGATACCCGTTTCATGAAAACTCTTGAGAATGCTACCGTATGTGTAATTGTCTAGGTCAATCGTAGGGATATTTTCCATTACGTAATATATTTATATACATTTTCATTTTCAGCAAAAGTTGCTACTTTACTACTTTACTACTCCAATTGATACATAATATGGTCGTCATCTGTGAGCTGCAATTCTTTCATTTGTTCTTCCAATTGATACATAATATGGTCGTCATCTGTGAGCTGCAATTCTTTCATTTGTTCTTCCAATTGATACATAATATGGTCGTCATCTTGATAGTCGTCGTCTTGATAGTCGTCATCAACGTCTCCGATTGTATTTTCACTTGTATTTTCACTTGTATTTTCAAGATGTATGTAATCACTATGCGAATCGTTGTCATGACCAATAACATACACAGTACCATCTGTCATTTTAAATATGGTTTCCAGAACACCATTTCCGAGTCTCTTTATAGTTACTACTCGGATTGTCTTGCCTTGCATTTCTGCCCGTAGTTCTTTATTTTTCTTGTGCTGACAATTGCACCAGTATGAACCTTTACTCTCCAGGCCGCATGTATCACATGTATAGTAAGTGCCCATTATTTAGTTGTTATTACTTGTTATTACTTGTTATTACTTGTAATGCCTTTCATTTTTAACGAAAATTCAGGGACGTAGTTTATACTATCAATGTTTTGGTTCATTTACCTTACTGAAGACCATGTAGAATAGAAAAAATACGATATTCGCCAATTGGCATACGAAAATGCTGGCCTGTCCGCTGCATTGTGAAACTAACTTCGGAAACATGACCGTCTATGATGTGATACAATAAATCTTTAATCAAATTTTCACGGGCATCTCGTTGATAAATTGCGCGGTTGATAATAGGATGTGGCGGCAAAGACTGTCGGCAAACAGGGCATTTATTATATTGTGGGCTAGTCTGAATCATGTCTACGACACATTGTAGGTGCATAGGAATTTTGCACGTTGCACAATGAATTGGCGCACTACAGATATCCATACAAATACAACACTCATGGTGATTTTTAACGTCAATGTTAGCTTTTCGTGCAAGATTGTCTAGCTTAAGTACATCACGATTTTGATTGCGGCGTTGAATCATCCATTTGGCAAAATTCATTGTTGTGTTAGTGTTAGGGTTAGGGTTAGTACACTTCCTATTCTTTTCATTTTTAACGTAATTCTTATGAACTACTTCTTAATAAAATTAGTCGGTGTAATGTTTGTTATAATCATTTACTTTAACAAATGTCTTGGTTTGTAAATTTTTAAAAAATAAATTATTTTGCAAATGAATACTTTTATATTTTGGAATACGTCTTGGAATTTCATGGGTAGTATTCTTAGTTTCATCAAAACGCAAAACTTTTAACATATTATTTGTTGTACCTTTCATTTTTAACGTAATTTCTTATGAAATTACGTTACAACTATAGTATATCTATTTTTAAAAATCACTATAGTATTCCATAAAAGATTCCTTTTCTCCTTCCTCATAACCATATTCGCTATAGTTATCGGTATATTCATGACTTTCGTGTTCACAAGTGTCGTCACAATTGCAATGACACTCTTCTACGTCTTCACAATTACTACACTCCGATACATTATCTGATTCATCGTCATTGCTACTAGAATCCTCCATACATGTATCGCAACCGCAATTATTATGCTCTTCTTCGCCGTCACTCTCTTCTTCAGTGTAATATTCATCGTCGCTTATACGAATATCTGTAAATTCTGCGATACAATCATGACAAATTTTACAAATGGCACCAATTCCCTCCATGTGACTATCTATGAAAATTGGGTAAATCGTACAAAGAGAGCACTTGTTGTTAGTAGTCAGAGTATTAGTATTAGCCATCATTGTTATTTGTTAGATATTGTTATAATCTTTCATTTTTGACGTAATTTCATTCAGAATTTTTTTTATAAATATAAATTAATATCATGAAACTTCAGGAAATGCTTTCGGAAAAATATCGCTCGGATCTACGTAAATTTTCTCGCGAATCTTATTTTGAAGAAAATGTTGAAATATACATACTTCTTGAAGATCCGGATATATCTATTGTTACGCTGAATCATATGATTAAGGATAAAGATATTAATTGTAGTATGAAATCAATTACAAAGGACACGCGCGCTCAATTAAAGAAGGAAATTGAGGAGAATCTAAGTTCACAAATTGGTCCGTTTGAAGAATATCTTAAAAAGAAAAATACGCATTGTAAATTGCCCATAACACCCCCGGCATCTCCGCGGAGTACTTCACAAAAGGGCGGTGCCATTCATAAAAAAATTACCAAAATCATTAAACGTATCAACAAAATTATCAATGAATAATCTAAACGTACCTTATGGTACAAGAAAATACACTTAATTTATTCGGCAATATGCCATAGAGAACTATCCTTTTTATTCAGATAAATGATAGTTTCCTTACCAGTACGAGTATTATGACGAATAATATACTTGTTTATTTTTTTATGACCATGACACTTGTATATCCTCATTCTCTCTGCAATTACGGCATCAAAATGTTCACCCCATATACTTTTCCATTGATTGTAGCGTTCGCAGAGGCATGCGTTAATTTCGCTTGAATTATCAGTAGAACTCATTGTTAAGTTAGTTATGGTATATTTCATCATAGTTTCATTTTTAACGAAATTCTTCTAACAATGTATATAATGGTTTATCAAGGATTTAATTGATTTAATTAATATTTGCTATAGTGTAATAATGACGAGCGTAGCCGAATGGAGAATTTTCTGTACCACAGAGGAACAGTGGGTAACTAGTTGGGGAATATCTGCACCCACACAATGTAATAATAATACAACACATACCGTAAACCTACAAAGCGTACAACAACTACAAACAATTAATGAAAATAATGTATCTATTAATAATCTAGTTCACGATACGATTGATACACAACTTGTAACAGAACATACTCCCATTATAGATTTAAAAAGTTTCAATGGTTTTAATAAAACAAGTAAATATAGCGTTTCGGGAGCAGCTACAATTACAGCATTGCCAGAGGAAACATCAGAGTTTCAAATGACCATTAATAATCCATCCGATACAGCAAATATACGTTCTGCAAAACGGGGATACTACATTGCAGGGTTAGTTTCTGAATGTGGTATTGCGCTTCGTATTCCAGTTCCTTTAGATACTACACAAGTTTTAAAATATGGTTATTTTGATGATAATAATGGATATTATTTTAAAATAACTGATAATAATACATTATCACTTTGTATCAAATATAATAATGTAGTAACTGAAATATCTCGTACAAATTTTAATAAAAATAAATTAGATGGTACTGAATCTCATGGAATAACCCTTGATTTTGCCAAGGGTAATATTTTTCGTATAGATTTTACGTGGTATGGATATGGTATTGTTGTTTTTGGTTCAGTTCAGTCGAATTCATTAAATGAACAAAAATTTTATCCATTGCATGTTTATAATACAAATACACATACATCATGTGGTAATCCATCGTTACCAATTACAGTGTCTTTAGAATCAAACATGTCATCGGTACAAACAAGTGTGTTTGTTGCGGGAAGACAATATTCTATTTTAGGCAAATTAATTGAAAATTCTAAACGGAATATGTATTTTATAAATAATGCGTCTACCACAACAGGAAATAGTAAACCACTATTTAGTATTAAAAATAAAGATAAATATAAAACATGCTCTGTTTCATTTAAAAATATTCGTGGTATAGCAGATACGAATACAAGAATAACATTTTTAGAAAATGCTTCATTAAATACAATATCTTATCAGGAGAATCCATATGTTGATGAGTCAGCAGTTACGATTGATACATCTGCAAGTATTATTACAAATGGATATGCATATAAAAGTTTTCTTGTTCTTGCAAATGTGCCCTTTGATATTTCATTACAAACAGTAGACCTTTTTGAAGACTCTACGATGACACTTGTACATCAACCGCTAACAGCTAACGGGTCTATCTCATTACAGTTAGATTGGGACGAAAGATGGTAATTAAATGAGATAGGCTCGGTCACGATAACTATCTTTCTTACCAGCGACGAGTAATGTCAGTTGTTTAATAATCTTTCGTGGGATTTCCTTTTGTCCCTTGATAGCTTTAATATTCCGTTTAATGACACTAGCAGGTTCGCCTGTAATTGTGGATAAGGTATCTGCAAGTTCTTGTGTATTATCATATTTAGTATAGTTTGTGAAATGATCATATGCATTTTTGGCAAATTCTTGGTTCATTTCACGACGTAAATCACGAACTTCATTAGGGTCTGTACTTGCCTTTGCCATGGTTTCAAGTTCACTTGCGCTGAATATCTTATTTAATAATGAATCTGTCAAGTTGGGGAATTGTAATTTGGTCTGTTTAATGTAGTCGGGATCATATAAAACTACTGGTACTGTAGATACTGTGAAATTGTCATTAATGTGATCTACCTCTGCAATTGTAAGCATATCAAATGGTGTTTGATTATTATTGTAACTAGAGTACATTCGCCGAACATCTTCGCGATACTGCTGAACACGCATAATAATGTGTTTGCATGTTTCGTAAGAGACATCTGTTAGTTGACGAAGTGTGTCAATACTATTTGTAAGATCTTCAAGTGTAGCCTTTGTAGATAATGTATGATCATCGCGCAATTTATTAGATACACTATTGATTGAGTGTGTCTTTACAACTTTTCGTACAAAATCACTTACATTTTTGGCATGAATAGCTACCCGGGATGTTGTAAAGTTTTTAGAATCTTCTTCTACCGTTTCCGCTGACCGGTTACAGAAGATACAAAGTCCATTTTCAACATTGTAGGAGTGTGCAGAGCCAATGTGTGAATCGCAATATTCACGATACAATAAGTGTTGATTTACGTAATTATCAAGTTCGGCCGGGGAAACAATAAGCGAAGATGATGTGGTAAGTGGTTCATGAACAAGATACATTGTATTTCCATTTTTAACTAATGTATGATTTTTTACAAGTTTGTCTATATGAACCAAATATTTCATATGTATAGTTTGTTCTATCGCACTTTGTGCCTGTTTAATCTCAAGATGTTCTGATTTAATATGGTCCAGTACGTTTGCACCACGATAGTCGCAATAGGAACATTGGTTATCACGAGGTGGTATAATTTTAAATCCGCTACGCAGAGTGGTATCACTTAGATATGCATTGTCATGTGCTTGATAAATGTGTGTTTTAATAGTGGATACACGATCACTTGTAAAATTGCAATAAGGGCATAAATACATGGGCGTTTCCGTAATATCACTTTGAATATTCTTGTACGTTTTTAATAAATCATTGTATTCTGCAAGTAACGTAGTACCAAGGGATTCGTAAAACATTTTCATGACGGTACTTGTATGCTGCTTAACAAGTTTGTTTTTAAATAATTGTTCGATTATGAAAAGGCGTGTAGATGTTATACCAGTATTCATGAAAATACTAACTGCCTTTGCAATTTTAATAGGCGAGTGAATTTTACCAGTGGAACTTTCTACTGTCAATACATTGTTATAAATATTGACACTTGTATTTTCTCCAGAAAGTATGGCAGTGGTGTCTACGGACAATAACTTGAATAATGATAGTATTTGAATGGCGTGTTGGACCATTTCAATCTGACGATTTAGATATCCAGACATTTGTGTTTTAATACGGAAGTTACTATTTTTATATTGTTCCAAGAAGCTTTCCTTTTCAATAAGTACTGGGACGCCAGTGGCAATAAGTTCAAGGGGACCCCGCGATGGCTTGTTAATCTTTTGTAATGCAGACGTATAGGCTTTTAGATACATTGGATAAATATCTTCGGTTGTATCCACTTTAATAGTACTAGTCTTCTTTTGGGCCTTGCGTGTTTTTGCTACCACTGCCAGTAATTGCTCAACCTCCTGGCGCGTAGAGTGTACATCAAACCCAAATGTATTGGGCATATCATACACATTCTTCTCTGTAACAACCGAGTCATCACTTGAAAAATAGTTAGACCCCACTTGATCAGCAATTAACTTGATGGCAAAATTATAAATAGTGCGAATATAATTTAATTCTGCTGGTAGTGTATACACACTCGTAGGAACAATTTGTTTCATAGATGGAATAGCAACAAACCCCTTCTGGAAATCCAGTGGTTCCGTAGATGTGTCTTTGCCAATTAATAATAGTACCATCATTTTGATCGTATCATAAAGAATTTGTGTCTGTAAACTGATGCCCCGTACATTTTGTGTAGTTTGTTTTTCCATCTTTTTTGCCATATTTTTAAAAGAGTATTTGCTTGAAATAATACTTTGAATAGTTTGGATACTCGTTTGTTTCTCTCGTTCGGAAATAGTGCTTCGTACATCAGCATCTAGCTCATTTACTTGTGCTACTACTCGTAATTTATAATATTTGATAACACTATCCAATGTTTTTTCAATGAATATAGTGTGTTCCTCTGTCTCAGCCTCTGCAGACTGAACTTGTAGTACTCCAGATATTTGATTATGAAGAGCTTGTTCCGTATAGTCATCAAATGTTTCTACTGTGCTTATAATTGAATCTAATTTTTCTCCACAGTATTTGCATACAATAGCTTCGGGGGTAACAATATGACACTCTGCAAGCTCATTTTGTAGTGCAGATATTTCGGGAGTATCCCCATCTGTAAAATCTTGTAAGTCTGCAATTTCTTTTGTAAGAACGGTGTGTTTACAGGGCTCCACTGGTGCACGTGGATAATCAACCCTTGGTTCAAGAATACGAGCAAATGCGGTTATCACTGGTTTTTTGTATTGTTCAACTGTATCTTGATATTTTTCAGTGGCATCCCGTGTTAATTCAATTAAACCACTTCGTGGATTAAAACCCATAAGACCCATACTAATCATTTTGTATACAAATGTAACATGCGCCTTGAAAAATGTACCCTTATCCGTTAATGACTTGTACCATTCTTCAAGTGAATCCATCGTAGCTTCATGTAAATCTTTAGTATACCGGGGCGTATATGTATCGGCATATCCAATGAAAAATCCAGTGAAGAATGCAATGAATAATGGCACATATGATTTGGTACTAAAGTTTTTATATACAGATAATGGAATTGCAGGTCCACGAGAATTATGTAGGGCTTCAAGTGCTTTGTATACTGCCTGATTATAATTTCCCTTGCGATTTTTAATAGACATTAAAATAGATTCTGGATTTTCAGGAACTGTTACCTGTGTTAATAGAAAATCTGTAATATTAAATTGCAACTGTGGAAGTTTGTTCTTTGGAGAAGCCTGCACCTGAATTTCTTCTTGTTCTTCTACTACCACATTAAGCTGTGCCAATATACGTTCTACTTCCTTTTCTATTGCTGTTTTGCCCTTGGGTACATTTTCTGGTACTGTCTGTACAATACGTTCAAGTAATGTTGCTTTAACAGCATCTAGTGAGATACGCATTTTACGTTCCAGGTTGACAAGATGGTTCATGTGAGCGACCATAATTGGGCCATTTGTCTCTGGATACGTTGTATTTTGTAAAAGCGTTTTTGTGAGTAAAACGTAGCCATGAGTATATGCCGGTTCAAATGTATCGCGCATTTGGATAAGTAGCTCACCAATCATTTCACAAACAAATACGCGTTTTCCATTTCCAAGAGTAATGATTTCAACTGACTCGGCTACGCTCTTTTGGCGACGATACAATAACTTTTCAACAAATGACTTGCACTGGTTATCAATAACACTATAGAAACTTTCCTGTACTTTTTTCCAATCTGCGGATGCATAACGAGTATCTGTAGCTCCACGTTTCTTATTAGACTCTGGGCTGTATTTAACACCCGACATTTGACTGATACGAACCTTTAATTCTGCCAGAAACAAAAATAGTTTTTGAATGGAATCAATTTGTAATTCACAATTTTCACCCGAAGAAACCTTTAGCTGATCACCAAGGAACAACTGGCGTGGTAATTGTTCGTAAACAACCTCTGAAGATACGGATGTTTTAATACTTTCACGGGACAACACTTTTAAAATAATATGTGCCAATAGTTCCTTAAGATTATCTTGTGCTTGAGTAGATGTATTGGGCAATGCATATCGTACAATTTTTGCAAGTACATTTAGGACTGCATTCTGAATATGAGTATCAGCTGCAATAGATGTTAACTTGTCCTGTAATATCCTATATTCTACAATACGATCAATCATTTTAGATATAGCAGATGATAATTTTGACATTTCGGGTACTTCAATTTTTTTAGCACGGTACAGTGTTTCTCGTGCCAGTAAAATAGTTAGAACGTTATCACTTAGCACCTGGTCTGATGCATTTTTAAAAGGTGTAATAAATGTACTTGTAAAATCGCGTTCAAAAACTAGGTATCCACTAGGGTCTTCTAGAAATAATACAGTGCCCTTTGAAGGTTCCGCCGTGGTAGCGTATTCTTCCGATGTAAGAACGGCGTCAAGTTTTTTTACTTTTCGTTTTGCTGTAAAACTAGACATTACTATATGATTGTAAATTAATTTCTACATTTAATATAATGACTGTTTATTTTGCCGACTCGTGTATTGTCGGAACCAATATTAAAGTAATTGCAACACCCACGCAAACAGGTACTGTTGTGCGCAAGAATATTCTTGGAATTGCTAGTTCAATTGTAGTACGTTTCAATGCAGGGCCACTGTATTCATCGGGTTATACAAAATTGTATTTTTGTGACTATACAAACCAATTTCAACTGGCATAAACAAAAGTACGCCAAAAATGAATTTTTAAGTAGAGTATCATAACTAAGTATCATAACTAAGATGTCTGGTGCTCTTACTATCCTGCTGAAAATTAACAAGGATGTTTCCACAATGAATACCTTATTGTCAAAGCATCGTCCCGAGCGATTTAATCCTGCCATTTATACCATGGCAGAAGCTAATTACACCCGTGCAAGGGAAGCACTAACATTGTCTAGTGTTATCAATCCAGTTTTCAATTCCATCAAGATGAATGTACAGGCAATCAATGCATTGACCACTGCGCAGAAAAATAGTATTGAGGCACGGCATCAGAATAAAAAGATGTCGGAACATATGGATGAATATACACGCGAATATAATAGGAAAGTAGCCATGGATGAACAATTGAAATCTCAGCGAATTGCAGCACACCTTGTGGGAAATGTTTCTGGTAAATAAATTCTTGTGTGAAAGTAATAACAGTGGTATGAATAATAATCTAATTTATTTTTATTTAATTTTTGGCGTCATTATGATTGTACTTGTTGATGACCAGTTTAATATGGTGGAATTTAAAAAAGGTAAGTATATACGTTTAGCACTTGAAATGTTTGCCGTTGCTTATTTTGTTGACCCGCTTAAGGGGTTCTTTACAGCTCAAACCGCCGGGGGTGCATCGGTGGCTGCGGTTCAAACGTTTGCCACTGGCATAAGCCCATTTTAAATTTTACCAAAAATGAAAAATAGAGTATGTACATAACAATGACTGATATAGACGGTCATTTGCGAAACTTTTACACCAAGTATCTGTACGATGCCGCTGAATTTTGTAATAAAAGCACCATGAATAGTCGTCATGGTGCTATTCTTTTAAATGTAAATAGTATCGTGGGTAGTAGTTATAATTCTTTTCCAAACGGCCATGCAGAAACAAATGCACTAAATCGCTATTCTATGAAAAGGACGGACAATAAAGTTCGTAAATTGAAAAATCTTTGTGTAGTTGTCGTGCGAACAAAACGTAATGGACATTTTGGTAATTCACGTCCATGCAACATGTGTATTGATATGATGATTAAGATGGGTATTAAACGAGTCGTTTATAGTACCGGAGATGAACGAATATTTGCAGTGGAAAATCCACGAAAAATGGAACGGAAACATATATCCAGTGGTAATTTGTACAAGTTTTATGACCCAATTATGGGTAGTAAACGATACAATGGAGATAACATTCCTAAAACTAGTTCAAGAACCAAAGACCAACCCCTGCAAACTGAACACTGGATCCCACATTTATGATATTTATTCTGTCATATACATTACTTAGTGTTATACTTGTTCTATTATTATCAAATACGTCTGAATTTACACAATTAATAATTACGTTATTTGTAGAAGTATCCTTTTTGATAATAGTATATCCAATACCTGCATTTCCGGCGGAATCAATTCCTGATGGTAATGTAATTGTAATTGTACCTGATGTTGCATTACACATGATTACATTGTGTGTATTATCAAGCGTAACACTACTTGTTACTGTAACTACAGAACGTTGGATTGCACCTGATACTTTAAGTTTCCCACTGGCATTAATATTTGCCACTTGAATACTAGCATCAGTATAACCCGCCCCTGCAAATGGAATCTGTGTAGTACCTGGTTCTACCTGTAGCCCATTGAAAAAGTTATAAACACCCGTAGATGCACTGCGATACACGCCTGTGTATTTTGTAGTACTGCTTTCAAGATACTGACCATAAATACCAATATCATTTACGTTTGTTGCATTGCCATCTGCCAATTTAATAAGAGAATCTTCCACTGTAATAGAAACCGTATTTAAATTAATATTAGGACCATTGACAATCAACGAACCATTAACAATTAAATCGGATGAAATATAGGCTCCGCCCACAACATGCAGTGGATAACTTGGACTGGTTGTATTAACACCCAGGTATCCGGCACTGGAAACTGTAAGTACAGGTGTATCTGCAATGCACATCTTGATACTCTTTGAATTTGCAGCATTTAGATAGGTGTCTCCTGCATTATGTTGTTTTAGTGCATATGCATTACTCGTAGCCTTTAATGTGTCGTGTGTAATGGCAGCATAACTGTTACCACCAGACCATACGCCCAATTTCATGTTACCCACATTCGCACCGTCTCCAGCCGTTGTTCCAGACACTGTCAATAACTCATCTGGCGTCGCCGTGTTGATACCAACCTTGCTATTATTTTGAACTGTAAAGGGTGTTCCAGAATTATTTTGAACAATCAGTGCATACGAACTACTTGTTAACGAACCTGTATTAATATTTAAACCTTCGCCGGTATTTTTACCAAGGAAAATAGTTGATTGACTGTTTGTAATTTTTGTAGACCATGAGCTTGATGTTGTAGATACTGTTAGTGGATAATCTGGAACCGCAGAACCTACGCCAATATAACCAGCGTTATTCACAACTAGATTGGTATACGTATCCGCAGCGTTTCGTAAATGTAGCGAGGCAGCTGCCTTTGTATATGTATAAGATCCAGTACTGACAAACGCAACAGAAACGGCCAGTATCGTATTGCTTGTAATGGAACTAACCATGCGCGTTTCCCCATTGATGATAATACTGTCACCTACTTTAAAGGTTGTTGTGAATGCCGAACCAGAACCAGTTACGGTAGTTCCTGACGGCGAAACAACACCAGAAAGATTTCCTGTGGTGGCATCTGTTGTACTATAAATACCACCAACAATATCAAGTGTAGCAACTGGTGATGGTACTTTAATACCAATACGATCATTGATAGTATCCGTGTAAATTTGTGTTCCCAGACGAGCATTTCCATTGACATCAAGATAATAACTTGGGATAGCTGTATTTATACCGACGTAACCACTAGAGGTCATTAGTGACAATTGATTTGTATTGAAATACAAATTAGAATTATAAGACATTGTGTTGACACGAATATCATTTGCTTCAAAATTACCCAGCGTATAACCGGTCGCTCCATGATTAATCGTACTGGTTGGTTCTACTTGAAGGCCATAAAATACACTGAATCGTCCAGAATCACTGGCATTACGATAAACTCCGGCAAACTTGCTAACGCCCAATTCATAATACATACCATAGATACCAAAATCTATCGTGTCTGCAATATTATTAGCGGCCAAACGAACTAAATTATCAGAAATATCAAAAGTACTAGTAGACAATTGAAATTGTGACCCCGTTACAATGAGATTGCCATTTACAGTCAGATTGTCTTCAAATTGACCCTTACCAAATACGTGGAGGTCAGCAACTGGTGTTGTTGTATTGATACCTACACGTCTATTTGCACGACCCACAAACAAACCTCCACTATTAATATTTATAGTTGGGGATGAAACTGTCATTGCGTCACTTGTAATGTTGGTTAGACCAGAAATACCCACTGTAGAATTGGCAATGACAATACCCGTATTGGACGTCGTATCCATAATAGAAATGCCCGTGATACCATTGTTGTGTATTGTGTCTGTTTTAAATACGCTACCCGTAACTTGTGTTGTTGTATTTTGCAACACGACATTACTTAGGGTCTTGTTTGTAAGTACATCTGATGTATTGCGTGTAATAAGTGTGTCTGTGATATCAGGGAATGATAGAGTTCTGTTTGCCGTTTGTGAGAATGCAACAATAGTCTTTGTACTATTTGTACTACCAGATACTGCAATTTGTACTTGTTTTGAACCACTGCTACTTGCAAAGATTGTTGTTTGATCATCAAGCGTTTTATTGGTAAGAGTATCTATTGTTGTTTTGGCGATGAGTGTATCCGAGATGTCTGGTAGTGTAATTGTTCGGTTCGTCGTTTGCGAAGATACAACGGTTGTAGTTGTATTTGGCGATGCACTATTTAATGATACAGACAGTATCTTTGTGGTATCGGTTGCACTAACAAATTGTGATGTGGTGTCTGATAATGATTTATTGGTTAGTATATCCGTTGTTGCTTTACCAACAAGTGTATCGCTGGTGGCTGGTAATGTAAATGTATTTCCCGATTGTTTAATAGTTCCAGACAAGTACATATTTCCCTGAATGTGTACCTTTTCGGATGGCGTAGTTGTACCAATGCCAATGTACCCCCCAGCAGAACTCTGTAAAATAAGTGGATCAGACTGCGTGGTATGAATATGAGCATAAGGGGAACTAGAGTCGTATTTCCATTGGACATCGAGATAATGACTTGTCGCCTGACCTATTTTTACTCCAGTATCTGCAGAAGAATGATTTAGTGTAAGGCCGTTGTGAGCATCTAGATTGTCATTTAACACAATTCCTGCATTTGGTACGAGTTGATTAATACCTATAAGACCAGACTGTTTAATGATTAATTGTTTAATAGTTGTATCTACTGGTGTTTGAATAACCAAGTTTCCGTCATGTGTACCAAGAAGACTGGACGAATTTAAAATAATGTTAGATGTAGTTCCAGACTGAATATTCATTGTGCTTGCCGTTCCGGATTGTACGGTTATTGTAGCATTCGCTGTAGTGGTTGTACCCACAGACAACAATGATACAGGACTACTTGTACCTATTCCCACAAACTTGGTAGTTCCATCTATGTGTAAAATGTCACTACCCGAACCATTTGAAATAATTGTAGAAGAATTTATGCCTGGTGTAATCGTAATCTTTGGTAGTGTTGTGTCGGTAATAATAAGACCAGTCACTGAGTGTCTAGTAAATGTTGTGTCATCTAAGCGAAATACCGTGGTTGTAGGTGTATCTCTGATGTGTAATTTTGCTAGAGGAGAAGTAATGCCCATGCCAATAGCACCGCCACTGACATTCATTAAAATGAACCCATCATTCGCAGTGTGTGATGTACCCATGAGAACTAGATGTTCGCCAGAGTAAATGCCACCTGCGATTGTTTGACCAGTCTCTCGTCCGTATACTGTTGGATATTGTGTATGTACATCAACTGTTAGGTCCACAAGATTAGTATGACTAATTGTTTTCCCAAATAATAACCATTGTAAATTTGTATAAATATATTGGCGTTCAACGTCTTCTACAAGAGCAGCATAACCCTGGTTGGGAACGATATATTCCCAGCCAGATACACCCATGTAATTTGCAATTTGATCATCAAACCCAGCCCATTCACCAGTAGCGCCGATTGGAATAATATAACGGTCACCCAGTACCGGAACGGCTGGGCGATCATAAACACGATTTGAAATGACGGATGCTTGCCAATCTAACCCATTAATCATGTTATCTACATACAGCTTTGTTGCAACATCATTGTAATCTACAGGAAGTGGTAAATTAATAATTTTTCCAGAGCCTAATGCATTCATTGAACCTGACAATACTGGAGATATCATTGTCTTGTTATGGAGTGATTGGGATGCAGTAGCACCAACAAGAACATCTGTATTTTGTGGAAATGAATACGCATAATCTGATTGTTTTAACGTACCATCCAACCGGATAGATCCAAGTGTATGAATACTTTCTGCTCCAGACACTGAAAAATATACTACGTTATTCATATGAATACGATCAGGGAACAAGATACCCGTGTCACGTGTTTCAAATTTAATATTTCCGCTCGTGTCAATTGTTTCGCTAGGATTCGTTACACCAAGACCTAAATTACGCGAATGAAGAGATACCCCATTATTGTCATTATTATTAAAACGATAATCTTCATCTAATTGCCACGCAACCGTACCAATATTGTCGGCACATTTCAACGAATATCCAAGTACTGGATTTGCATTAAAAATAATTGCAGAAGTACCAATTGCACCACCCCCTTGTATGGTGAGATTTCCCGACATTTGAAGGTCCTGTGATAAATACATACCACCCTTTACGATAAGAGACCCGGCATCTCCATTTTCAGATGCTGCGACATTTCCAATGATTCGTACAGTACTAAAAGACGTATCAACGATGGTTCCGCCAGATGCCATCTGTGTTTATTATTAAGTAATAAAAAAACTAAAATTACGTAAAAAATGAAATTGAGTATTGATAAAGAATAGTTAAAATGACAATTATACACGTGTTAATTCTAGAGAATCTACGAAAAGAACTACGAGAAATGATATTTAATTTGGAAGAAAACATAGAATATAGCGAAGAAGAATTACATCGTATTTTAATCCTAAAACGCCAAACTGCTTATAATTTATTTTGCAAAACAATTTATAAGGACAATAATAATAAGGGGAAAGTTCTATCTGAAATTTCTAAACAATGTTCTGATAAATGGAAAGCTTTAACACCAGAGGAACGCAATGTTTACAGGTAATTATTGTGTAATCGTATTTAATAGATATCATTATAATTACGTAATGGATAGATCAAGCATCTTGTTGGAAAAACTTCATGAGTTTTATGATGTAGAGGAAAATTACACGCAAATGGTGAATATCATTGAAAAGAACAAGGTATCATTACGTATTATTGAATGGTACATTACAATTTATGCAAAGAATTACAATATTCAATTGCACTGTGATTATAAAAATAAACTAAAGGGATTACAGAAAAGTAACTTTGATCCATATTGTCGTAAATATAAGATAGTTCAAAATGAAAAGCATAATATTGCATTTGATTTTCAAACAGCACATGGTACTTGTTATACCACTGTAGCACAATTGAACTTTTGTAAATGGCTCATTGAAAACAAAATCATTGATTATATTTATAATGATTATTCTGCATTATACAAAGAATTTAAAGAATATGAGACAAAAGATAAAGTCAAAGTAACGTAGTTAGATACCAGAGGACAATGCCTCTGCCAGCATTAATGTTTTTGCGGTTTCGATGCACTTATCATCACGCAAGGATAACATCAATACAAATTTGTAGGATACATTGGGATTCAAATAAGAAAAAATACCAAATTGTTCATTGGGCTGATACTTGTAAAAACATTTTGATGTATTGTAATCAGCCTGTACAACGTCTTGTGTAATTTGTGTCACCTTGATAAGTGATGGTTCTTGTATTTTTTTACCAATTAAATTTTGAAGATAATATTTAAGATGATTAATTGTTTCTGTAATATAAAAACTCTCTCCCATAATGGACCACAGAATATCTACGATTTGGCCTTCTAATTGTTTTGATGTATCAAATATATACCCCATACTTTGTAAAAACAAAGCATATAATGTAACAAATGCGGAATTAGTTTTCTGGTTTTGTTTAATTGCAATAGCAACGCGCATTTTGTCTGTCAATTTTGTATCCATACGTTCTACAATAATATCATAATACTCTGGGTTTATACTATCAGGGACAATAAATAATGCCTTCGTATCTAAACTGTCCTTAATAATATCAATCCATTCCTTTTTCCAAAATTTTGTTGTTATCTTGGTAGAAGTACCTCCAGTAACCTTTGAAATAAATTGATAAAAGGTGTCCTTTGTAAATGTAGCAAACTTGGAAAATCGTACGTGTACCATTCGTTTAGACATATCAATTGCATCTTCTATACCAGCCGAGTCAATGAAAATAGCCTGTGTTGTTGATGTTCCATCAAATACAGAAAAATCAAATAGTAAATGACTTCGTGAACTTTGCGGGTTATTGACGGTAGGTTTGATCATTTTATTTGCAATACGTTGGTTATTGATATCAGCGATAAGCTTTGTTATTTCCGTACGATCCTTGATATTTACCTGGTTTACAAGTGATTCTGTTGTAATAGATTCATTGGGAACAGAATGGTCTTGTAATAATTCAATTTGACCATAGACTTCATTTACACTTACTGTAATTGTAGCATTAGGATAAATTTCTCTAATCGTATCATAAAATGTAAAAATATTTCCATTAGAATTATTACCATACATGGCAAAACTTTTTCCCGATCCGCTAATTCCGTAGTTGAAGAAAACGGTTGGTTTTTTTCGTTGTAAAAATTGTATAGTTAGTTGTTTCATTGTTTCCGAGTAGTCTTGGCCATTTTCAAACGCAGCATAAAATGGCCCAAATCGCGGCTTGAATGGAAATAATCGTTTGCCATCCTTGGTATTATCTTGATCATCATATTCATTTGTTGTATTACATTGTTGGTCTTGTGTAATATAAACCTTTCCATTTTCATTTAAAACATGAACCGATGAAATGGAAGTTTCCTTTTTGTTATATATATTAACCATTACTTTCATTGTACCCGTAACATCTTCATACAAGTTTTGTAATTCTTTATATTCATCCTTGAAATATCCAGAGTCTAATAGTTGATGAACTTTATTAATCTGTGTGGTGACATAACTATCTTGCGAACAATCTAATTTGTTTAGGTCGTCCTCTGTAAATGTACTTAAATACGATGAATTATTATCCGTTAGTTTGTTATCTAGTACACCATATCGTGTTAAAAATTTATCAGCTTTATTATTTTTTCCTTGTAGTAATTTGATTTTATTTGCATATGCATTTAATGATTCGCGAACTACTAGAAAATTATGCATGTAATTTTGCAAATGCTGTGGGTTACACATATTTTGTAATTGTTGTTCTATAGGTGCACCATACCCTTGAAGACTCTTATTGTTTCGCATCATTACTACAATTTCATTTAATTTGTTAATTTTTTCACGAATACGTTCATTGATAAATTTCATTTCAGATGGTAATTCCCGCTCAACGGAACTATCAGATGATCCGCCAGTTTGTGGGTGTGTCAGTTCCTCCATGTAAATTTTTATCAATCCCTTTTGTATATTTTTAGGTTGTTTTTTAATTTTTTTATACAATTCTTTATTTAGAATTTTAATTTTGATTAAATCCTTCATATTAACTTAATGCTATAAAAATAATTCTTAGTAAAGTAGTTAATGTTAAAACTTCAATACACAAAAAGAGCAGAGGAACTTTGGTTGTCATTACAAACACACCGGCGCAAAGAATACTTTAAAGAAATATTGGGAGAAACAAGCGAACGAGTTATAAACAAAAAGGATTTATTAAACACATATGCAGATGTAAAATGTATGGAAACTAACCACGGCACCACTCACAATATGAACCTAGAATACAAACCAACAAAGATTTCAAAAATGATTGAAAAAATAAACAGACCCTTTACACCAACCCCCGAATTAAAATTATTGTCTTCCTCTTGTTATTGCGACTGCAGTACTCATTCTGATAATTTTACAATACAAAATTCAGAAACACACGAAATATATGTTAATTTAAACACAATACAAAATTGCAATGATTCGCGCATATTATGTCACATACAATATCATATACAAAACAAACTGAAAATACAATCTTTTTACAAAGACATATATAATTTACATCTTGGAATAAACCCAGCACCCGAGACATATACCAATGAAGGAAATTCACTTCTTTTGAAACATCAACAAAATACGGTAGCATGGATGACAATCATTGAAAGGAATATTATTCAAAATACAAATTATTTTTCAGTGACAGATACGGGTGCATATGAAACAATCATTGAAAATACACCATTTTACATAAATACAATAACAAGATCGTGGTCGTTGTCCACAAACATGGATAAATACAATGTATATTATCAGGGAGGTATACTTGGAGATGAACCCGGTATTGGTAAAACATTGTGTATGTTACGGTGCGTATACAGCAACCCATGCCAATTGAATATTTTCAATCATCCACAGTACAATAAGGCTACCCTGGTATTTATGCCAAGTCACCTAATTAATCAGTGGGTACAAGAAAATGAAACCATGAAAGTAAACCTGAAAATTATTACAATGTGTACCGCAAAAGATGCAACAGATTATATTAATACAAATGCATCGTCCGAAGATTTTGATATTATACTCATATCATTTCAGTTTTTATTAAACAAAAATATAAACAAACAATTTTTATATAATACAACTTGGTATCGTATAGGTATAGATGAGGGGCACGAATTATTATCTGGTAATTATTCTTATAAATTGTTCCAATTTATTAATCGTATTCAACGAATACACTCTTGGTTTATATCTGGGTCTATTTGTGGGTCTCATTTACCTGACATTTTTACATTTTTGCAATTGAAAAGTACTATTCATCCACGAAAAATAAAATGTACCAAACCTATACAAATAGATACAATGTATACTCTTGATGTTGTTAATAAAGGTCTTGTTCGTCAAATTATTAATAGGCTATTTATTTCTCATGATAAATCGGTGGTATCGCTTCCAAAAATTCATAAAATTGTAAAAATGGTACAACTGAATGAATTAGAACTTAATCAGTATGCTTATATCAAGAGTATTTCAAAATATCAACGAGAACGATTACGCCAATTGTGCTGTCATATGCAATTGAGTGACCAGGATACTAAACATTTTGGCTCTGAAGTATTATCACGCGTTGAATTATATAACAAGTTGATAAAAACAAGGGAAACTGATTTACAAAAATTGTTACAACAAGAAGAATTATCCGTGTTACAACAACAAAAGAAACATGATATTCAGACGTCATTAGATTTCATACAAGGTGCGCTGGATACATATACATCAGAAGATTGTCCTGTGTGTATGGAACCCAAAAAGGATTCAATTATAAGCAAGTGCGGTCACACCTTTTGTTCCGAATGTATTTTTGGATGTATACAGGAAAATGGGCGGTGCCCCATGTGCAGGACTGAATGTACTGTAAAGGACATCATTGGAATTAAAGAAGATGATGCAGTACAAATTAATATTGGAAGTAAATTACAAGAAGTATTAAATTATATACAGAATGAAATACCAAGTAATGAAAAAATATTAATTTTTTGTGAGTGGAACAAACTATTGAAAAAAATGGTCAATTTACTAAATAAACATAGTATTTTATCAGAACTATGCGATGGCAGTATATATAATAGGAACAAATGTATTGAAAATTTTGAAGAATTGGGTGGAACAAAGGCACTGGCATTAAGTAGTCTAAATATGGCATCTGGCCTAAACCTGACCGTAGCAAATCACTTGATATTTTTAAATGTATCTGAAAATAAAGTACAGGAAACACAGGCAATTGCTCGTATACATCGGTTGGGTCAAACGCGAGACATTACAATTGCTTATTTTATTGCCAAGGGAACAGTAGAAGAGGAAAATTTTGCTGAAATTGAATTGTAGAATAGATATTAGTAAATAGATAATAATTAACGAATGGAAACCATAGCAGATGAGTGCTTTATCTGCACTAAACATATCATTTACGGTGTTAAATCTACAAAATGTACGGAAAACCATACAATTTGTATAAGTTGTTTTAAAGAGTACCATAAATACAAGTGCATTTTTTGTCGTCAGCGCATGAGAACAGTACAAGTAATTCGCGATGGTAAGGTAATTGCAGTAACACCTACACAAAATTTGATTAATACAGAGTGTCTATATACCATGAAACAGAAGGGGCAAAAAGGTTATATATTGGATTATTCTCCAATTTTTTATAATTTTGTATATATTTTTGTATTGTTGTGTTGCATCTTGTTTATGAACATGTTGATAATGATTGGATTTCGGACACCCAGATTCATTATAAATTGTAATGACATTATCGAAAATGAGTGTGTATATACTGATATTTACATTATTCTTATAATGTATAGAATGATAACGACATTTATGATGATATCGCTTAATGCAATGTTTGTGGAAAAAATTCTAAATATTGGCGAATACTATAAGCAGTTAACACCCTATCAAATGAAAAATACTTGGCTAAAGTTATCATCGGGATGAACTTCTTGTATTGGTATTCGTAGGTCGCATCGTAATTGTATAATTACGCATACGTCTCCCAATTTCTACAAGTTCTGTTGTTTGTAGCGTGTCGTTCTGTTGGCGAATAGATTCTAATTGTAATCGTTCCTGTTGAATACGATTGTATTGTTCTGATTGGCGCGTATCTGCAGAATAACTCAAATTACCACGTTCTGCGGTAAGTCCTTTTACGCTACGTCCAGTTTTTTCGGGGGTTGTAAGAAAACTTTCTTCTACTGGTACTGCGGTAGCACGCATGACATCGGTGTATTTAACCTTTGCATTAAATGGTGCTGTGTAATCAGCTATATGTCGCTGTCCAATTTGTGTAAATTGACCTGTACTTAGAATAACATCAGGTTCTGTATATTCAATAAGACAATTATCATAGTCCTTTGCATGAACAACCACATCTTTAGATAGATCATATCCTCGGTCACTAGGTGCTTCTACACGAAATTTTTCAAAGACTTGATTGAATTTTTTCGCATTGAACTTTTTAGGGTCTATCAGTGGTTTGTGTAGGTCCTTTGTTTGTTCTTTGGCATCTTCGGCACTTTGTTTCTTCATCGTTTCGAATGTGGGTTGATCAAAGACGGAGAGTACATCCTTGTACGCACGTTTCACTGTCATAAATAGCGCAGGCGAACCACCATGGTCTGGATGCGTCTTCAGTGCTAGTTTTTTAAAGGCTCGTTTTACATCAAGTATAGTAGCGTCATACCGTAGACCTAATATTTCATAGCTCTGTAATGACATCTTACTTTATAAGTATTTTTTTATTTTAAGATTAATTAGATTAATACCAGAAAGGAAATGCGAACATCACAGGCGAAAGGATCGTTGCAAGGATTGTGATGGGTCTCAGATTTGTGTTCACAACAAACGAAAGGAATATTGTATAGATTGTAATGGTTCTCAGATTTGTATTCATAAAAAACTTAAAGCTCAATGTAAAGAATGTGATGGTTCTCAAATATGTCAACATAAAAGATTAAAAAGTACTTGTAAAGACTGTGATGGTTCGCAAATTTGCATTCACAAACGAATAAAGGCTCAGTGTAAAGATTGTGATGGTTCTCAGATTTGTATTCACAACAAACAAAAAGCCCGGTGTAAGGAATGTGGTGGTTCTCAGATTTGTGTTCACAACAAACAAAAAGCCCGGTGTAAAGAATGTGATGGTTCTAGTATTTGTCAGCACAATAAACAAAAACATCAATGTATCATATGCACACCAAACTCTAAATCCTTTTGTAGTAAATGTAGTTTATTTCTTGTTAATAAAAATACAAATTACCTTTGTAGTTATTGTAACCCTGAACGAAAACAACACGTAAAAACGAGGGAAAATAACCTTAAACTTTTCCTGGACCAGCACTACACTATTGAATATAACAAATCAGTTCGCGTAGATTCTTCGTGTCAGTTGTATTTCCCAGATTTTGTCATTGACTGTAACACATTTTTCATTGTAATTGAATGTGACGAAAACGCACATAAGGGATACCCAATAGAATGTGAAAAAATCCGAGAAAATAATATAATGTATCAACTTGGATTACCTTGTATCTTTATACGATGGAACCCGGATAAGAAGAATGTTAAAATGAAAACAAAATTAATGGTACTAAAAAGTACTATTGATTTTTATAAGTCATTCTCCGAGACAAACCCAGAAACAGTTTATTTATTTTATTTTTAAAACAATATATTATTACTGATTAATGCCGTCGCTATCAAGGGATTTTTTAGAAACATTATCACCCAGCTATAGAAATTATCCCATCTTTTTAGAAACGGGTACGTTTAGGGGAGAAACGATGTATCACATGGAACCGTTATTTAAAGAACTTCATACGATTGAAATTAAACGAGAATTTATTGACAAGGTTAAATCAGCATACCCTGGAAATAAAATTACATTTCACCACGGAGATTCCGCAGTTGTCATGAACGACGTTGTTAAAACATTAAAGGATGATACTATTTTCTTTCTTGATGGACACTATTCAAGCCAAGATACGGGCAGGGGTCTTTATGATTGTCCGCTGATTCAAGAAATTTCTAGTATTGTAAAGTCCTTTACACATAGTGGATTAATTATTATTGATGATGTCAGGCTATTCAATACCTTCATTCACGAGGACTGGTCCGGTATTACCACGGAACGTATTTTTGAACTTGTAAAATCACGTATGGTTACTCATTATTATAAAGATTCGATTCTTGGTAAAAATGATAGATTAATTATACAGCTTCAACGGGCGTAAGTTTGTATAAATAGTCATTAATTGTCTTGACAATTTTGCTGCGATTAATTTTAATCTCTGTAATACGTTCTAAATTGAGATCAATAGGTATTTCAAAAGACTTTAGTAATTTCAGAGTGTACTGAAGGTCTTTGATGATAGCTTCCTTGTATTGAACTGTTTCTAATTTCTGTTCGACAATATCATCAAAAAGTAAACTGTAATTAAACAGGTGCTGTTTGATGAAATCAAGGATGGTAATGGGAAACCATGTGTTACCATCATACACATCAACAAAGTCATCGCGCTTTGTTTCTTTACGCAAATTGTTTGCCTCGGGGTGTTCAGTACTAAAATGTTTGTCTCGTGTATAATTTAAAAATCCTTGTATATTATCAGTGATATATTTTGAGTATGCTGCCGGATTTTCAGCTATGATTTGATTGGACGTCTTATCATATGGCATAATGGTAATGTTATAAACCTGGTTATTATTGATGGTATGTCCTGCGACTTGGCCATTATTTGTTTGTACATTCATGTTATTAGTAGTTATATTCGTGCCGTTCTTTTCACAAATGTTATTTTTCTTATGGCGGTATTTGGTTGTACTACAAGAAAAGTTTTTATGACATTTTTCACACTGTGTACTTTTAAGACCATTACATGTTTTTGAATGAACATTCATATTAATTTTTCGTGTAAATAACTTATTACACACTGGACATTGAAACATTAGTTTATAATGTATATATTTTTAGTTTTAAATAAAATCCTATTTTGACTGATAAAAGTACTATATTAACTGCTAAATGTCATATATATCCTGATAGTTGGGGAAATATTATATTAATTACTTTTAAAAATAAAAATTTGATATTGTACATGCAAGTGTTGAAACTTTGTTTACACTTGTATGTTAATGGATTTGTCAAAATACAAATATTCTACTGTAATTTCCTTCATTGCCCTATCTATCTCAACAAATTAACAGTCAAAAATGAAATAACAATAAGGAAACAATTAAACGCGATGAATCCAATAAGTGTTATGTGTAATCACAACGTTAAATAAACAGAATAATAATGTACAAAAGGAGTATATTGATCGTGCATTGTACGATACCATTTCAAAAACAAAATTAATGTCTTATCATCGTGATTGGGATGAAACTAAACCTAATTACAATGATATATTAAAAGAGTGTATTGAAATAACCAATTGGATAGAGGAACGATTACAAAATATAATGAATTTTACAATCATTGCGAATATTACGCCATGTGAAGACATTAATCGTGTTATTATACAGTATCTCTAATTACTTGTTAATACATTTCACCTTTAACAAAATATTATGTTCTAAACCATTAAATTCATAATACGTTCCATTTGGATTTTTCAATTGTATATGAAGATTATTCAGAAACTTGCTAGGTCCGCGGAATACGTATGGATCATTCGTTCCATAAAAATTATCAGAATCTAATGGTACCATAAATGGTTCGATGACTGATACATTTTTGAATGATAATTCAATAGTTCGTTCGCCTGCTAAATTAATTTGGTATCTACTGGTATAACTACCAGAATCAATAAGGTCTGTGCCTGGTAGAAATCCAAGAATTTGAAACATGGAACTACTTTTAAAAATTGTAAAAATTCCAGTACCTCCTGTTTGATCACTTGCAATTGTAATGATACCAGTCGTGGAGTGAACGGATACAGTGTAATTACTATTACCCGTTGTATTTAGCGCTGTTTGTAGTGCACTAGCAAATGTTGAATAGTCGTAATTACCTGGCTCTAAAGAAACTTGAAGCGTAATTCCAGGGGTTTCTTGAAATAAAAGTACATTATTACCAGAATACACCGTGTATTGAGGATTTCCAATAATTCCTACATGAACTAATTCAATCGCATATACATTGTACGTATTTGGTAGTTGTAAAATGTAGTCTGCACAATTTTCAGTGGGGAGGCGTTCGCGCGAATCAATAGATACTACTATTTCATAAAACGGCGTAACCACAGGGAAATTAAACATACGTTCAATTAAATACAATTCTTGTGAATCTGTGGATTCGCGCTGTAATAAAAAATCACGTACGTTGTAATCAAACGTAGGTCTTTTTGATACTGGTACTATAAGTGTGTCTGTATTTGTTGTATGATTTTTGTAATTAGAACCAAAATGCGATTGTACAATCTTATCCATTATTATTATATAGTGATTAGAATTAAAATAAAAAAACTATATAGAATTAATGTCTATTATATTTCTTGGCGATTCTCACTCTATAGTATTTGATACTATTTACCCTAATGTAATAACACAGTGGATGGGAATGCATAAAAAAACAACAATGCATCATTTTAATCACGACGAGATTTATACAATACCATCAAATGCAAAGGTTGTAATTTTTTCGTATGGAGAAATTGATACGCGGTATTCTATTCATAAACAAATAATCAAACCAACAAATAATAGAACCATGGAACAAATAATTGACGATTTATGCAATGATTATGTTCACAAAGTTATCAAATACAGAGACATGTATAACATAAAAGTAGGCGTCTATAATATCCCACCAACATCTTGTAAAAATACAGAATCTATCTTTTCAACACTTGAAAATAGGAAACTTGTTTCTGAAAAAATGAACCTTAAATTAGAGGAATGTTGTAAACAACTAAACGTACCATTTTTAAAAACAGTGGATTTACTTCAAGATATTAATGGTTATTTAAATGTTCATTTAGCTGATAAAAACGGAGACGGTGTACATCTTGACAGAAAACACCAGAGTGTTCTTTTACCACGTTTAGTTGAGTTTACCGAAACGTCATATTGTATCGCACGTCTTGACACTGAGAGTCTTTGAGAATTTCGTGAGTAAAGTATGTTTGTGCAGATCCCATCATAATAAATAAATCACCAGAAGCAAGACTGTATTCTCTGCCAAGTTGTGTATGTACATTATGATTGATGCGAAATGTTCGTGTTGCTCCAAAGGATAGACTAGCAATAATAGGACATTCTTCATGAGAGATGTCTCTGTGCGCTGGGATATATTGTGTCCCATCAGCGTACTTGTTGATAAGTACGCTATTAAAAATGGCGTTTTCATTAATATCATTTATTTCTGTTTGAAGTTCAGTGAGCCAATCTTCATATTCACATGGTCGCCACCGTTCATGATTTACTTTCCAAAGGCCCTCCGCAAAAAAAGCCCCTGTTTTATTATAGTATCGCTGAAGCCGATGAAAATCTGTATTTTTATAATCGCCCGTCTTCCAGTCTGTAATGTCATTGAGTAGTTTTAAATAATGATTAGATACTTCATTATTTAAAAATTGAGGAACATGAATAAAAATAGAAACATCGCCATTTTCTTCTTCCAGCTTATAGGTACTTTGATTGTCTTGAATAAATAATGCGTTAGTAGTAGTCATAGTGGGGTAGTTATATTTCGTGTGTCATTTTCATTTTTAATGAAAATTACTTGCGCATAAATCCAAATGCACTGCTCTTACGGTTTAGGGCATCTTTCTCAGTTAGCATGACAGCTTTTTTGGCCTGTGTTGTTAATTTATTAAACTTCGTATCAATTTGTTTAATGAAATTATCAATTTCTTTTTGGACGGCTAGTTGTTCTAATTCCTTTTTGGACAGAGGCACTTTCCCAATTGGCATTACTATTGCTAATAAAATAAAATAACACCGATGATTCAGCGATACGCACGATACTATTTGTAATAATTCGTTTCATTTACACTATCATAATATTTTATTTTAAATTACGTACGTTATAAATATTTTGCAATTTGTTCAATTAGATGAAATTCCTTTATATGGTCTTGTAAAAAGAATAGCGAACGATACATATATATTTTGTGTATTATTTCTTGAAGGTTCATTATAGACCGATTAAATGCATGTATGTCAGTACAAAGGTACATTTCTATTTTATTCATGGGTGTGTAATTATTAAGAAGTGTTTGTTCATAGCGATTCAATGGTTTCATGAATTGTATTTCATTGTTTAACTTAATCAATGATAATTTGTATCTATTAATAACATGAACCTCTGCATAATTCATTGATTTTATTATACATAATTAATTTAATGGAAATACCAATGGAACACCTAGAGTGTATCATATGTTTGGAAACAATAAATCATGATTTTCGACGTTGTTCAGTATGTACTGCAGTATATCACAGAGAGTGTATATTAGACATGATAGAAATGTGTCCATTGTATCGCACATGTCCACTGTGCCGTACTCATTTACCAGGCGAATTTCAATATTATATTCAAATGCGCGAAAATAGCAATTATCGTATACCACCACCAATTTTACGAGTGGTTGTCCATGATATGCGTAGAATTCATACGAGACGTAATTGTTGTGAGTATTTCTTTCGTTTATTATTTGGCGAAGACTACAATTAACCAATGTAGTTCCATTCACAATTTCCAGCTGTTTTTTGTTTACCCTTACAACATCTAATAATAGAACTTTTATCAATTCTAGTATATTTGGCTGCAGATACAGTAGAATCCCATTTGGTAATTTCCCCGTTGGGCTTAAGTTGTATAATTTTCTTACAATGTTTGATAGCAGAACTACTTTGTTTCGGTTTTACAAATGAATTAATCGTGGTAGTATCCGTTAAACATGAAATTTTAATTTCATGTTTTGGTGTATTTGTTGTGGTTGATGCTTCTGTCAGAGAATTGTATAAAACGTCATTGTATTTAACTTGTAAAGAATCAAGATACGTGCTTGGTTTATTTTTCCACACCCAACTAAAATTCATTGCTGTAGTTTTTCTACCAAAACATGCATCGCGTATGTACCGCTCCTTCTGGGGGTCACCGCTGGCCGCATCTCCTGCATTATTCCATTCTTGGATTATTTTTAATGTATCAGGGTCTATTTGGTAAATAGCTTCACAAAATTCTCTATGCTCTGGTAAATTATTTCGCGAAAATTGTAATTTACATAGTGTACAAGTTATCATTTCACAATTATTGCATTTATTATTTTGTACGGGTTCATTACAATTTTCACATGGAATGATCGGTTTTGTTTTTATGGGAATTATTGTTTGTTTTTCTGTAGTTTGTTGTGTATCTGACGAAAATAATCTTAAAATTTCTTGAATTGTATGTTCCAAATCTGATAATTTATTTAGTGATATCCATTCTGAATTCATATTAATTTTGTCTGGTTGAAATGCTTTTAACAATAATTGTTCAATTTCATAGGAGAAGGGACTATACCAAAAACATTGAAAATAATATTCTTCTTGGTCTGGATTGCCAGTTCGGTATTGACTTAATCTATTTTCTAAATTATTAGTGTAACCGACTTTGAAGTGTGTATTATTTGTTTTAGCTCGTAATACATAAAGTGCCCTTCCTGGGTTATATGTTTTTGTGTGTCGTTGCTGAACTCTTGATTTGGCTATTTTTAGTTCGTTTTGTAGAGTACACGTTTGCTCTAATAAATTATCTGTCTGTCTTTTCAATAGTTCAGTTTCTTGTCTTGTGATTTCCATAATTGTTTCTTCTAGATCGATATAGTAATCATGAATTTCTTTTGCCTTTTCTGTGTTTGCTTTTAGACATATACTTTTGAATGTTCTAATATTCAATGTGATTTTTTCCTTAATAGATGTAGTATCCTTGTTATACCTTGCTCTCTCTATGGAGAAAGCGATCTTTTCTATCTTAAAATCTTTATTTTCTTCAAAGTGTTTCAATAAAAGCTCCTTTGCACGAATTTTCTGAGAAAATCCAAGGAATTTCCATACGAGGTCAAGGTCAATGACGTAATCTGTGCGAGAATTATAGTTCAGGTAGCAATAAAATGAACTCAAAAACAATTTTTGATGTTCTGATGTAAAAATCTCACTCATTCTGTTAATTAATTTGTCTTTTGAAGTATCCGAAACGATAGAAAGCGGGTTATTTTCAATTAGTGATTGAATATTGAGTGTTGTTATAGACATTTTTGGGTTATTACAAAATATTCTTTCGTCTTTAATGTAAATGAGGGATTGTTAAAGGGGATATCTTCTATAAATAAGTTCATAAATAATATTTTGGATAAGAATAATTTACACAATCATTTTAGGGTTGATTCCCATAGACAATAGCTCATAAAAGAGCAATTTACATGAATATGGGATGGCAATTTTTGAAATTCGGTCATAATTTTGGCATTTTAAGCAACATTTGCCGTCTGAATTGGCATTTGCAAACTGTCCACATGTATCGCAAATGTATGCACAGAATGCATCTGAAAGTGTATAAAGCTTCTCGTGCAAGAACTTACTGGAACCATGACTAATAATTGCATCCCTTTCCATTTCACCGAACCGAAGGCCACCTTGCTTACTACGCCCTTCGGCCGGCTGCCTGGTGATATTCTGAACAGCCCCAGTTGCTCGGCTATGGACTTTGTCTGCCACCATGTGCTTAAGTCGTTGATAAAAAGTAGGACCAATAAACATTTGTGTCTTCATACGTTTACCCGTGAATCCATTGTAAAGTGTTTCGTTACCATATCGCTGAAATCCATGATCTTCTAGAATTTGTGCATGTTCTTCAATGTTCAGTGGATCAAATGGCGTACCATCATTGAAAGTACCAGTCATTAAACCAGATTTGCCAGTGACACATTCTAGAATTTGTGCTAGAGTCATGCGGGAAGGAATGGCATGTGAATTTACAATAATGTCCGGGACAATTCCAGATTCTGTGTAGGGCATATCTGCTTGGTCATAAATCATACCCACAATACCCTTTTGAGCCGAAAAAGAGGCTACTTTATCACCAATGTGCATTTCGCGCATTTGACGAACCTTGATCTTCGCCATCCGATATCCATCTTGATTTGTCGTTACAATACCCTTGTCAATGATTCCCGATTCACCATGCCGAAGCGTTACACTATTATCTTTATATACCACGTCTTTTGTCTGACGTGTTGTATGAGTACTTTCTGGAATAATTTTTCCAATGAGAACATCATCACCTTTAATTTCAGTTTCCTCCTTAATAAATCCATTTTTATCCAGATTTTCATAACTAACATTCTTGAGACTCTTACAATTTTTCACAGTAGATGGATTACAAAATTTTTCTTCCACTAACGATGTACTACTTTTCTTTTCTTCATCCTTGTATGTACGATAGAATGTGCTTGTTAGTAGACCTCGTTCAATAGCACCACGATTAAGCATGACCGAATCTTCCATGTTAAACCCAGAATAACACCCAAATGCTACGATACAATTTTGGCCACTTGGTAATTCATTGGAGCCCATGATTTGAGACATTTTTGTACTAACAAGAGGCTTTTGTGGATTCCATAGAACATGATTATTAGAATCCATTCGTCCAGTGTGATTTGTAGTGTAAACACCAATCGCTTGCTTACACATTGCACTCTGATAACTTACGCGAGGACTCTGATTGTGATTTGCAAATGGAATAAGAGAAGCACAAATACCAAACATTAAACTTGGATGCATTTCACAGTGTGTATATGTGTTGTCAGATGTCGTTAGTTCCGATGGATTAATGCAAATTAAACAATTTTCAGATTCCTTTGTATCAATATATTCAACAACTTCATTCTCTAGGAGATCTTGCCATGTCATATCAGATGTATAATCCTTAATTTTATTATTGGTTACAATAAATACTGGACGGAAAATGCGACCACCATCCGTTTGAACATGCAATTCGTTCAGTTTGTAATCAATGAAAAAATTAATGTGGTGAAAAATAATACCCTGGCGTTTTCGTGAACGAAGTATATCACGAATCTCTACAATACTATGACTTGAACCAGATGTTCCAATAAATTTACTATTTACAAAAATACTACCTCCACAATTACCCTTACCACCAGATAAAAGCGACTGAATAAATAAAATAATAGGAGCATCATCTTGTTCTATTGTGATACTAGCAGCCAGAGCTAGATTTTTTGAGATACCAATACTTGCCCCCTCTGGTGTTTCACTGCTACAAATGGAAAAGATATGCGAAGTATGTAGTTGACGAGGCCTAATCAACTTGGCAGTAGGATCAAGATCACTAGTAATACGACGAAGGTGGCTGAGTGTACTGTAGTAATTGAACCGATTAAGCATTTGTGCAACACCCACCTTACTGGTAATCATATTACCATTCTTCATTAACCAATTACCAGTACTCAATGCATAATTAAATCCATTGCCGATAGTACATGACTTAATCATGCGACTAATATCAATTTGTGAGTTGGGGTTAATAATGTCGCGGGCAAGATCAATGAGAAACTTTTGGTATAATTGTTTAAAAAGATATCCCATCATTACGCCCGGAGAATCAATGCGCTTATTGGATAGATGATCGCGGTCGTCTAGCGCTCGTTTTCCAAGCATACAATCCATAATTGCCTTGACCATAATACATAGGTACTCAATTTTCAAGTGAGTGTGTGGAAGCAGCACATTATTAAGGATATCAATAACCCTAGATGTATCAATATCTTTTTGTGTAAAGGATCGTTTAATTGAAAATAGCTCATCCTCAATATTAGAATACTTGGATGTTTCTAGTAGTAATTCAATGTACGGCGTTGGGTCGTCTTCTTCACTTCCGACGATTAGCTGGATAATGTCATTATCTGTAAGTATTGGATTCATAATTTTAATAAGCGAAATAAAACAAACGTCTTCCTTTAATTGAGGAACCTTAACACGAAACGTTTTATTTTTTGTATGACGAACATAACAACCATACACTACTTTCGACTTGGGGTCTATACTTTTAATTTCAGCATAATGATTATAAGCATTGGTTTGCTTTTTCTCAAAAACAAATAGTTGATTGTCTGCAAAACGCTCCTGTGAAATAATTACCTTTTCCTGTCCCTTAATAATGAAATATCCACCCTTATCATACGAACATTCGTTGTATTTTTTTGGATCTTCCATTTGATACAACCTGCAGTATTTAGATTGTGTCATGATGGGAATTTTACCGATATTTACATTGGCAAAATCAAATGTTTTAATATCACTACCCTTTGTAATTTTTTGATGAATATCTACCAGTAATGAACTTGCATAGGTCAGATTTTGAATACGTGCTTGATGAGGATACATTTCAGATGTAGTCTCAATGTTGGAAAGTGGCAAGATGAACTTTGGGTTACTAATAGTAATATCATATACTGAAATTGTGCCATCACTTTCTTCCTTTTTCACAGTGAGAACATTTCCTGCTTGAATAGTATCGGGCACAATGTTTTCCATGAAATATTCAAAACTTTTATGCTGATGAGATACAATGTTATTTTCTTTATAATAAGTTTCGATAAGGTCCCATGTATTATTATTTGTAGTCATTGCTATCTGTAATACTACCAATTCTTTTCATTTTCAGTTTTTATTTCCAACATTAAAGTAATAGACGTATGCAAGCACGGTTTAATGACAGAGCATCAAAAGAAACTACGGTAGATTTTGAATTAAATGACCCAGAATCAGTTACTGTAGAACATTGCGTTATTGTTAGTTCGCGCGACCGAGACCGTAGTGTATATCCCAATACAAATTATTTTGTAACAAATATCAACTCTGGTGATACAAACAGTGTTATACCGGAAACTTTTAAAAATATTCAAAGTATAGAATTAGTACAGGCATTAATTCCACAAAGTATATTGTCTGGTACTACCGGTGCGCCTTATCTGACGTTAGAGATTCCCGAGCTTGGTAATACAATTGTTGGGACAAATAATAACTTGTCTCGTGCTTTTGGTTATTTAAGCCCACAGGACGTCTTTGGAACAACACACTTGTCTACAAAGTTTTATCATAAATGTAAGCGTGTATTCAAACCAGAACGAGCATCCATGGGCAAATTAACTATTGCGTTCAAGCGCCCAGATGGATCACTCTTTGATTTTGGCACTGATACAAGTACGGGCAATCCAGTCAATGAAAATGTACAAACACTCTTGTATTTCATTGTACGAACACGAGAAGCTCGTCATGGTCATGTTTATTTCCGTTAAAAATTATTTCGTCGTATAATTTTAAAGATACATTAATAGTAATAGTAAAGAGGAAGAATGTCTGGTTTACCTCAATTAGTTGTAGGTCCACATGATTCAAGTTCGCTTATATTGGACAATAGTATCTTTTCTACCGGCAGAATTACATTAACAAATAGTACAATTGGTCTAAGTATTACAGGCACAACATCGGATACATCGCTTATAACACAGGGAGGTATAGGTGTAAGTGGAAGTATCAATTCTTACAGTACGCGCGACGTTAGTGTCATTGGTGGTATTACTGGTGCACTTGTATTGTCTGGTGGTGCTTATATTGATAAACAACTGATTGTTAATAATAATATAAGCGTATTAACGGGTGATCTTACAATTGGATCTATCGGTAATTTTGCGTCGCTTTATATCGGAACCCAGGGGACGTATCCATCCTTTAAAATAACGCGGAATACTGATAATCGTTTACGATTTTATAGTTATTCTACGCTAAGTTCTAGTTATGTAATGTTGATGATGTTGGAAGATTTTACGTAAATTTCACTGAAAATGAATTTACTGTATAGTACACTAAATAACATAATGAACTCTACTACCTCTAACGCTACCTCTACCACGAACACTAACTTTAAGACGATGAACAAGTCTTTCCCTGGTTGTTATGGCAATCAAAAGATGGCTACTATTTCCTCTGTTGCATCAGCCGAGACAATTACTAGTCATGCTTTTTTCAAGGACGTGTCTACTTGGACACAGCACGAGATCCTTGAAGGCACTACTATTCGCGTCTTTTGGAATGGAAAGGAGTGGTGCAAGGCAACTAGTAAGTGTGTTAATGCTTATAACAGTTCTTGGGAAAATGTAGCATCTTTTGGAAAGCTGTTTGATAGTGTAGTTGAAAACATTCTTCAGTATAACGATCTAGACAAGGAAAATACTTATTTCTTTGTTATTCAACATCCCATAAATCGCCTCGTTATTCCTATTAACGAATCTAAGGTATATCTTGCCGGTATCATCCATACAAACACAGGTATTAGTAACGCAGCAGGTTATCCCTCTGGTATTGACTGGCTTCCCAAGTTTACTTTTAAGTCTTTTGAAGAAATGCTTTCATTTATTAATTCTCAGCCATGGACTTTCCGCGGAATTGTCCTTGAAAATGAACGCCACGAACTTCTACAGATTGAAAATGAACAGTATACGACGATTCGTGAGCTCAAGGGTAACATGTCTAGTATAGGTCTCAACTGGAAGGTAAAGGAAGGTGTTAGTCCTAGTGTGTTCCGCCTCCTTCAAATTATTCGCGAAAATCGCCAAGAAGAGTTTCTTCAGTATTTCCCAGAATATCACGAGCAGATCAATATCATTATGAATAATATTACCAATCTCACTGCAGACATTTATAACACATATGTTGCCAAGTTTATTTATAAGCAACAGGTACCCGAAGAACTTGTGAATCGTTATAATAATTTCCTCAAGAAGCTTCATTACACCTATTGTCTCACGCGCCAAAATATGAATATGGATACTGCACTCGCCGTTGTTCGCGAATGTCCCCTGTATCAGCTGATGGAACATCTTCAGTACATTGACAATACAAGTAGTCCTGTTATTACTAATTAAAATAATATACTATTTAAAGTAATGACAACAATTATTGATGAAAATATATTTTATAATAAATCTATTGATCTGGTATCTAAAATGAAACTATTAAAAAATTTATTGTGTATAACCGATATACCAGAAAAAATACCTATAAAAATATCTACGTTAATTTATGAAATGATTGTAAAAAATTATACGTTAAAAGGAATTGATTTGCACGTACAAAACTTACCAGTAATTTATGGAAATAGTCAAAGTATAAATGATAATATGAATAAACTTATGAATGATATTAAAACATTTATACAAAATTCTAAACAACGATATCAAACAATTATAGTGCCTGTTTTTCAATATTTTGGAAGTGGTAATCATTCCACCGTTATGATTGTATCTGTTGATTCCTCATTGAAAATTATACATATCAATTATTTTAACCCAAATGGAATAGATCCAACCGTTTATTATGGTAAAAGTGTTGTAGATATTGAGAATGAAATAACCACGACACTTTATAAATATTTGAAAGAAGCTGTAACAAAGGGAACTACCATTACAAGAACACATTATACCGGTGTTGGTCTACAAAGTGCTGATAGTTTTGGTATGTGTATGTATTATACAATTTTTGTGATATTATTTTACGTGGAAGATTTAACACATCACAAATACAACGATATCAATGTAGTATTACAAAATATTACAAAAAAATATATCAATCCAAGCACAAGTGATCCACGAGAATTACAAAAAATATATGAATATATGTTGAAAACATTTACATCAAGTGATGAATATAAGCATATGCCCGTATATGGCAAAAATTTCATATTATTAAAAAAACGAATTGAAACATATTGCAAGCGGCCAAAATTGTTCGTAAGCATACCAACATCACCTCTATCAGCTGTTCCAATGGTGATATCGCCTATAGTAGTACAATTGTCATCTCCTGTAAAAAAACGTACACGAATTTATGCACCTATAATTCAAAATCAAGTGTAAATGGAGCAATTTCTGTAGAATAAAATGCTTCAAGATTCTTGAGAGATTGATATTCGGTACTTGTAATAAATGTAATGGCAACACCTTTACGACCAAACCTACCAGAACGACCAATGCGATGAATATAATTTTCTAATGATACTGGAAAGTCATAATTTATAACTAAATTTACACTTTGTACATCAATCCCACGAGCAGTCAGGTCACTGGACAACAGAATACGCGTAGAACCAGAACGAAATTGCTGCATGATTTCATTGCGCTCTTCTTGACGAAGGTCTCCGTGTATCATACTGACGGTATACCCCTGAGATAACAAACGCTCGCCAAGTACTTGGACGCGTTTTTTAGAACTTACGTAAATAATGGCTTGTGAAATTTTAATAGAATGATACAAATCACATAATGTTGCAAACTTGTGTTGCTCTTCGCCAATATCAATATAAAATTGCTGAATACCTTCTACCGTTGTTTGTGATTGTTCTAGATACAACAGTTCTGGATTATTCATAAACTTGCTTGTCATTTCCCTGAGTGACTCAGGGTAAGTTGCTGAAAATAAAAGTACCTGAGCATCGCCTGGAACTACTTGTATAAAAATACCCTGAATTTGTTCGATAAATCCCTGTGACAACATTTCGTCTGCTTCATCAATCACAATCATTTTTAGCGAGGATGTATTTAATTGGCCGTTTGCAACGACATTTAATAATCGCCCAGGCGTTGCAATCACAATTTGAGATTCCTGTAGGTCTTGTTGGCGCGAAGACATCCCACCAATACACAAGCCAATGTTTATGTATTTCATGTATTTGGCAAGACCTGTAATGACCGAGTATGTTTGTAGCGCAAGTTCGCGAGTTGGACTAACAATAATAACTTGGCACTTATCAGATGCATCCGAGACAAGTTGTAAGGCACCAATGGAAAAACTTGATGTTTTTCCCGTACCACTTTTTGACTGTGCGACTAGATCTTTGCCGGCAACGATTATTGGAATAGATTTTTGTTGAATAATAGATGGATTTTCGTAACCATAACCATATATACCGCGTAATAGTTCATCCTTTAGGTCCATTGTATCAAATGACATTTTTGTGTGATGCGTACTATGTAGTATAGACAAACGTTAAAGTAAAAAATTGTCTTGTGTAATAATAACACTCTTACAAATGAGCCCAGCTGTTGTGCTTATAGTCCTTTTTGTAGTTGTCGCCAGTGTTGTCGGTGGTCTTGCAGCTGCTGGCGTCTTTTCGCCCAAAAAAGTAACAACAACCACCACTGCTCCTACAACCACCACTGCTCCTACAACCACCACTGCTCCTACAACCACCACTGCTCCTACAACCACCACTGCTCCTACAACCACCACTGCTCCTACGACAACTCCCGCACCAAAAATGGTAAAATTTGTCAAGTTGACACTACCAGGTGATGGTAAAGTTATTCATGTTGCGGAACTACAAGTGTTTGATACAAATAATGTTAATATTGCATTGAATCGTCCAGTGACGGCTAGTTCGGTAGAAACTGGGTATGGTGGCACGACACTAACAAGTCTTACAGATAATGATCTTAATCAAAACTGGGGGCATATGGCATCTACAGTTCACATGACGAGCAACCCATGGATGATGATTGAACTTGTACCTATTGAATTGTCGAAGATTTCCAAGTGTGTTTTGTTTAATCGCCAAGATTGCTGTGCCGATCGTATTGCCGGAGCAATTATTACGCTTTTGGATGCCAATAATGTTGTCCTTAAAGAATTCCCTGCTGTTACAGGTGCGTCACAAATAACAGTAACTGTTTAACTGAAAATGAAATAATAAGTGTGTAATGGTAGTAATGAATAACACTACACAACTATCAGACAAAAAGATGAAAGTACTTACGCGGTATCCCCAAAACAAAATCAATAAAACAATGGGCGAATTATTGAACCAATATAAAAATACACCAGTATATCAGCTGATAGCTCGTGGAAATATACTAGAAGAATACACCAAACGATTGCACAGGGAACTACATTCATATGAGAATAACTATATTTACCATTACGGTACCAAGGATACTTTTATTTGTCATACACGAGTTTTTATCAATTACACCGAAACTTGTAACGTATCTAATAAGTTTTTATATTTATTCCACTGGGTTCGTACTGGATATAGTCTAAAAAAAGTAGTAGATGAATTAAAGTCTCTAGTTAAATGAATTAATATTTTTATTTGTATATATAAATATGAAACCTATAACAAATGGGATCGTCGATGATATTTCCGCTGGTTTAACGTTTGGCAAGCAGACGACAGATAAATCATTTACGTCATTTACTATAAAAATTATAGCTTTATTAATACCCGGTATTATAGCGGGAAACGCTATTGATAATTTTGTAAAATATTTATATGATAAAAAAATACTAGGTAATGATGAGCTTTATTATATATTTATTCAAACTATTATATCCATAATTTTTCTATATATATTATCGGTATTATCTAATTACACTGACGAATTTCAAAATACATTTGCAGGAATATATTTTACAGGGCTATTCTTTAGTATGCAAACAAATTACATATCTTATTTACAAATGTATATGAATGGCAAGTAATGGCTGATTTAAAACTCTAGTTTTAGTTTTAAATGATAGAATTACTATTCATTAACAAAGGCAATGTCAAAATTCATTGGAGGATATTACGTATATTGGTCTGGTTATAGATACCGCCTTCATGAATTACCTAAAGAGTATAATCAGCTTTATCTTTTCCATGCAACCCCTACGGGGAATGGTAACATTACCAATAATACCCCTGGCGGAACCTATTATGATGATTGTCGTCTAGCACTTCAACAGGGTCGGCGTCTTATTATTAGTTGTGGTGGAGCAAATGCAGGTTTTACGCTTGATAATCGTCAACAATCGGACAATTTTTTACGTTCTTTCAATGGAATTATTTCTACAATTGCTGGAAATACCGGCATTAATAAGTTTGGTATCGATTGGAACAATTTTGAAGCTAATGTTCAACCCAGTACCGCCGAAATGATTTATGTTTCGCAACAGTTAAAGGCTACGTATGGCAATGACTTTGTTGTAACAAGTCCCGTGGCACCATGGAGACAAGCAGACAAAGATTGGGCAGTTGCTATGAATCGCGCAGGTGTTCTTGATTATGTGTCTCCACAATTTTATGATGGCCCTGGATTAAATCAGACGAGTGCAGTGTTGTCTCAACTATCTAGTTGGGTTGGTCTGATTGGAGCGAATCGTATGGGCGTAGGTCTTGGAATTAATAGTAGTGGATACTACTGGACGGCAGCTGAAGCTGGCAATTGTATGCGCCAAGTACTTGCCCAATGGCCAGAAATCAGGGGAGTTTTCACTTGGGAAATTATTGGTGACATGAACCAAGGTAGTCCATTCACAAGGACAATGGCTCCTATTATGGGGAGTGTACCTGTGTCTACGACGCCTGTCGCCCCTGTTCCCACAACCCCTGCTCAGACGACTGTCTCGGTTGACCCAGATTGGACTTTTTATCAAGGGAAGGATTCGTGGAATGGTTTCAGTTCAGACCAGCAGCTTGCAGGAAAAAGCGTAGCTGAATTAAAGGCATGGTGTATTGCAAATGGTGCATCTGGGTTTAATACCAATGGGTACATTAAAACAACTCTTGTAAAACCTTTTCTGTCTGAAAGTACATTTTCTGGTTCAAATCAGGGCCTGTATGTCCGTAATGTTCTTCCGGTTGTTCCTTCAGTTCCCACCGCCCCAGTTGTCACACCAACTCCAGTTCCAGCTGTTACAGCTGTTCCAGTTAATAGTGAAACGCTTATCGCACCTTACATTTGTGGATGGCATCTTGGTAACACGAGTACATACAAAATTCAGAGTTGTATGGATTATTACAATAAGCTTGGTGGAAAGGTAGTTACGTGGGCATTTGTCAAGGGTGATACAAGTGTTGTCAATTCACAAGTGATTGCTGATTTTAAAGCATTTCAAGCAGTTGGTGGCAAGGTAATTGTATCGTTTGGTGGTGAAGGCGGACCTTATCTAGAGGAATCTCTAGGCGCAGATGCCGAATTCGCAGCAATTGATACGCTCATTCAAAAAACAGGCGTATATGGTCTTGATTTTGATATTGAGGGTGAACGCCTTCCTAAATCGGGCCTTAATGATCAGCGCAGTAAAGTTATTGCTCGTATTCAGCAGAAATACCCCAGTTTGTATATTTCATTTACGCTGCCCTCGAGTACAAATGGTGTAATTCAGGATGGTGTTCGTCTTTTACAAAACGCTATTTCTAATGGCGTTCGCGTTGACATGGTTAATATCATGGTCATGGACTATTATGATAATAATCTAGGTAGTCGTTGGGGCCAGACAGCAGTTGCTTCTGGTGAAGGTACGGTACAAACACTACGAGGGCTTTATCCTCAAAAATCAACCGCAGAATTATACAAAATGCTAGGTCTAACTGCCATGATTGGGAAGAATGATGACAATACAGTGTTTAGTGTAGCTGATACCATTACAATTAGTAATTACGCCAAAGACAAGAATATTGGTCTTATTTCATTTTGGAGTATTGAGCGAGATCAAACAGGAACAAATGGAGATTTGGGGACACAGTCCAAAGTTAATACGCGCGACTTTGAGTTTCATCAGGCAATTACGAGTGTTCTTGGGGTTCCATCGGCCTCGGTTCCTTCAGCACCAGTTACCTCGCCCGTTTCGGTTCCTTCGGTTCCTTCGGCTCCAGTTGTTAACATTTCAACAAATCATGCATGGACTGCAAACAGTGTATATGATATTGGAAATGTTGTGAATTACAACGGCGTTACATATAGGTGTATTCAGCATCATTCTAGTATTGACAGCTGGAATCCCATAGCAGCACCATCGCTTTGGGAAACAATATCTGGGTCATCACCCACACCAACCGTGGTTCCTTCGGTTCCTGTTGTAGCGCCCACAAGCACATTATCCGTCGCTGGCAAACACTCTGCCGTTTACTACCAGACCTGGAGCGCCAACTGGGCGAGTTCTCCTGCGAATCATGACCTTACCAAGATTCCAAGTAATATCAATGTTGTATATCTTGCATTTGCACAACCAGACATGGTTTATACTCGTGGCAGTAATACATTCCAGGGAACTGGTCTTCAGTTTTCCGCTGATTTTGCAGTAGTCAAGGGTGCAATTGCAATATTGCGCGCGCGCGGTGTTGTTGTAATGCTATCTATTGGTGGTGCAACATATGCATTTAATTCGGTGAATGCATCGGCAATTGCTAATTTAGTTACAGACCTCGGTCTTGATGGCGTAGATATTGATTGGGAAGATTATCAAGGCGCCGTAGCAAAGGGTAAACTTGGCCCTATTATTCAAAGTGTTCGTAGTGCCTTACCTAGACCATTCAAGGTGTGTATAGCCGCCTTTTCCGTGGGTGCATATGGCAGGGATAAGTGGGTTAATGCTATGCCAGCAAGTCAAAATACAGGGATGTGTGTAGATGGTATTATTAGTAATGGCGCGGATCTTGACTGGATTAACATTATGAGTTATGATGCCAGCCCTGCATATGATCCACTCATTGCCTATGATGCATATCGTAGTATTTACAGTGGTCCATTGATCATTGGTGTTGAAGTACCACCGGAGGCTTGGGGAGGCAATGTAGTTACTGTCACTCAGGCGAGAAAATATTATGCAAAAGCAGATGGACTATTTGTATGGAGTTACCAGAAGACGGGTTCGCCATCATGTGCTGATCTATTGAGCGTAACGGTTCCTTCGGTCCCAGTTGTTCCAGTAACCACGCCTGTTCCTTCGGTTCCTTCGGTTCCTTCGGTTCCAGTAACCACACCTGTTCCTTCGGTTCCTTCGGTTCCAGTAACCACACCTGTTCCTTCGGTTCCTTCGGTTCCAGTAACCACACCTGTTCCTTCGGTTCCTTCGGTTCCAGTAACCACACCTGTTCCTTCGGTTCCTTTGGTTCCAGTAACCACACCTGTTCCTTCAGTTCCTTCGGTTCCAGTAACCACACCTGTTCCTTCGGTTCCTTCGGTTCCAGTAACCACACCTGTTCCTTCGGTTCCTTTGGTTCCAGTAACCACACCTGTTCCTTCAGTTCCTTCGGTTGTCACACCAGATAGTGTTACAAATGTGTCTATCACTGGTTCAGATTTATCCAATCTACTTGTTTCTGCTACATACAATGGGGCCCCCATTTCATTCAAGTGTGCTATTAGTAATCTTGTAAATAAGTCGAGTATCCCCTCTGTCCCTGATACGGCTCCAGTCGCGGTCGTAGCTCCAGTCGTAGCTCCAGTCATTTCATTAAATGTTAATGGCAAAACAATGGATACAATTGCTGGTACTGCAAACATTAACGGTACAACATTTACGGTATCGCCGGGATCATTTGTTCCAACTTCTATTAAGAATCTCATCGTTGCTGGTAGTAATCTGAATGATATTAAAGTATCATTTACTTATAATAACGTTGGTGTTTCCTTTGTAGGTCGTGTTGTATCTCCCACGAATATTACAAATATTAAACTTGGTGCTAGTGATTTACGAATGGTATATGTCAAGTTTGTTTATAGTGACATGCCTATTAACGTAACAGTTATGCAAAATTCATTCAGTAATATTTCAGTGACCAGCGTAGATGATACACATTTTGTACTTGGCGTAACATATGCTGGTTTTCCAGTTTCTATTAAATGTTCCATGACAGATTTAAAGATTCAATAAGTATTATTTTATTGAATAAATGTAAGTGTAATGGACAGGCAAATTAAAACATTACGAGCAAAAATAAGTGGTAAATACTACCCAAAAGAAAGTATTTTTAAAAATATGAAACGAATTGTACGTATTATTGCCAAATGGAAGAAAGGTATCAAGAAGAACATACAAAGTCTTGTTATAGAACATACGCATAATGAACCAGACTCTGATTACAAACGAGTACTAAGTATTCAATTTAAAGATTTACGTAAAGAATACAAAGATTTATCAAAAATTCAACTGGAATTGTTGGAAGTTTTAGTTTCGTATTAAAAATACTAACTTATAATAAAATAATAAATATGAGCCCATACGTATTATTTTATAGCTATGCGTGTGATTTTTCCAAGGAAATTATAGAAACACTTAAGGAACACAATATTGAAACCATTGTGGATTATTATTGTATAGATGGGATTGACCGGAGTTTAATTCCATCATATGTAACTCACGTACCAACACTTCGTATCAAAACGAAATCAGACCAATTTGTATTGGTTGGTAAAGAAATTACCGGTTGGATTTCGGAATATCTTTCAAAAACAAAGGTACCACCGCGACGTCGTATTGTAAAAGAAGAACTTGTAGAGACACAACAGAAAGTGGAACAGCAACAGTTACCTGGTGACTTGATTCCAAGGAAGAATCTAAATACTTCGTTTAAGGAATCCAAAGAACTTGAAACACCATCTGAAATGGTTGGAACTCCAGAGGACCAACCCTTTGATTCTTATATTCAAGATGACGGCCCAGGATTCGACGAACTTTTTTCGGGTGTACAGGACACCACTACTACACCTGCGGTTGCCTCTGGCCCAGATCGTCCAACCCAGTTGAGTTCACGTAAGGACAATGAGTCGTCGTTTGACGATCGTCTTCGTGCAATGGAAGCACTACGAGACAGTCAACTTACCACTTTATAAATAACTAAAAATGAAATTAATAAAATAGTAAATTAATGGTTCGTAAGAAATGTAAACATGGAAAACAAAAAGACAAGTGTGTCGAATGTGGAGGTGTTGGGATTTGTGTTCATAAAAAACGAATGGAAATATGTATAGAATGTGACGGGTCTGGTATATGTATTCACAAAAAATTAAAAGCTCAGTGTAAAGATTGTGATGGTTCTCAGATTTGTGTTCACAAAAAACAAAGGGCTCAGTGTAAAGAATGTGGTGGATCTCAGATTTGTATTCACAAAAAACGAAAAGCTCAGTGTAAAGAATGTGGTGGATCTCAGATTTGTATTCACAAAAAACGAAAGGATAGTTGTATTACATGCACTCCAAACTCCAAAGCTTTTTGTAGTAAATGTCGGTTATTTCGCGTGAATAAATCTAGTAATTTTCTTTGTGGTTATTGTAATCCTGAACGAAAACAACATGTAAAAACCAAGGAAAATAACCTTAAAGTTTTCTTGGAACAACAAAACTACACCCTTGAATACAACAAGTCTGTGCGAACAGACACTTCATGTCAATTGTATTTCCCAGATTTTGTCATTGACTGTAATACCTTTTTTATTGTTATTGAATGTGATGAAAATGCACATAAAGGCTACCCTATGGATTGTGAGAAAATCCGAGAGAATAACATCATGTATCAGCTAGGATTACCATGTGTCTTTCTACGATGGAACCCGGATAAGAAAAAAGTTAAAATGAAAACAAAATTAATGGTACTAAAAAGTACTATTGATTTTTATAGGTCATTCTCCGAGATAAACCCAGAAACAGTTTATTTATTTTATTAATTATTATTTACGTCTCGTCACAATGACTGTTAATATAACAAGTACAATTAAAATAGCAATTAAATCTGTAATTTGTAATGAGCCTTTTACAGGTATATCACAAAATGCAAGTGCATTGGATACAGCAGACTCTAATGATGTAAAGTGATACTTTGAATAACCATTCTGCGTACCTACGTTGTAAATGTCTGGTATTAATGTATCGAATGGAATAAATGGTTCATCTGGTGTTTTAATAAAAGCGGTATCATTTCCACGATACATTAGCTTTACCGTTGGGTCTGGAAGGTCGGGAAATGCTTCACGAAGTTGATTCAGCATTTCTTGAAGTATTTCCTTTTTGGTAAATTCCTTTGGTACAAGGTCCTTTTTAGTAACTGCCATGCTAATCACTGTTCTACTATTTGGATGATTAAATTGTGTATAATCACTAAGTACAATAAAAACTAACCCCCATTTACTTTTTGGGAACCCCCAAACTTTTGGTAAATCAATGATTTTATTCCAATGGAATGTCGCCGAAATATATTCCAAATAATCTGTTTTTTCAGCATAATCTTCAAAATTTTTACCTAACAAATCAATATGTAATGTTTCACTCAAACGTTGAATATTTTCAGGTGGTATTGCTAAAAGTATCTGAGAGTATTGAATAACAGAACCATCACTCAAATCACAATGTTTTATTTTTGGATCTAAAGATACAATTGTTGTGGACATTTTAAAAGTTACACCCTTGGAGACAAGGTATTCGTACCAAATCTTGAATAACCCAATATCATTTGGCAAACGTGGTTGATAAAGACCATACAATCCTTGCTGATTTACAAGAGACAATAATTGTAATAATGAATACCGCTCAGAAGGTGCTCCATCTGTTAACCGACACATACGATCAATATAATCTTTAGTTTCTTCACTCATGTCATTTTGTTCCATAAAGTCATAAACAGATGTATTGTATCCATGTGATGAATCAAGTAATAATTTACCAAACTCTATTGCAAAAAGAGCCAAGTCTCTTGTATTTAATGAAGACAAACTTTGTCCGCCAATACTAGAGATATCAAACTGATACTTCGTAAATATTTCTTCAAATGATGTTCCCATTTCTTTAAGAATGTCCTTAGTATTTGTGTATGCACTGGAATAGACGCGTGGTCCATGTTCTGTAAAGTACCCATTTTCACGTCGTACGCGGTGTGCTCCTCCAAGTGTACTTTCCTTTTCAATTACTAAAATGTTCCCCTGTAATTTTTGAGCGAGTGTAAGGCCCGTAGGCCCAGCACCAACAATTAACGTATCTACTTTAATAGTAATGTTCATTATTATTAAAGTACATTAAAAATACATTAAAAAATACATTTACGTGGTTGCATTGATATATACAACCTTGAATGTCAATGAATGATCTAGACCATTGAAATCATATAAACCATTATAAGAATTAAAAGATAAATGCAAATGATCTAGTTTTGGCATCTGAGGTTGAAAAACTTTAACTGCATTGTAATCAGAACTTGTACTAAAGTATTTGCGCCCAGTAGAATCGTCATTATTAAGTGGAATTTTAGCAAACGCATTGTGTGTGATTGAATGTGTACTTGTAATGTTACGAATGTTTTCAATGGCTAGCGTAAGATATTGTTCTTTATCCAATGATACAATTGTATCCGACGTATAACTAGATGTCCCCGTTTTGTCAACAGCATTCATACCGAACAGGCGTCGTGAAGAAGAACTTGAAAACAATACGGAAAATAAGGTGCTTGTACCACCAATATCAGATGAAAGTATTACTTTATTTTGTGATGCAAGTGTTGTAATATTTAATGTATAACTTGCGCCATGTGCACTTGCATTGTTCATTGTTGTTTCCACGATACTTTTAAATGAAGCAAGTGTAGAATAATTTCCCGGAGGAATTGTTGCAACGATAACGGTACTTCCAGCGACTTCCTTAAATTGAATTACATTATTTGTAGAATTGACATTGTATTCACTAATAGGAATTTCGGCAGTGACCAATTCAAGTGAAATAACATTGGGGTAACTACGAAGCAGGTCAATGCGATAATTGGAGGGGGATGGAAATAGTGTTGTATCGCGATCGCGCGAATCAATAAGGATGTGATCGGTATAATACTCACCGTTATTATTTTTATTGTAATCGGCAAGAACATCAGGTTCTGTGATAAGTAACTGTTCAGCTTCTACTGGGTCTATATTTTCAGTTTCTATCTGGGCGTCATCTGTACTCGTGATAAACGTAGGTACATTTGCATTCTCCAATGGTTTTACGGTATTTTTAGCAATGACAAAATCATTAAATACGTCAAGAACCTTTTTATTTAAATCCAAAAGTGGAGTATTGTCTGGCTGAGTCTGTTTTACGTAATTCATGACTTCAGAAAGTAGTTCATACTCTCCATTATCACCAATTTGATAATCAATTTGTTTTAATATGTATTTGTATGCTACAGAAAAGAGCATTTGAGCGTTTCTTTCATCAAAGAATGATTCCATTATTATTATAATATAATCTTTTATTTGTAAATAAATTTACTTTTTAGGTGGAATATAGACGATATCATTCATACACGTTCCAATATTGGCTATTTGTCCGAGCATAATCGCCGGCGTTACCCCAAGTAAATTATCTTGTTGTGAGAACACACTGGCCTTCGCGAGTTGATCTACCGTTTCCTCAAATGAACTGGCAGACAATACAGATGCATCTCCCTTGCGAACACCATGGCGATCCATGGAAATGAGAATACTACCATGTGTAATTGTATCTACTAATAGTTCTGTGTGTCGCGAATTAATGTAAATACCATTGTCAGACAATAGCTTTTGAATTTCTTGGAATAATAGTTCACGAGTAGCTTCCATACCAAGTACATCAAAAGTATTTGAAATATTATTAGAAATCGTGTTGTATGGGTTAACAAAAGGTAGTGCTAGAATATCTTCTAGATATCCGCCGTTAGCAACAATCTTGTTATTGTCGTTATCAGTGAATGTGTTATCAATACTCAAATTACCACAAATCCATATTTTTTGCAAGTCATTTGCAATAGTATGTAATATCTCTTGGGTTTCCATGGCGTGTATTTCTGGGCGAATAAATACCTTTAATTTTTCAGCATTATCATGACTCGCAGAAACAATAACTTTTCGTTGTGTAGTATAAGACGAAATTGTATCTACAATTTCATTAAGATATACACGCTTACTTACCAGAGACGCGTCATTAAGAGTCAATACGAGAACCCATGGACTTTCGCCCGTAGGTTCGTCATAAAAGTTATCATCAGGTACGATAGAACTATTACTATCATAATGAATATCCACTCGTTCCGTGAAATCAGTTAGAACCGAATACTTTAAATGTTCGGATAATAGATCAATGTGTGACAAGAGGGTATTATCCTTTAATTCCATTGTAATTGTAGAATTTTGTGGTGCTTTACTCACATTAATAAGCTCTCGAAAGCGGGGAATACCAGCAGTAATCTGTGTCTGAGAAGCAATACCAGCACTATGAAATGTGTTTAGAGTATTGTGTACAATTAATCCGTTACTACAAGCAAAACTTTCAATATCCCTTACTGAAAAATCATATACAAATTGATTTTTGGTGTCATGAATAACTTCAATTTTTGTGATAGTATCCCACAACACGTCACCAGAAACAGACTTCTTTAATATCATGAGTTCGTTGGAAATATCCACGTTTAATACTCGTGCTTTTTGTTCCATAATTGGAATGAACTTTTTAAGACATTCGCGACCGATACTATCCTTTTTAATAAATGAATTTAAGTGATGAAGCATTTCAGTTTTAATACTAATATCATTTAGAACAGTTCCAAAGTTTTTAATTTTATCAATATGGTCTGTTCTATTCGTATTATTAAGGTTGTCTATTAATTCTTCTAGTGTATTCCTTTTATAAGAAATATTAAATCCAATATTTTTACTAAATGAATAAATATGTTTAGATAGTAGTGCAATTTCATAAAATAGTGGTCGTTGTTCGTGTATATTTGTCATAATTCCAAAACGAGTTAGTAGTAACCCAATACCATACAACAATTCTTTGGAACTACCATGCGCACGAACTGTTCTATGGTTGGTATCATTGAAAACATTACCATCACCATCAAAGTAATTAGATAATAATCCTTTTAGGAAATCATCGGGAGCATTCAGTGTCCATTCGGGTATGTGTTTAGTATTATGGGTAGTGCCACACCACATCTTTATTAAATCAACAAATAGTCTTGAAGAAATTGTAATTTTATAACATGGTTTAGCGCCGCCAAACCCACGTGGATTGTTGTCCGTTACAAAAGTATATTGTAAATTATATTGTTCGCAAAATTGGCGTGTATTTTCAATGTATTCCATTTCAGTATTCATCATTTGTATTGTATTGGAATCTTTACTAACATGACAATCGGATAAGACTTGTCCAATGAAACATCCAAATGTGTAATCTAGTGGTATTTCAACGGGAATACCAGATGTATCCTTGGTTGTTTTAGCCGATGATATTTTAGCAGAATAAATCAGTCCGTCGCGGATAATAAAACGGTCTGTGTTAATATATTCTGTTAAGCGAATTGTTTTTTGTGTATTTTCAGGGCTTAATTCAGCAATAATAGGTACAATTGTTCCTACTTTTAATTGAGAACCCTTGATAGGAACAACTTTATTATTTTCGCGTGTCAAAAAGGAGTGTGACATGGTAGCCGTGATTGTTCTCCCAGACTTTGTAGACACTTTTACCATGGAACCATTGACGGGATGGCGAGAAACTTCGGTGAGTTGTCCGAATTGTACTTTTTCATTTTCCGATAACCCAGGAACAGAAAGATTCCATTCTACAGGAATGGTTAAAATAGTAGATTCTTGGTTATCTTCTGTAATGTGCGTTTTAATAACACTCTTTTCGTGTTGTTCCATGAGAGTGTCGATATAATCACCAATAGCTACAATTTTAGTTTTATCATTATCTTTTAGAATAACTTTGGTATTGCGTTCAACCGACATTTGTGTTAGTGATTCTCCGATGGCTTGTGCTGCAAGTGGTCCGACACATTCTCCTGGGTCTACAATTCCACGCAGATACTTGTCCTTAATTGTCTGTAGGAATTGAATGTATTCCTTTTTAGTAAATGAATATTTACTGACCAACATTTTAGGAGCACAAAGGGTTAATAGACCTTGTGTAATATTTTTAATGTACTGGTCTCGTAGCATGACAAGCATACCATTAATTTTCAATGAGTCAATTGTTTCGATTAAATTATTATAAAGAAAGTCATAGGATAATGTGGTTTTTGCCTTACCCTTAAACGGTTTGAACGTGTTATTGAGTAGACGTGGAAGATTAAATGGTAAAAAGATTTCATGAGAAGCGGGAAGAAATGTTTTTAAAAGTTCTAGTTCATTTGTTTGATCAATGGAAGAGTCGTGACCCTTTGTAAAATAATCACTTGGATTTGTAATAAGGTAATCTTCTGGTGACGAATTAATATGGTGTTTTTCAAGGTAGGTTGCGTCCATTGAATCACCACCATACAAAAACTGAATAATCTGACCGTTAAATGTCTGTACATAATTTCCAATACCAATCTTGACGTCCTCCATGCTCTTCATTAATTTGCGCTGAAGGTATCCAGTCTCCGCAGTATCATAAACCTGTAACCCATTTGCCAGACCAAAATTCAGTGTAGATGGAACAGATATATCATATACCTTTGGATACTTTTCTGCGGATGGTATGCGTTCCATACTTATAATTTCATCAAGAATTGTGTCATTTTTAACAGAATACATATTAGAATGTTTCAAAATCGTTGTAGATGTAGAAATTAATTTTAATTTTTCATTTTTGTCATTACTTGACAATTGAATTATTTCTGCAAATTTTTTGGCAAATTTACTTCTAATAGACAATCTATTGGATGGTGATATATTTACAGTATTGAAGTTATTTTGTTTAAGTATAGACGCGCTCATTTTACTAAAAATACCAAACCGTGTAAGAATCATGCTAATACCTTCAATTAACTGTTTGGAAGCACTGGACACATCAATAGAATTCTTAGTAATACACCCATCGCCAGAATAATATCCATTTAACAGACCAGTAAGAAATTCATCAGGTGCATTAAAAAAGATTGGGGGAATAAGTTTTGTTTTTGAATTATCACCTAGTAGTTTTTTAAAAAATATTGCAAGAATAGTACTATACCCACGAATTGTTGTTGATGTCCAGTTTTTATTATTAGTTTTAGAATCAATTTTACAAGAAATAGATTGTTTAGTAAACCATTCACTAACAATACTCAGTAATTTTTTGTCATTATTCGTGATGGATACAATCCCAGATTTTTCATCACTATGACCTTCTGCTAAATATAATCCAATGATAAATCCATTGATATTATTAAATTCAAAATCATTTGTTATGTTTGTAGTTCGTTTTGCATGTATTGGGTATACACAATTTTTAGTCAAATTTTCAAGACGAACCAGCATTCTTTTTGAAGTCATAACGTATTATATAATATACGTAATTCATTTTTGGTTAATCATATTGTAGTTTTTATTCATGTACGAAAAATTTGTTAGATAGATAATCTGATATTTTAATAGAATGTGTAATTTCACTGGGGTCGCATCGGATTGCTACTGGCACTTTATCACCAATAACAACATCCTTTGTATCTTTTGGTTCATATTCAAAACCATTCCATACTAATAGTGATTTACTATCTACTACTTTTACCTCACGTCCATGTTTTGTTTTAATAATTGTAATGTATTCGCTAGGGTCATGGCGTGTAATGTGTGTAATTTTTTCCCAACTCATATTTCCATGATTGTCTGTAGATTGAATGAGAGTTTCTCCTTGAAGTTTTAATAATTCCATATTGGCTTCTTCTGGAGTGTGATGTTTAATTTGTTCTTTATTTTGTTCCAAGTGAGTATCAACCCACTCACCAATACATACTCTTTTCATCATACCGTTTTCTTTAATAATTAGTTCAGTATCACCAGTTACAGACTTGACGGCGGTATCAATAAGACCTTCGCGACCACTCATACTATGACAAAACCACTCTAACGGCTCTAGGCCAGTCAGGTAACTATTACCCACAAATCCACGAGCGCTTGGTTCTAGTGTATATTTGGCTACATGAGGGAATGGGCGGTCAGTGAACCCATCTGCTACTCGCCCCATTGTTCCGTCTGCATTTTTAACAACCTGCTGTCCAACCAATCCCATGATTTGTGAAATATTTAATGGCGAGCCCTTGGAACCCGCGGTAACCATGTCCTTGATACGATTGTTATGAAATACATTCTTTGTTGCGAGTGAACCAACATTATCACGGGTTGCATTGAGAAGATTCAAAACGTCATGTTCAAATACAACAGAACTAGCCGTGTCTGTTGTTCCATTATCTACCTTGGCAATTTCTTGATATACTTTTAGTTTAGTATCTTCAATAACAGTGTTAATCTCGCTCTTTGTCTTAATATCTACAATCGCATCGGATAATCCAACAGAAAATCCTTGTGTCATTAACCACCGATTGACAAGAATACTAATATTATCCATAAATTTTACAGTTTCATGAGCACCATAGTCATTCCAAATGACATGAATAAGGCCACCACTTGCAGTACCCATATGTTTTTTAGATAGTTCTCCTTCGATTAATTGTCCATGCGAAATAACAACATCACCATTCGTATAATTTAAACTATGAGGAATAAAGAATGAAAATACTTCCTTGCCAGTGTACTCTTCTTTATATGGAACATCTGGTAGGTCATTGTGAATATATCCGAGAATATCCAAGAGGTCTTCCCTAGAAATAACAACACCATTTTGTGTAATTTTCATACACCCTAGGAGATTGTCTTGGATACAGCCAATGACTGGCTTGTTAGACTGTGCACTTACAATTTGATGAGGTACTGCAACAAGTTCTGATAGTTCAATACTGGTCTGGATGTGGCGCGGCGTGTGCATGTTCATTTCCGAATATACCGGGCATTTCTGCCTACTTTAACTGGGGTTCCATCACTTCCCCACGGTCTAGACTATATCTTAAGCCTTCATTGGGAGTTACTAATTCCCTCAGACCCACAAACATTTAGTCGTTGAACCTTCTCCATAGTCTAGTACGCCAGGCGACCTTAGGAGCATGGCTGCGGATTGTCCATTTCAGTCATTGTGAATGACGTTCATACTTGATGATTTTACCACAGCACAAATCGCTATGCGATTTTGCACTGGCATGCCTAGCATGCGTGTGTTCGGTCATTACCCGAGTTCAATTAATATCTTTCGAAATTAACCTGGTTATCAAGCCTTTAGGAGTTTCCCGCAATTTGAATGTGTTGCTTCAATTCTTTTAAAAATGACAATACTCTATCATATACATGGTCTTTGTTTTCATTCTTGAAATAAAATGATGTGGAAATTTTACCAATTTTAATGAAAAATTTAGATTTTCGTTGAGATATATAAGATTCTAAATCATTATCAAGTTTCAAAGTTGGACATTTTGTAAATGTTGATATGCGTGTTTTGTGATGTTGATTAATAGCAGATTTAGATGACCGAAGTTTGAACTCATCGGTACTACAAAAATCTTTCAATCGTTTGGAAATTAAAGCTTTTGTTTCTAATGAATGATTGTAGTTAACAATTTTGGAGTCTACAGTTTTATCAACAGCTGAAATAACTGATGTATAAAATTGATTTTTTCCACCAATTGTCAAATTATATCCACTAGGGAACAATGATGAATATTTAATAATATTCTCCTGCTCATATTTATCCAATTCTTCCACATTACACTTGAGTATCAACTCAACAATAAATGTTTCTGTACCATATTTTCGAATAGAATTGTTTAGAGCTTTTGATTCATTGATTTTGGAACATAATGCTTCTGAAATATGTTCGTCAAATCTTTTCTGAAAACCAAATGGTCTATACTTTCCTTTATTCAATCTATGAGAAACGGTTTGACCAATATAAACTTTTTCATTGATAATGTTTGTAATTCTATAAATTTCTCCAAAAATCAACGATTTTTCATCAAGAGATAAAATAGAAGACTCCATGATTATAAGATAAAATCATTTTTAAAAATTTATTGAAACTAGCGAGTAGCACGCTTTTCACGCTCGCTGTTGGCGACCAAATAAAAAATCGCCGTCGAAATCAGCATTGTATGGTGTGCATGCATTTGGGTTCAGCCGGAATGTTAGTTCTGGTAGAACCCGCACTTTATGTGCCATCATACTTTGCTTGTGTAGACTCGGTTGCCTGTTAAATAGCACATAATCACCGTCCATCAAGTGACGCTCTACAAAATCGCCTGGACGAATCTGTAGAATATCGCGAAATTTTTCACGGTGAGGATTGGATTCATTCTTGAGCTGAGTAAAGAGTACTTTGAGGGCATACTTTTGCTTATTACGAGTAATGTAAAGAGCTCCAGGATACTGATCCAGACCATTATCTACAATACTCTGTAGGTGACGAATATTATACTGATTAACAAGTTCGTTCATTGTCATTTTTTTAGCAATTTCAATCGGAACACCCAGTTCTTCCACAGACAGTGTAGGGTCTGGTGTAATGACACTACGTGCAGAAAAATCTACACGCTTTCCCATCAAATTACCACGAACACGTCCATGTTTACTTGTTAACTTTTCAGTGAAACATTTAAAAGGCCTATTGCTCCTATTCTGACTAACAGGAACATTACTTAGCTTGTTGTTCATGACGGTTGTAATATGAATTTGAAGGTGATTATAACGGTCTTCAATAATTTTATTCTTTTTGGTAATGAATGCTTCTAGTTTCATTTGAACTTCTTCCTTGGATGTATCTACCAATTCATTCAGTTGATCCGTGTATTTTGATACATCTGTATCAAAACGGTCAAGTTCGGTGGATAGTGCCTTATTACATTTTAAAATATCAATGTATTTGTACGTTAGATCACATTCACTGCGCATACCACCATCATGAAATACGCTTGGGCGAATACAGGGGGGACCCACTGGTAGGACAGATAGTACCATCCATTCTGGTCGAGAATATTTTGGATCAAAACCAAGCAGTTTACAGTTTGCATCTGTAATTTTTGATAAAATATCAAAACATTCATCGCCAGTCATGGGTGTTTTTTCAGTGGGTGTATAACCAGTGAATAGTTGAATATTATCACGAGTAATTTTTGGCTGAACATGTAAACATTCGCTACAACATCCACGTTCCTTGATACTAGCAGTGTATCCATTAAACCGCACGGAACCCTTTTTACTCTGTATAGCAGTGTTTGGTGTATTGGGTAAAATAGAAGAGCACTTGACACAAACAACCTGAACTAGACGAAGAATTGTTTTAATATAATGAGGAACATAACACTTTTTTACTAGTTTAATACATCCGAAATGACCCTGGCAATCAGAAACAGAACCGGAACATGTACCACAAAGATAACTAGAATCTATAACACCCATACGAATGTCAAATAGACCATTAAATTTTGGTTCGTTTCGTTCATAAAGATCAATTGTTGTAATTTCACATACAGCATTGTCTAAAATATCCTGTGGGCTATACAGCGCAAACTGTATTCCCTTAATTTTCTTGATAGTTTCGGGAGTTGCCATCTATTAGTATTCTTTTAGTCCTTTTCATTTTCAATTCCATATGGTAACAAAAACATTGTTATATAATAATCAACTATGAATGGTAGTGTTGTATTTTTAGTATTATTTTTGTTTTTATTAATTATTGGTACGGTGATTGGTGGAGTAATTTTATTACAAAAAAATAAGGATACGGTCGAGACAACAACGACACTTGCACCATCTACAACAACACCAGCACCAGCAAGTTCTACCACAACAACACCCACAACACCAGCACCCACAACACCAGCGCCCACAACACCAGCGCCCACAACACCAGCGCCCACAACACCAGCACCCACAACACCAGCGCCCGCGGCGTTATTACCTATCACTAGCGGTCTTGATGCAGTATACCGTGCTAGTGAGTATGATACAGCCACGCCTACAAAACTTAAAAACATTGTTGTGCCAGGTACCAGCGATGCTGTAGTTTCTGGATCATTGGTAGTATCAGAACTTAATGGTAAAAAAATCTTAACAGGGGCGCCCAGTACATCTATTGTATTTAAACAACTTCCTTCAAATTTTACATTATTTACCGTTGCTAGATATACAGATACCGGTACACAAGGACGTATATTCCAAGGGGAAACTGGTAATTGGATATTTGGTTTTTGGAACAAACAAACTGGCGTTTCGCATTATGATAAGGCGACTTGGATCACAGGTAGTGTCAATATTCATAATAAAGGTTCTTGGCTTATTTCAACATCTAACAAGGAGACGTATCGTTCTAATGGAATAGATCGTACAACAAATATTGACATTGATGAACCAAGTTTTCCAGTGTTGACTATTAATAAAGGTTCAAATGATAACTCTGATTTTATGTTTGCAGAAGTTATTATTTATAAACGCAAATTAACAAGAACAGAAATGGATACCATTGAAAATTATCTTGCTACCAAATACAGTATTCCTCTTACAACCGTTGCGCCCACATGTACAGCCGACGATTCTGGTTGGTCACCAAAAACAGTTGTGGCAAATGCTTCGACTACAAAAACATGCCCTAAATGGGGAGATCAATCTACAGCGGTATGCAATGCAGATGGTACATTCAATGTAACGAAACAATGTTCTAATGCGGCAATACCTCCTAGTTTTGTATTACGTGGTAATTACCAAGGTAATAATAAAATTTGTAGTGCGTGGGATGGAGAGGCAAAATATTTAAGATGTTCTCGTGACAATGTAGGAGGACCATGGGAACAATTCCAGGGTCAAGATAATGGTGATGGAACTGTATCCTTCAAAAATGTACAGAGTCAAGAATGGTGTTCAGCTGATGATACATGGGTAAGATGTAATAGGGGTGTGAGTGGAAATTGGGAAAAATTTAGATTAGAACCAGGAGCAAATGGTAAAACTTTTATTAAAAGTGAAAAATCAGGCCAATATTTGGTGTCAACCGGGAATGAAACACAATATAGGAGTAATAATAAATTACAATACGAAGAATTTACTATTCAGCCCATCTAAAACTGAAAAGATAATAGAATATATAGTAATAGAATGGGTATTCCGAGTTATACAAAACGACTCTTAAAATCTAATCAAGTGATAGAGACGCCCGAAAATATTGATAATCTTTTTATTGATTTTAATGGAATGATTCATCCAAGTTCTCATAAAGTTATCAAAAAATACACGGAACTTGGTGGTACATATACCAAGGCATTTATTGAAACTGCCATTATCAAACAATGTTGTGATGATTTACAAAGTGTTGTAAAGATGACAAACCCATCTGGACTATTGTATATTGCAGTAGATGGCGTTGCTCCATTTGCAAAGTTGAAACAACAACGTCTTCGTCGGTTCAAGATAAAGGAAGATAGTTCTCCATTATTTAATAGTTCTAGTATTACTCCTGGGACAATTTTTATGGATAAATTAAATAAACGTGTTCAAGTTTTTTGCAATAAAACATTTAAACATTTAAGGGTAATTTTTTCTGGATCAGATATTCCAGGGGAAGGTGAACATAAATTAATCAATTATCTAAGAAATACACCAGAAATTAGTGAGGAGACATCTGTATTGTTTGGTTTGGATGCAGACTTGGTTATGCTTACACTTTCAACACATCTAAACCATCTTTACATTTTCCGCGAAGAACAAGATCCACAAGTCATTAAAGATTATGGTTCTCATACTTATATTAACGTTCAACGTGTACGAGACTATCTATTACAAGATGTGGTCGCTAAAACGAGCATTGAGTCACCAGATATTTGTACTATTATTAATGATTACATTCTTCTTTGTTTTCTTGGAGGTAACGATTTTATTGGACATATACCAAGTATTGAAATCAAATGTGGTAGTCTGGACAAATTAATGGACCTCTACTGGGAATTTCTTTTAAAAGAAAATACAAGTGGATATCTGACAACCAATTTTAAAATTAATTGGTCACCTTTTAAAAAGTTTATGAATAACCTAGCAAGTAAAGAACAGGAAATGGTAGTTGAAAACCACAAATTAATGTCTAAACGTAAGTCACCTGATGCTGAACTACCATTTAGTGATCCTATTAAGTTTCATACAAGAGGTTGGGAACTGCGATATTATCAGGAATATTTTCTTGTCGGCGAAACAGTTGAGCCAGAGGAAATTAAAGAATGGTCTAATCAATATATTGATACGCTTGAATGGATATTAATGTATTATTCTGGTAAATGTATAGATAACCAACACTATTTTAATCACAATCATACACCTATTCTTCGAGATATTAATAAGCAACTACAAAAACGAACAACAGATACTATATTCAAGGAAACACCATTTTGTTCTCCCCATGAACAGTTGTTGAGTGTATTACCACCTAGTAGTTTTGAATTATTACCCAAGGAATATCGTATAGTCGCCGAAAAACATTTGGCTCATTGTTTCCCTATAAAATGTATAGAAGATACTAGTTATTGTACAATGAATTGGCAGGCGAAAGTTATATTTCCTCCCGTAGACTTTGCTGAAATGATTCGTGTTGCCAAGGCAAATACTTAATTTGTCGCTTAATAGTAATAGAATGTCAGAAAGTAATAAATTAAGTCTTAATCAATTGAATTTAGCTATCCAAGATGCTGGAAAATTACATGATAATAAACCAATTAAAGTAATTTTTGTAGAAGGCGTACTGGTTGGTGTTTTATTATTAGTACTTGTTGCATTATTAAAAAGTGTATTTAAAACACTATCGTCAAACGTAGTTATCGTTGCAGCTGGATTTTTATTTCATATTTTGTTTCAATTACTTGGGCTAAATTATTCATACGTAATTAATTATATTCAAAGGTACAGCACAAGTTAGTTAGCTAGTACATTCGCCTGAACAAACGGAACAATAATGATTTAGCAATAATGAAGATGAGTTACGAATACTTACAATATTATTCGTATTACACTTTGCACATACTCTTGAATTATTTTTAGGTAATGTTGGATCCAACATTAAAATATTATTGTGTTTTACATTACAATTTACGTTGTTAATGGCACTGTCTTGGTAAATACGACTAAAAATAATTGTAGTATCAACCGGAATATTAATATCGCAATTTTTACATTGGTACATTAGTACTTTATTATCAATGTCGTCATATAATGTATAAATCTGATTGCAGTGCACACACAATTTCATTTACTATACGTGTTATTTCATTTTTGGTTGGTTGTATTTCAATATACTTTTTGTTTGACGTATCACCTTGTGATTTAATTTTTCAATTTGTTTGATAATTTTTGCATGAATTTTTGGGTCATTTGTTTCTGCTAATTTTAATTTTAAATTAGCAAGCATATTATTATTTGTATCCAGATCAGAAACAATAGTTGTTAATTTTGTCATGACATCATTAAAGTTCATTTTACTTTATTACCTTATAGTATAGTAATAAAAAAGAATGGAAGAGTATCTCAAATATGCTATAATGTGTCATGAAAGTTACGACAAAAAATTATTATTATCAGAAAATAGCAGTATTATTAATATAGAAGCAAATGGTTCTCTGGCACAGGTACATATATTAGGTGATAACGGTGATTGTGATGAACTCATTGTAGTTTTTCGTGGAACGGATAATTTCCTTAATGTTCTTAATGATTTGGAAATTCAACAATCACCGTTTCAAATGGGGGAAGTTCATGATGGATTTTTGGATTATTATAATAATATCAAGGTTCAATTATTACGAATTATCATGTCTTTAGAACCAAAGGTTATATCATTCACTGGTCATTCATTGGGTGTCAGTGTACTGCTACTTGCCATTGATATTCATTTCCAAACACAAATAAAAATCAAAGATATTGTATTATTTGCTTCGCCAAAAATTGGGAATAAATACTTTGTAGATTTTTGTAACAAGGAAATGACACAAATTGTAAATATTATTCACTATATAGATATCATACAATTCATGCCCCCTACGAAAAAATATTATGCACTAACTAATACATTGATTACACTTGGAAATAATGGTGTACTAAATCAGGTAAAACAGAAATGTTTTAAATGGTTTAAGTGGATATTTACAACAAATATTGTAAAATCTCATTCTATTTTAACTTATATTGACTTATTATCAAAAAAAAAATAAATTAGTCGTGTTTACGATGACGATTACATCGAGAGTCTATAAAAAAATGAATAGGTACATTGTCCATTTGGTTTAGTCCTGGAGAACTTGGACGAATTGTGCGTCTTGATTTTTCAATTACATCCCATCTATGAGACGTAGTAAGGTGTTGTAAAAATAATTGTATTTCATGATGTGTAAAAAATGTACCAGTGTGAACTGGGAAATTATAAATAGTTGTTTTATTATCCATCATATAACTCTTGGTACGTCTCTGATGGTCCCAGTATCGTAGTAAAAATAATATATCATAAACATATTCCTTTTGATTAATATAAAATGTTCTAAATAAATATCCCTTATCATTATTTTCATGTATTTCACCATCTTCATTATAAATATCATTTGGTGGTGGATTGTTTTCATAGTGTGACCCATTAGCACGTGGAATATATTTTTCTATAATGGCGTATTTATCACTCGAGTTGGAAAAATAAATATCATTTATCCCCTTGCTAACAGAAAAAATACCCGACGCAATTAAATAGTCTGTAATTTCGTCGTGATAATTTCCCATACTTGTAAAAAGTACATTTGTTTCATCCAATATACAAAACTCTTTTTTTGCTTTTATAATTATTTTTTGAACCATTCCAAAATTGTTCATTTCACATGCTAGTATCAATGGAGTTTTAACATTTGAATAGTCTCGTAAAAGCATATTTAAATCTAAACCTGGCAATTCCATAATAGCATCAAATACATCATATTTCAAGTATTTAATACTATTAAATAATTCCTTATGTACTAATAAATTCATCAGATCAAAACGTTCAATCTCAATTGCAATATCAATGGAACGTTTGCCCATATTATTTCTAACGAACGGACTTGCTAGACTTTTTAATAATAGGGAAATTATATGTTCATTTTCTGCTAACACTGCAAAATGGAGCGCTATTTCGCCATCTTGATTGGTAAGATTAATATTTGCGAAATGATCTAATAGTTTTTGTACAAACAATAACCCATGACTTTCCCTGCAAGCAAGATGTAGTGCTGTATTACCATAAATATTACACTGGGTTAAATTTACACTGCCTCGTTCAAGAATCCTAACAAATAGTTCTGGGTAGTTGTAACGAATACAATACATCAATGGTGTCGAACCAATGTTGTCCGATACATTCACATTGAATAATGGATTTTGTAATAGGTCATAACATGCATCTGTATTGCCTATCTCACATGCATACCCAAAAAGTGTCTTGCCGTTGGTTGTTACTATATTTACTTCAGTTCCTTCCCGAAGAAGATTCGTGTCATACACGATATGTTCCATTACTAATAATGAATAAAATTAATAATAGCAAAATAACAATAGTAATAGTGATAGTGATAGTAATTGTAATATACTTAAATGAATTCGAAGTTTCCTCTAGAGGCAATTCTTGTCCGCAGAAGTTTTTTGTGATTTTTCTGTTATCCAAATCGATTCCTGCAAATGTAAAGAAATCTTGTAATGATCGAACCTTTCCCAAACCATATCTTCCATAATCATCATTGCCATTGTAAATGATATCCTTTACTTTTTTCACCGCATCATCATCTTTATAATTTTTGTCAGTCCAAATTTTCGGACTTTCTTCACGGGTGTATTCGTGATATAATATATTTTCGGACGGAGAAAACACATCATATCCATGCGTATAAAACCGAATACTTTGTAAAATTTCCTCACCTACAAAAAGATAGTCTAGTGTAGGATCATAAGGTAACTCTTTTAAAAAAGATGCATCACTAAAATGAAAACCACCAGCAATAAAGGGGACTGGTGTGTATTCTCCATTGGTATCAAGAATTGCTGCGCCACCAAAGGATAAAATGTCACGATCATTGAAAAAAGCATGACAAATACGCGTAGTTGTTGTCGGCGATGCATCCGGCTTATTCTCTGTATGTGCCATGGGGTAATAACTTAGTACTGGTTTTTGAGACAAATTACTTTTTTTAATGTCTTGAATCATCTTGATACATTTTTCATCCCAGTTTGCTACAAATGTACTGTGAGAATCAATTTGTAAATAATACGTTTCGTTATTGTGTAATGTAGATGCTAAGTATCGTGCATATGTTGGCCCTTTGGCTTCAGTATAATCCAATTTAATAATGGATGTTTGGGATTTGTATTCATCTGGGATAACGGGTATTTCAGCTAATTCTCCATCTTTATTCTGTGTACAAATTCCGAGGAATACTCGCATAGGATACTTTGCTTGTTTAAAAATACTTGCTACAGTTTTTGAACATGCAGTATCACGATAACTTGCAATGCTTACAAAAATTGTTTCATGCATACTATTACTAAATGACAATATTTTAGTATTAAAATAACAGAATAATAGATTACAATACAATGGCAACTCAACTATTAATTTCACATTTGAATGACAAATTAACTACGCCTATTTATGAGTACATTACAGAATTGTATCATGACATTGAGAAGCACTACGCCGATTTAGATAATCCTAGTAGTTCACTTTCATCAGTATTTCAGCGTGAAATTACAAAAGCATCAAAGTGGTCACATGATTATCAGACATCGCAAATTAAGAGCATTCTTAAAAAAATTAACTGTGAATACCTACTGGACTTGATTCATGCAATTATTTCACGAAAGATTGAACTACTTGGTAGAATGAATGATGTTACATATCCATCATTACACGAATACTTGTATGCTACATTGTTGTATGTTTTCCGCAGTCTGTGGTCTAACCCACTTCTACTATTAAAGAATTCGGGTTCAAGTGTTGAATGCCAACAGAACATTGTATGTATCACGGAAATTATTGAAAAGAGTATTGATAAGAGTATTCGCGATTTTATCCCATTTGATGAACTATTGTATGGGACAACTGTAGAGGAAGGGGACGACGAAAGCGTTACCTTAGACGGTGCGGCCGACATTGACGAACCAGAAGACGTAACGATTACAATGCCGCCTGCCCCTCCTGTTTCGGAAGATGACAACGAAAGTGACGAGCCAGATGATGAAAGCGATACTGAATCGGACACTATTGAAGTTACCACACCAGAGGCACCAGAACCTGAAGTAATTGTCGTTCCAGCTGTTGCCGCTGCCCCAGAACCGGACGTACGCCCCAAACGTAAAGTTTTATTTAAGGATGCTAAAAGTTACAAGATGTATTTTGAGTAATAGTAATTCGTTAAGCTCGGAAATGAAGACCACATACAGTACAATGTACAAAAATTGTAGCAGATTCGTCACCACCCCTAATTTGTGCTGTAGTATAGGTACATTTTCGCTGTTTACAACGCCCACACTGAAACAAATCGGAGGTAACCTGTGTATTTAATTTTTGTTTAATCACTGTTTTATTTTCAATAATTTTTTGCCATTTGGTTGGATACAAATCATAAATACTATTTGCCTTTTCAATATCTTCAAGAGAACACAATTTGTCTCTTAGCGCAACAAGTAGTGTTTTCATAACCTGGCGGTAACTCTGTTCTTCCAATATAATATTTGGATTTTTAATTTTATTATAAAAATCAAACAATGTAGCCTCTACATTTTTTGATTCTGTTTGAGTAATTTGCAATTCTTCAATAATACTAATTGTTTTTTCTCGGAGTGCCTGCATTATAGTATAGTATTGTACTATCATTTTCATTTTCAAAAATAATGATAAGTAATTGTAAGGTACGAATGTCTGGTGTGTACGTTGTATATGGTGCCGACAATTGCAAGTATTGTAAGGAAACACGGGACTTGTTGAATTCACGTGGAGTTGAATACGTATATCGTGATATTACACTTGTTAAAACCGAAACAATGGATCGTCTTGCATCCCAAACAGGAAATCAAAGGACAGTACCGTTAATTTTTAAAAATAATATTTTTATCGGTGGATACACACAGTTAGAAAATGAACTAATGTATATCACCATTACAGATGACTTTTAGAATACTCCCAAGGTTATGGGTATAGTTACTGGCGCTTGTAATAGTCCTGGTGCCGCTATAGTTATGGCTATAGGTGCCGCCTGGACCCCAGCGGTTAACAAACCAGGAGTCCCCGTAGTTACAGGTATGGTTACGGGAGTTTGTAATAGACCTGGTGCTGATATAGTGATAAAGCCTGATGGTACTAGACCTAGTCCTAACGTACTGGTAGCATTCATTGTTGTGCCCAAGTCGGCACCTGCAGATATAGGTATAGATACTGCAGAATGTAATAGACCAGGAGCTTCAACTGTTATTGCGGTAGATAACGACCCAGGTGTTGACATTGTTACGGGTATAGTTATTGGTGCATGTAATAAACCTGGAGCTGCTATAGTTATGGTTCGGAGCGCTGATTGAACTCCAGCAGGGACAGTGCTAGCAACTGCCCGGGCAGCCTGTGCTGCTGCCTGGGCAGCCTGTGCTGACTGTAATGCTAATTGCGATGCTGCTTGAGCTGCCGCTAATAATGTACCAGGGGGTGTTAATTTTGCCGCTACCTGTGCTGCTTGAGCTGCTGCCTGGGCGACCTGTGCCTGTGCAACGGCCTGTGCTACCGCGGCTGCCGCCAATGCAGGTGAACTTGTGGCTGCTGCCGATGCTGCTGCGGATTGAGCCGTCTGTGCCGCTGCCTGTGCTGCCTGTGCTGCCTGTGCAGCCGCCTGAGCCGCTACCGCATAAGCGGGAACCGGAACTAAACTAGCGGGGACCGAAACTGCTGCCGATTGAGCTGCCTGTGCCGCTGCGACTAGTGCTGCTTGTGCTGATTGGACCGCCGCCTGAGCTGCCGCATGTGCTGCCGCTAATTGAGCCCCAGCCGGTGCTGAAATTGCAACTACTTGTGCTGCTAGTGCCGATGCATTAGCAGCTGTCGCCTGAGCCGCCGCCTGTGCTGCCGCAAATTGAGCTGCTTCTGGTGCTGAAATTGCCGCTACTTGTGCTGATGCTTGTGCTGCTACTTGTGCTGCCTGTGCTGCGTGTGCCGCTGCCTGTGCCGCTGCCGCATGAGCACCCATGGGAGTCGAAAGAGTTGCTACCTGTGCTATAGCTACCTGTGCCACCTGTGCCAGCTGAGCCGCCTGTGTTACGGCATGTGCTGCCGCTTGGGCTGCCGATGCCTGTGCCGTGGTCGCCCTTGTTGTGGCCTGAACGGCTGCTGTTTGAACGGCTGCTGCTGCATAATAAGAGTACATAATAGAAGTTATTATGTACCAATATATTAATTATTATAGAATATAAGAGTTTATCAATATTTTTATTATTTTTAAAAAAATATTGTTAGTAAATAATGCCAAAACCAAGCTCCTTTGATTTACGCATAATGTATCCTAATTTTATTCCGGGGATTTTAGCACAACAATCTTTAGGTGATTGTGTGGGAAATGAAATAAGCAATGTATGTAAATTTTGCATGCATAAACAATCAAACAATCAGGAAGATTGGCAACCAAGTCGTCTATATGTTTATTACTTTGGGCGTTTAATTGACGGTCTACCAATAGAACAAGATAGTGGAATGTCCTTGTATGGATGTTTACAGGGGATTGATCAATTTGGCGTTTGTAATGAAGATTTATGGAGCTATGATATTACTAAATTTTCAGCACAGCCTGATAAACAGGCTTTGGCAGCGGGCGCAATGCACGGGAGGGAAATAAAATACACGTATGTTTTACAAGAATTGGATCATATAAAAATTGCACTTACTTCTGGGTTTCCGATTGCAATTGGGATTCAAATTTACCCAAGTTTCAAGACGGATGAAACAAAAAATAATGGTATTATACAACTACCAAAAACTACAGAAATAAGTATGGGATGGCACTGTGTTTGCATTTGGGGGTTTGATGATGTATCTCAAACATTTATATGTTCTAATAGTTGGGGAATTGCATGGGGTCTACCATCCTCACCAGGTTATTTCACGATTCCTTATCAATATATTCTAAACCCAGCACTTTGCAGTGAAATGTTACAAGTTACTTATTTCAAGTGACTGTAATTAAGGGTTCTGTGTGATGGGGAGACCACAATATTCCACTGGATTCCGTTCAAAATTTTCTTTTAAATATATACCCATCTCAGTTGCTTCATCCAATAAAATCTTGAAATATTTTTTAAAATTGTCCCCATGATTTGGATCGTGCTCCTTGTCACATAGATGCGCGAGTTCGTGAATTAGTGGAAACATGACCAGATTTTCAGTGTGTAATTCCTTTGTTTTTGCATTACGCAAACACAATACAATTTTCTCACCCTTGTCTTCAGTATACGTAAAATCATCGGCTCCGGGAGTACCTTCATATAATCGGTCGGGTTGATAACGTTCTACGAGCAATTTGATCCCTTCATCAGTAGGGTACCTTTGTTCCAATTGTTGAATAAGACCTTGTGCCTTTTTGTTTACCGAGTGTAACATGAGGAGTGCCTTGTCTTCATTTGGATATCCATCAAGTGTTTCGGGTTGGCTCACAAAAAGGTAATAGTAACTTGTTAAGAGGAGTACTGTAAATAATACAATTAGTAGTATTTCCATTTGTATTATAGTATTACAGTATTATAATATTTTCTTCCATTCCTGGTACTTTTCAGCCCAGCTACTAGACCTATTCCGTGCATGCGCCTGAATACTCTTTTTTAATTCCTCGTTCCGCATAACGGAAAGGGTGTATTCTACCGTTTCATTTTGCCATTCAATTGTATTTGGGTCGCCAACAATCATCTTGCCATACATGCCAACAGAATCTAGTAATCCAGAATATTTCCTACAAATACTCACACAACCAGCCAATGTTGCCTGTAAGCCCACAATGGCAAATGTTTCGTGTGATGTATTAGAGTATAGCCAGAAATCAGTCTGGCAAAGTTTCTTGCAAAGATCACGTTCCGGAATTTTTCCCAAGAATCGTACGTTATTTTTCATGGGTTCTATGAGAGCCCTTTGATAATCGGAAATACTGGAAAAATGAATATCTAGTGTGGCATCTGGAAATTCCGCTAAAATCCGAGGAAACATTTTTAAAAGAATGTCCAGTCCTCGTGTTGTATCAGAACACCATACAAAACTATTCTTCTTTTTTTCTTCAATAGAAAAATAAGTATTGTCTACACTATTATTAATTACATGAACTTTATGTGTATCCTTTGGTTGCATTTCACTCCACATTAAAAAATAATCCTTGTGCCATTTACTAACACATACAATACCATCAATATTGGGTACTAAATTTCTAAAAAAATGTTTTCCATCATCTTTGAAACACTTCCCCTGGAAATGATCGTGTGCTCGTGCATCATGAACCCATAGAAATACCTTGTCTGCATTAATTTGAAATGTATAGAAAAAATGAGTGTATCGACTTACAATCATTACATTAATATGAACTTGTTCGTGAAAGGATGAAAAAGAATTTAAATTCATATAGGTTACATTATTATGGACAATGGCATCTTCGGGTCTGCATGGACAAAAAACAAACACTTGATAATCTTCTGTCATTTGTTCTGCTAAATGAACCACTGCGTTTTCAGATCCATAGACAGTTCGCTCTTGATAATTTTTACCATTGAAGTAATCAGAGTACCCTGTATAAAAACATAAGATTGGTTTAGTAGAACCAATGCGCTTGGCTAAAGGATCTATAAATATAAGTTGGTTTTGATTGTGAATATCTGCCTTTTGAATAATAGATAGCATCTGTGGATCTGAATTTCCCTTTAACACATTTGCCTTCATAGCAAATACTTTTGAATTTGTAAAATCATTTAGTTCATTATAACATATGGCTAAATAATGATATACATTGTAATGATCTGATGACGTATGTGACAATGCAGATTGTAGAATTTGTATCGCATCTGAATATTTTCCAATTTTAATTAAACAAATTGCAAAATTAAGCGAAACAGATTCGGAATTAACACCGGCAGCAATGGAAAGCTTGTAGTACTTGGAAGCATTTTTATAATCGCTACTATGCTGGAAAGTTTCTCCGTGTTTTACCCGATCTAAAATTTCAAACTTTACAAACTCATTACAAAAATCAATCCGTTTATTCATTGGAAAAAAATCGGGTGTATCTAAATGAAACCATGGTAATTTTTTAACATTGGAGTCCCAATCTTTTTGCATGATAGTATAGTGAGCACACTCGGTATTAAAAGATTGTTGATCATCGTGGTGATCAACTTCTTTAAAATTAAACGTGACACTTTCATCGTTATCTCCATTGTAACAATATATTGCTGGATCAGAAAGAGCCACTGTATTTAACGTACCGTTCAGCTGATTTTCAGCAACGGTAATAAATGCTTCAAAATCATCGTATAATTTACACGTGGTGCTATAATGAATTGGAATTATATTATCATTAAAAATATTCCTTGACGACAATAAAATTCGACTTGGTGTCCTACAATTTTTAATGGGCAATTTATATGGATTTTGTACTTCCATTGTCTGCCACCAATTTTCTTGGCGTTCCATGGCACTGTACATGTAAAAGTTACCCATTAATTTTGCATGTTGATGTTCTTTAATAAGGGTACTGATATTGTCATTAATCATGAGATGAGCAATATCTGTATTCGGAGCTTTATTGAGCAATTGTTGGAATTGTTGAAAGGCACATGGATAATATGCATCGTCACCGTCTAGTACAAAGAGATATTTACAATCTGCCTGACTGCGAAATAGTTCCAGACAACTATTATGACCCATGCCTGGTTTTCCATTGGATGTAGTACGTGCAATAGATACCTTGCCACCGAGTGTCTTGGCATATTCCAATACTTCATCATAATACGTAGGGTTAGTTGAATTTACATTAATAACAATAAATGGTTCAAATGAATACTCTCCCTGTTGGTTTAGTACAGATTCCACGGCTCGTTTCAAGTAACACAAGTGGTTACTCGTTAAAATAATTGAAAGAACTTTCATTATATTATTTTAACTTTATCGTTTTAGTACTTTATCAGTTAGTCTTCGTAATCATACTCAAAATTAGTATTATGAACGTTAATAATAGCATTATACACGCTATGTAAAAATCCCTCTGCAATAAACACTGTTGTATGAAAGTAATCTTTATATAAGAAATCAATACCCTGATCTTTAATTGTAGCATCAATTGCTGTGAATAATACTTGTTTAAATACATCTGGGTTGAATAGATCTACATTTTGGTTGTTATATACATCTGTAAAAACGTCTCGCATAGCAGGAAATGTTTCAAACCACTGGGATACCACTGAAAATAAAGCTTCCATTTCATCTGGTTTAATTGAAAATGCATCTTTTAAAATATCAGCACCCGTAATAGGTTCTTCGTCTTCTTCGTCTTCTTCGTCTTCTTCGTCTTCTTCGTCTTCTTCGTCGTCTTCGTCGTCTTCTTCGTCTTCTTCTTCGTCTTCTTCGTCTTCTTCTTCGTATCCGCCAATTTCAGCTAATTCTTCGGGTGTATATTCTGGAACATGATCACCAGTAATAGAATATGCTCCTGCTATACTAGTCCATTCTTCTTCTTCCATAGACTCATAAATAGTTTTATAACACTGGTATAATTTACTTGTTGTAATTTCTTCGGGGGTAGACATTATCTTTATGATATTTTAATGTAATTTTCATTTTTAAATACGATTTAGTTTAGAACTAATTACCTTTGGATTATTTTTTGTAAGAATAATGAAATTATCTTTTTTATAATCATACGTACAGTTATGCTCGGAATAAAATAAATGATTTTTACAAAAATGTTTTTCGCATTTACATGGATACGATATCATCGTGTTTACACTTACCTTACAGTCTCCAAATGAACATTTCTGTTTCATTAATAATACAAACTATATTATTATTTTAAAGTGGTGTTGTGTTTAAATGGTGTGAATTGTAAACTCTTCCTCGGATGTTTCCTTCTGAACGGGAGCGGGCGTTGGTGTGGCGACTGGGCGCTGGGGCGCCGGGGCATCATGCGCGCGAATAAAACTTTCCAGGCGAAGCATGGAAATGTGCATGGATGCAATATCCTGATAGGTGAATGCACTTAGTAGGTTAAACTCTGTCTGTGTACGTAGTTTTTCAAGAAAGTTATTGACAAACATGAATGATTGCTTCGCCTGATCACCGCTGACCTGATCCATAAGAGTGTTGGTTGTATTATACTAATTCTATTTCTTTAAACTGAATAATGTGTTTTACCAGTAGTTCATGGAACAGGAAACCAATAATAAAATATAGTGGTGCATTTGCAATATCATCCGCCATTGTTTTGGCAGAACTACTCGTGGAAAATACGACATACCCTACAAGCAATGACACCAGAATTGTTAATAGTGTGTTTGCTGTGTCTACATACATTAATGGAACTTCAATATCATAAATCGCCATTACTTTTTAATATTAACAAAGAAATTAAATAAGTGAATAAATTGGTTCTTGCCTTTTATAATGGCATTCATTGTTTTAATTTTTAATTTTTCATGACCATTTGTATGTATGCGTTTAATATACATCAAAATATTTGGATTTTTTAGACAATAGTTATCTATAAAATATACAATGTCCCTTTGTGTCTTACACTGATCAAGCACATCATCAAAATTAATAGTAGTCGTTTCATCATGTACCTTGAGAGCTTTACGTAAATCACCATTACATTCTATCATAATAGTCATATTGTATCCTAATAATTCTAATTGTATTGGGAGATATTCCATTTCATAACATCTTGAACGAATACTATTGATTATTTTTTCTGGATAATTACAAATAAAAATAAAATAAACTTTTTTGTACATGTCCATGTACGACTTTAAAATATTCTGTGTAGAATCTGGGAGTGTATCTGATTCATCTAGGAAAACAATTTTAAATGATGTTAAAACCTTTTTTTTACAAAATGTTTGAATTATATCAATGTCTGTAGATGTACAAATTTCCTCTCTTGATAAATTAGAGTCTTTGATAAATGCATTAACAGACGATGTTTTACCACAGCCCTGTGGTCCATAAAGCAGTAGTCCACTGCATATCATCTTGTTCTCTTGAATAATTTTTTTTAAAACACGAACATGAGAATCTTGTTGAATAATTGTATCCAAAAACATACTCTGATATACTTTTTTATTTTAAATTACCGCCGTCTAGATTGCCTTTTTAACTGCAGCTTTTTCTACCCTTTCAATTAAATTGTATATGACAGTCCAGCATCTAAATCTTTATATAAAAACTCAAAATGTGTATCTGTAAGTTTTTTATTATTACATGTAACAAAACGCATATCCCCCTGGCGCGGACTATCAAATAGTATTTCAGTATCTTTTCCTGTGATAAATGTAATTGTAGATTGAATATCAAGAATACTAGATGAAACACCAGTACCAACGTTGTATGTGCCTGTAAGACCAGCAGTGACCGCATGAATATTGGCACGAGCAATATCTACAACATGAACAAAATCTCTGGATTGTTTTCCATCTCCGTAAATTGTAATAGGTCGGTCATTTAAAATATTATTAATAAAAAGTGGCACAACTGCTCCGTACTCTCTACCTAAATCTTGGCCTGGTCCGTATACATTGAAATAACGCAAAATAACGGTATTTAATCCGAAATGTTCTGTATACATATTGCAATAACGCTCGCATTGTAATTTTGTGAATGCATATGGATTTAGAGGTCGGAATGTGTCTGTAGTTTCAGTTGTGTCTGTAGTGTCTCCGTAAACAGCACAGGATGAACTAAATATAAATGAACGAACTTCGTGTTTTTTAGCTAGTTCAAGTAAGGTTAGTGTACCAATTGTGTTTATTTTTTCATATTCTATTGGTTCATTGATAGAACCAGGTGCGGAAATAAGGGCAGCCAAGTGAAAAACATAATCTACGCCTGTCATTAAAAGATTCATAGCAGTGGTATCTGTAATACATACATCATAGTATTTAACGCGAGCGTTGTAATGCTTCCGAACCTTTTTACCAAAGAGACATGTATCTACAACACGAATCTCCGTTACAGTTTTATCCTTATATAATTGTTCTACAAGGTGACTGCCTATAAACCCAGCCCCGCCTGTGACTAACAGTATTGCCATTGTTAGTGGTATATACTTGTACGTATTAAATCAATTATACTCTTTGTTTTATCAGGTAATTCATCATAAAGTACAGTTGTTATATCATTCGCAGTGTCTGTATTTGACCGCATGTCCCCTGTAATGTTTGTATTGTGCGTAATTGCCGTCATGACAAACATACTGGGTATTTGTACAATTTTTTCCTTCCGATTACGTAAAAATAAAAGACCTTCACCCTTTAATACACGTTCGTCAAACTGGCATTTATCCCAAAAGGACCTTGTATATGCCATGGATGCCTCCATTAATGTTGCCTTGGAATGTCCAATGGTAAAACTACTTTTTGTTTGTAGGTTCATACAATTTAATATAGGACAACCAATACAGTCTGCCTCATTGGATAACATTCCATGGACACGAGACAACACTGAATATTCATGATATATATCATCATCATCCATATGTACAATAACATTACTACTAGAATTCATAACACCAATATTGCGCATTTTTGCAATGCATGTATCGTACGGAACATTGATAATTTTAGATGCAATATTATTTATTTGAATGGATTCACCTGCATTGATAACAATCCACTCAATTGTAACACCCTTTTGTTTTTTAATATTTTCAATCATCAATGGAAAAAAAACGTGCCTATTACGCGTAGGTGTAATCACAGAAATTACATTTGGTAATTGTATATTTTCATTTAATTTCAAATGAAAATCACCTCTACTAGAAATGTCATGTGATACCATCGGATAATGTATTTGAGTGTAATCAACAACTCTGTTTTGTATATCACTGTACAACTGAGTAGATTGATGTGTAATATGTGTTTTAAAAATATAACAATTGTATTTTGGTTGTATAAATTGGACGAGGTATTCATCAATAGGTAATGTTGTGTGATCTAATTCAGATGCTAATATCATTGCCATTTTTTTACTAATAATATATGCATGTGTAGAATAAATACCATTAGCAATATTAAATAACGTATCATACGATTTTAATGGTATTGTTTCCGTACCTCCCAGATATACAATATCGTAATTTGGTGGCAACTGATTTACATGTGGTACTGGTACTTTTTGTGTAAATACGGTGTCATCTTCTAATATACACACACCACTACCATCGCCTGTTTCAATGTATTGTTTTAATACTTCAACATGACTAGTTCTACATCCTCTCTCTGGATTATCAGTATCCTTATCTGGGCGATAAAATTTTAGTGGTATACCCCACTTTCTTGATTGTTTTTTCATGTGCGTTCGTCTATCTCCACGACTCTTTAAATTAATACAGATGTTTAACATTTTATTTTTAATATTGTTTTTAATTAAAATGGATACTACCATGAATAAATTAATTGTTATATTGCATGATATGCCATTACCAACAAGTTCCCTGGAACCTGTTCGTGAGTTACTAACTAAAAATGTTGATAGTTTATATACATTATTATATTCAAAGGACACGGGTGTTTTTGCAAATGGATATGACAATCATAACTGGGTTGCGATATGCATCATTTTATCTTCGTGGATTGTAGGATTTGGAGAACAATTATATACTATACCAAAGACAACCGTTACACCAGAAGATATTGGAAATATATCTATTAATTTTATTCAAACTGCAATAGATAATAGGTTATTCCCGTTATCACTAGAACAAGTGCATCAAATTAGTACTATTTTATTGCTTTCAAAAAGTATCATCGTTGGTTTAATTATTCATAATTTACAGAAAGTGAATTATGAGAAATTATGTGGTTGTTGTATTCCATTTAAAAAGGACAGTGGCAAGGTACTACTAAAGGCACAGGTTAAGGATATTCTTATTAAACAAGATATCATTTCAAACTTGAAAATGAATTAGTATAATAATTAACAAATATGTTGGTAATCGTTGGCGGAAAGATACATTTAATTCAAAAGGATTCAACTGAAAACTATACTCAGCATATCGAACGTAGTTGGTATCAAATCAATAATAACACAAGTTATACCGAAAGTAAAATGTGGCAAGGGGCAAAATATTACAAGTGTATTTATAGTTCAGTAACACCAGTGTCATCTGCAGGCGGTTTTACGGCATCTGGCATGTAGTGTGCAAGAACATTGGTAGCAACTAGATCCTTTGCTGCAGCCTCGTCAATATCTCCATTACGTAACTGCTCTCGTGTATCTAGCATTTTTGCTAGAATATCAAACTCTGGGCCCGTAAGGTCTTTTTTCATTGCAAGTTCATATAGTTGTGGATGATCCTGGCGAAGACCAATATACCTTTTCTTAAGTGCAGGGAAGGACATTTCATGTTTGTCTTTAGATAAAGATTTTACAGCGTCTAAAACGTTATAGCCCTCTCGTGGCATGTTAGACTGTGTTGTACGAATAGCCTTTTTTGCAGCAATCTTGGCATGTAATTTATTACGTAAATCTTCCGACATTACTCAGATGTAAATTTTTATTTTTAAATGACTACACGATAGTAAACGTTTGTTTTTCTATCAATTTTAAATACAGATTTAATTGGTGCGTTGTAAAACCGAGAAATAGGATCCGTTACACTTAGTTTTGGCAAATCCGATAAACTACATTGAAGTGTATCTAGCAATTGTTTAATTTCCTCATGCTTTAAAAGCGTGAATTGTGGTTGTAATGAATGTTTTAGTATATTGAAAACCATTTGTTTAATTAGAAAAAACTCTGTAAATAAATGAGGTATTTCTTCAAAACATTTTTTAGCTTGTGAAGTCAAAACTTCTTGTGATATTAAAATAATATGGTCATGTTCTACGCCCTTTAAAAATTTTGTAGTTTTTTCTTTACCAGTCTTGCCAAATGATATATAAACACACACGGATTTATTCTCTGGTGTAATACCAGCAATTACAAGATGAATACTACTGCTCGTATGCTCATCATACTCATCATTTTCGGTAGTTATGGTATATTTTCGTGTTGCGAACAAATCTAATGAAGTATTTTTAACTTTATTAAATATTTCAGTTTTTGTCTCGTAAAAGTTTTCCATTTAATTGTACTATCAATTCATTTTTAGCTAATGGAAGAAAAAATTTGCCCGCATATCTCATCTGACAAATTTGATAAAATAAATTGGCGCGGAAAGTATTCTATATTTGCAATGCCATTTGTGAGTTTTTGAAAGGCATCGGGTAATTCTTCTAGTGTATAAAATAATTCACCACATGAAGCATCCCAAAAGGGGACACTTGTTGCTTCTGATGTAATAAATTGAGAATCATTTTGATATTGGCTAAAACGACGAATATTCCATACAAGTATGGGCACATTACATGCAAGACATTCCTGTAAAGCAAATCCCTGGCTTTCGGTTGAACCAATCCATATACAAAACTTTGCCCTAGATAAAAAAGTTATGTAGTCTTGTTCATTGTACCTACCATATACTAAAATTTCAATATCATTCATTGAATAACCCTCTGAAAATAAAAAGGATAACACACCATCCAGTTCGTGTTGATAACGAAGTTTAACATAAATGAGTATTTTCGTTTTTTGCACGGGACTTTCTGCAAACGTACGTGTATCTACGCCAAAGGGACAAACTTTAATAGGCATATGTGTAAATTGATAATCAAGCCAGACATCCTTTGCGCTCTGACTTGGCATAATATACGTTACATTATTTTTGGAAGTGTCTATTGACAGTACTTTTTCATCAGGTAACACTGAAAAATGTGGACCTAAAATAAATTTTTTATTTGGAAACTGTGCTGGGTTAATTGTGGGTGTATAGGATGGCATGTAAACATGTGAAGCTCCCTGAATTGAATTGACAAGTGGTATATTTAATAATTTTATTTGACGCTTCAATGAACTTGTATTTTTAGGATGACACCACACTGGTACTATATACAACCCTTGCATTAGATTTATAATACTATCATTTTAAAGTTTAAATATACATGAGCGTATACGCTTATGGATTTACTTGATTCATCATGGACCATTTATTATCATCACAACGATAATCAGGATTGGACTATTAATGGGTATAAAAAAATTGAAACTATAACAAGTATACAAGAATATTATGCATTTATTAAAACAATTCCAAAAATTAAGGGAATTTTATTTATTATGCGCGAAGACGTTCTACCACTATGGGAAGATTCTAAAAATAAAAACGGAGGTGCTTTCACATTATTTTTTTCTGATGATGAATACCACGAATATCTAGAGCGTACTTCAACATACATGTTGGCTGAACAATTAGTATCTGGGCGTAATACAAACAAGAATATCACTGGGTTATCCATTACTTCAAAACATAATAGTTACTCCTTAAAAATTTGGATTAATGATAATAAAGTTGCCAGGAATTTACAATTTAATAAATCCCTATTATTTGCTAAATTAAGTTATAAATCACATTTTAAATAATAAAGATACTAAATACAAATATACAACAAATGGACCAACCCGGTAATATTATTTATATTCGTACTATTCAAGCGCATATTTTTGGACTATTAAATGAGGCATTAAAAGATATACTGTATGAAGTTAATCTAGAAATTACACCTGGTGGTATTTGTATTAAAGAGGTTAATAACTCTCATAGTCAATTTGTACATTTACAGCTTCATGCAAACAAATTTGAAACATTTATTTGTCATAAACCTATGACACTAGGCGTTGATATGATTTATTTATATAAACTATTACGTGGTGTTGGTAACAATGAAACTCTCGTGTTATCTGTTAATGAAAGTAATACATCTCTTTTAAAGATTTGTATTTTTAATGATGATACGGGAATTAACAAGGAATATTCCCTTAAATTGTTAGACATTGACGAACAACAACATCAAAAATTACCTGTTGCAGATGATGTTACAAAATTTGTACTTAGTATTTCTACACAAAAATTTAAAAGTATTTGTAAAGAATTATCAGTTATTTCAGACATTATAGAAATAACATGTACAAAACGAGAAATACGATTTGAATGTAATGGTAGTTCCGCAAAAGGGTTGCAACAAATTGATCTAAGTAAAATCAACCCACACGCATTTATTGTTCACGATTGTAACGAAATTGTCCAGGGTATTTTCTCACTAAAAACGCTGTGTCAATTTACAAAGTTTTCAAACATGTGTAGTCATGTGGAACTTCATGTAGCAAACGACGAACCAATCATGGTTAAATACATGTGTTCTGATTTAGGCAGTATTTCATTATACCTGGCACCCTATGATAATATTTAATATCTTTAATTTCTTGGTTTACTTTAAATGGAACAAACTCTAACTGTTGGTAAAATTATTCAATTGAGTATAGATGCTCCCCCAACTCTTAAAAAAACACTATCGCTTTTTTTGAAAAAAATTAAAAAAAGTGAACAGGATAATAACGACAAAGTAATTAAAATGTTTCAGAAAATGATTAATACTATTCAAAAATCCAATGGAAAGAATACGTCAGAGTTGGAAGCAGAATTAAAAACACTTACTAAACAAGTATTTGTACTTTCTACAAAATCTGGCATGCAGGAAACGATTAATTATTTAAAAACACAAATACGATTATTGGAAAATCCAAATATTTACATATTGTCATTTAGCTCATCTGAAATTCCTAAAACATTATTGACATTCATTCAGAAACAACAGAAAAAGGATATGAAGGAATTAGCAAATGATGAAACAGACAAAGCTACCTTTATTGGAACAATGAAATCTGAACGGGCAAAACAACGAGAAGAAATCTTAAAACAATTACATACTATTGATCCAATTTATTTATTTATATTGTTTGGATTTGTAGATTCTGATAAGACAAAGGAAGCACTCGTTCAAGCATTTGATTTAGATGACAACCTGTTCCCAAAGAATAGTGACCTGTTTGAAACCATCAACACTGCTGTAAAGAAAACACATGTTACAGGAACCACCTATAATACCGAACGCGTACAGTCTAGTGAAAATAAAACATTTGAGAAATTAGAAGAAGAATTTAAGTCATCCTTAAATATTTCTGCATTTAAATCAGTGGATATCAATATTCTTGACCGATACAGAAAAATGGTATACGAAATGAACACTGTGTACAATATTGTAAAGTTGTATAATGGTCCTACAATTACAGACGATGATTGGAAACATGCCATGTTATCTTTAATTTCCAAATTTTTAAAAGAGAAAATGACACCTGGTGCTAAAAAGGCTATTGGCAAATATATTACTCGTTTGTTATACGTACTATCAATTAATGATACCGACACGATTGAACCAATGGTAAATGGTGCACCGATCACAGATTTGGAAGACCCAGACCAGTTTGGCGGGGCAAATGACTATTTCGACTCTACGGAGGATTTCTGTGAAATTCTTGGATTATAAATTGTTATGTCATTAATACGTACATGAAAACATAAGGAGTTTTACTTTGTATTTCACTGAATGAATTTAGTTGTATACTTGTTTCGTCATCTACAACCCACCAGTGGTCACTTCTCAATACTCCGCCAAAATAATGACCACTATTTAATCCGCCATCATGGAATATGACACTTTTCATGTGATAATTGTTCATTGTTTCTTCAAAATTCATTTTAATATTAGTTTTAGTTAAATTATTATTAACAATTAAATATTTTGGTCTTATGGTTGTATTTTGAGTGCGAATGCGCATTGTTTCAGTCTTGCACTCGGAACATCTCGATTCAAACGATGATACTAGCGATTTAAATACGTCATTCATATCATCCGTTTCCAGGGTAGTACACAAGTGATTTTCCGTAATTTCGGATGTATGTTTACAATTATGACATACGTATTTTGTAAGCGTTGTGCTATAAAATAACTTTTTAACGATGGAATTTCCATCCCGTAATTTTGTCTTTTCATGGATGTAATCTAAAATTGTAATTAAACATTCATGTGCGTCCTCTTGGCGCCCAAAATGAAATTGGGGAAACGTAACGAAAAAATTCTTTAAAAATGTCATTGGTCGTATCACAATTTTATCCTTATCAGAATTTTTGATAAACAATATAATGTTTCTCAGTGAATTGATAAATTCGTCATCAAATGTATGCTCTTCCAAGTAATGAAGAAGTTCCGGAACTTGTAGTATACATTGTATTGTCGTATTAATGTAACACGTAGAGTGTATATTTGAAAATCCAACTGTTTTCACTGGCATTAGTAATAAGTAATTTAAATACTTAAAGTAATGCTTGATGACAACTTTCATGGAAATTTTTCATTCAAGCATCTCAAGGAAATACCCAATGGCATTTCAGAATCATTGGTATACTTGAACCTTTCGAATAACAAGATTAAAGATATTCGAAATATACCAAGAAATTGCAGGGAGATAAACTTAAATTATAATTACATCAAGCAGATTACAAATATATTTCCCACAAGTTTACGTTTGTTAATATTATCAAATAATAATTTACAAATGTTAGATACGGGTTTAATACCCAGGCACTTGAAGGTACTAGATATTAGTTTTAATAAAATTTCTAGAATACATTCACTACCACCCTATTTACGTATTTTTAGAATACAAAACAATCTACTTACATATATTGATCTTGACCGCTTGTTTCACTCCAATTATATTACAGAAATTAATTTGAAGGGAAATCCATTACCAGTTGTTTTTACAGAGAACAAACGTATTGCAGAAGCTCTTATTGTATCGCGCCATACAAAAGTTTTCACAGATTACAAAGATTTTAATAAATATAATAAAATGTTAGCATCTATTTTAATACACAAATTTAAAGAACGAGGACTAGTGAATATTATTGCGGCGTTTCTTGGATAAGAGTCGCAAGAGCATGCTTGATTTTTTCTAGTTTTTTAAATACAGTACTAAAGAAAAAAGTTAGAATCTCTTCGTAACGAAACTGTTTCATGAACATGTCTGCAAGTAAATCTCTAAACATTTTAGTATCCTGGTCATCCGCAGCCGCCTGTAGTTGTTCTACAATCCCAATCACATAGTTCATAATGGTTAGGATATCAGAGGTATTTAATGCCGAATTTATCAATTGTTGATGGATTAGTTCATGATCTATTATAGATTCCATTTCAGCATGAATATCGGTGCGATTAGGAACGAGCCCCTTTACCATTTGAATAAAGTCTTGTAAAAATAACGGAACCTGTGTATAATCCTGTGCTTTAATTGAATTATAAAATTGTCTCCAAAAAGATTTATTAAAATCTTGAATAATTGTTTCTTCAATTGTTAATTCCTGCGCTCCCGCTAGAAGTTCGTCTACAGACGTAACTGCCATGCTAGCAATTTGTGACCTAATTTTTTGTTGTAAAAGTGTCATGTGTTCTATAATTTCCTGTGCATACGCGTCTCCTGCCGCTGCTTCGTCAATATATCGTTCCTTTTGTTTATCAAGACTTTGGTGTTCTTGTGCAAGGGGAACAAGAATTTTATGTATATCTTGTGCTTTCCACTTATTAAAATAATCAATGTATTTGTCGGTTGTATGCCAGAAATAAACATAATTTACTCGTTTTTTTGTACTGACAATTCTTTCATATAATTCTACAACATCTCTTGCGTATTTTTGTAAGTAATAATCAAATACAGAATTATCAAGCATTTCGTTTGGATATTTGTGAACTACAAATGCAGTTAGTAATTCTCTCGTTTTAAAAACACGTACAATTTTTTTATCACGAACGCATTGAGTCATTTCTGTGAATGACTCTGGGCGAAGTAGTTTATTTGAAAAAGAAACCATTTGATTTAAGTGTAAACGTAATTTAAATTTCCGCTGAATTAAATCCATTAATAATAAATATTTTCATGTTTTTAAGACGAAATAATACAATATTTTTTACAATAGCTGTAGAATTTTTTTAGTTGAAAAATATCAATATTTGTGAGTAGCTCATGTAATGATAACTCAATCATTTCCTCTGGGCTAATTCCAAGAGAACCTGCATGTATAATAAAATTAGTTCTTTGTATGTTATGATAGTCTGTTGATTTATTATTTAAAAAAGACAAGAGTATATCTTTCATGTCATCTTCAAAACAGACAGCGTAATCAACTGGAGTCGGGTTGTATCGCACATACAAATTTTTAATAATGTGTTCACGACGTGCATTACTATGCATGTAGTCAATACCACTAGTGCCAATTGTATGTTCAATCTTAAAATTACTATCATCTAAATCTTTTCCCTTGTTGTTAATCATTGTTATTGTTATAAGATAGAACATTCATTAATCATTTTCAGTGAAATTTACGTGGTATCACGATGACCGGTACTAGAATTATACCCAACCCCACTCGAAACCTCATGAATAAGTTCTTTGACTTCTAATGTGAATGAATGCTCTGCATTTAAAAAATCAAAGGGAACGCCCGAATAATCTACAAATGCAAATGTTAATTCTGATAGTTCATTAAGAGTACTAGTATATTTCATGGGCCCTGCAATATGCGTATTGAACAAAATGGACCCTGGTGGTGCACTGAAATCAATTTTGGCAAAAATATTTTTAACAGTACCCGAATTACCCATACTATTTAATTGAGGTGATGTCATGTAAATGAAATTTTGACCGGCTAATTTAACGGGTTTGTTAAGTGTGCGCAAACTCATAGTACCGCCAGAACCGATACTACCTATATTAATATTGGCAGGAATTTTAATAGTTCGTGTTTTTTGATCTGCAGTTAACCCAATGCTTGATGCGTCAAGTGCCGATAATTGAGAAATAATATATCCAGTGGGATCATTGATAAGACCATTTGCACTTGTTCCAATAACTTGTTCTATATAGACACGTTTACCGGCAGGTAGTGATGTCGAGTCTATTGTAAATGTAGAACCTAGAACAATATCACGACCAGTTGCATTAACTGTAACTGCGGTATAAATTGTATCGATGTGTTTCACTTGTTCTATATCGTATTGCACTGCAATTGTTGTATTTTGCTGAACATATGCATAATGTGTATTTTCAAGAGGAAATCCTAAAATATCTGCTGGTGTCCCCTGTTCTGAAAATAATAGTGAAAAATTGTTACCAATACCAATTTGTACAGAGGAGCCGCCCTGAGCATCTGTTGTTTGAATGATTGTATCTGTAATATCAATCGTATAACTATCAGTGGTAAGATAGGTAATGACGTGATTTGTATTGACTAAACTAGCATTGATACCCGCAAAACTAGCAGTTCCGGAAATATTAATATATGTACCCGATGGATATCCATGACCTGGATGATTCACTGTGATAATACTTGTACCAGCAACCGTAGAAAATGGATTTGCTAATTGAACTTTACTTAAACTACTAAAGGAACAAATATCAGAAACTGAATCAATACTTACTGTAAAGTTATGATAATCACCAGATGGTTTCTTAATGGAATTCATTGCCGTTTGAATCGCGCTTTGTAATGAACTTGGTTGATAATTACCGGGCGCAATCGTGGCAATGTAAATATTGGTGTCTCCTTCATCCTGCCAAATAATCTTATTGTTCTGTTTAGAAACGGGCGTATCCATGATTAACTGTTCTGAGTTTGGAAACTCGGATGAACGCATTGTAATTTGTTTTACATTAATGAATTTCCTGTTCAATGATATTGTGTATGCATTTGGATTTGCATACACTGCCTGATCACGATCACGAGAATCAATATTTACCAGAGTAGTACGCGAACGAAAAAAACGGTCTTCTTCTGTATCTTGCTGTAACGTTTGTTCGCCAGACGTGGTAATGCCATGAATACTATTTGTACTTATCAAATCGTGGGGATTATAGTGTTCTGGAACAAGAGTATCATTAACTACATCTGGTGCACCAACGATACCAGCGTGTTTTGTAGTGTAATATTTCCTAAATTCATTCTTTTTCTTGTTGTATTCATCGGCAGATGAAGCGGTATTTACCCTTGGATTTAAAAAGGTATTTTTAAATAATAGTTTATTATCAGACATTAATAAATTATAATTTAACTACTTAAAATTACTTTGTATGAGGATATTGGCGTGCTGCTAAAACGGTAAGAACTTTAAGATAGTCCCAAATAGGAACTTTTTGCTTATCGTCTAGCGTTTTCCAGATACCCTTAAACTCGGCAGCTTCTGGAATAAATGAAAAATCGGCATTTAAAAAGACCTGTTCATTGCGTGCTAAAATATCATTCTTGAATTTTTTTAGTGCGTGTTCGTGAAAATGACGAATGTAAATTTCCTTGTCCGTTAACAATAGTGTATGAAACATATTTTTGGCGATGGAAACCTTGTCATTTTCTGGGAACATGCCATGAAGTTTTCCTACAAATTCCTTGAGATAATTATTAAAGGCTACAACATTACCAGACGACGACATTATTAAAATGTATAGAAATAATTTTAAGTTAAAATGTCCTGTAAATGACGTACATTAAACCTAAAACAAATAATTTATGTGTATTTAATTCATTTGAAAATAATTGATTGTTTAACGCAGTTTTTTGTTTAAATATTAGGTGTACAAATATTCCAAATGGGATTATACTAGCATAGTATAATATTAATCCTCTTTTTGAAACAATACCAAAAAACAATGCATTTAAAATGGCAGCTGCTACAAATGTTAATACTAAATCAAACATGGCTATCTTTGCAATACGAAATGAACGTAAATATTCTAAAGACAATTGAGAAGACATCTTTACTTTATGCATATACAAAAATTTACATTGTTATTTCATCAGGATCAGCTTCATCGAGTGCATCATTGCTAAATGTATTAAGACGAATACCAGTGATATATTGACCCTTGCGTTTAATACCATTAATTATAGGGTTTCTCACAATAGATACTGGAATATTGTATTTGCTTCCCATAATTGCAAAGGGACTTGAATAAGTATCCTTGGAAAATCGCTTGTGTTTTAGGGCATGCTCCTTGCAATAAGACATGTACTCCTGAATAAATTCGTCCTTGCCAACAAACCCCTGAAGGTCTGGTGCAATTTGATCGCTTGTAAGGAATTCCAACATACTATTTGTCTGCTCCAACAAGTATGCACGATTCTTGATGAAATAGCTGGGTAAGTGTTTCCAAATATTCGTCTTGGACCAGGTGCTAGATGCTTCAAGATACGCTACATTACATTTTTGTAAAATAATGGGAAACTCTTCCTTTAGTTTTTGAGTAAGATTACTATCCAATTGTTTGCTTGAAATAGTCTTCATAAATTCAAACAGTACAATTCGCCGACCAATTGAACCGCCATTATCGCTGTATCCAAATAGTTCATTTCCAGACATTGCTCCGGGAACAGACCATTCAATATCCATGGGTGTCTTGTGTTTCCGCATAACAGATACATCTTCACCAGATACCATGCTCTGGAATGTCATCTGAGGTAGGCGAAACTTGTTATCAATATCCAGAGCAATAAATACTTTCTTGTCATACAAATTTTCAATAGGAAAATTTTCAGCACATTCGTTTGATAGAATACCCACATCGCTAACTTCATAGAATTGTTTTACAATTGTTTTAAGGATGGTTGAATTGTGAGTTACCGTGAAATCACCCATCAAAAAACGACTATTTCCATTTACCATGAAACCATAATAGTTGTCAACACCTTTAGGTACAACCTTGATACAACCAGTTGATAATGGGTCTTCCTGATCTTGTCGTATAAGTGCCTTTTTACGAGGACACTTTACGGGGATTTCTTCCAATCCATGACCTCCAATATAAATACGATAATAAGTTCCTTCTTTATAATCATCCTTATACCAACAACCCTTTTGACATTCATTTTTATAACAAGCAAATCCTAGACTTCTACAAAGGTAGATAATATCATCCATTAATTTTTCGTTCTTTTGAATTAAATCATATCCACCCGATTTACTGTCATAGTTACCATCGGTATCTAGGATACCAGCTAATATTTTTAGTTGATTTTCACGGGAATTAATTTTAAATACGTCTGGTATATGTTTGTTGTTAATAAGATTTAGTTCATTTAGAACATTTTGGAATGTATTTCCGTTGTGCTTTCCAGTACCATTAATCCTATAATATAATGGATGTGTGTGTTTACCATCACGACAACCATTATATTGAAGATAACAATTGTATTTGGGTAGTTCAGTTGCAAGATAATGTAAAATACCAGAATCCTGATTTGTAAATCCAGTGTCTGCAGAAGTCCCGTCACCCAGCCATGCACCAATAATGTAAGGATCAAATGGAACGGGTGCGTCATTAAATGTAACAGGAACTTTATATCCTTTTAATAATTTCATTTTACGTTGTGATAGTTGTAGATAATCTTTAACCGAAATCTCTACAATTTGTTCCATTGTAATAGAATCACGAAACGCTTCTGCATTTTGTCGAGCAATAAGTTTAGATTCGGAGTCTCTCCAAATGAAATTTTTAGTCTTGAAATTGTTATTTTCAACCCAATGAACTTGATAACGTGTTTGATTTTCAGTCCTGCTATTTCGGACACACGGAAACTCTGAAATTTTTAGACAGAGAATATGTTCTGAATTGACAGTGTAACTTTCTCCTTTTCCAGAAATAATTTCATACATTTCATCTTTGTCTTGTACAAGAGATTCAACTAGCCTTGGTTTTGAATCATCCCCCATCAATTGATCACCGATGACTATGTCTTGTACCATTTTAATAGAGCCATCATGCATTAAAATTGGAGTATTTTCTCGAAAACATTTGCCGGTCATTGCAAGTCCTTTGAAGAATGCCATTACTTGCCAATCATCCCTTGCACCGAGATCATATAACATTCTTCCAATTAAAACATAAGCAGTTTTAGAAATGTCATGAAATTCTTCTTCTTCGCAAAATTGTGGTTCTAAAATACTTTGAAAAGCAGGAGTTTTAATATCATTGTACCAATCTTTAGTATTTTCATGATATTCAAAATCAAGGGGAAAATACTTGGCAGCAACTACATCTTCGGGAATAGTGCTTGTATCATAGGGATAAAATTTATGTTCGTTCGCTTTATACAATCCATTTTTAAATGAAAATATAGAACGATCACGAACAAGTTCTGGAAATTCAATTTCATCGCAAGTTTCTAGATAATTAGTGATGAACTTATTGTTTGCCTTTGCATTTAAAATTCGCCAAATGGTGGCATTTTGTTCCTTGGATACTACTTTATTTACAAGACTTGATATTTCATCTTTACATTCCCATGCATGTGTAAATTGTCCCTTGTCATTGAATACTTTTGAAAATACAAGAGTGCCAAATTTTCTGTATCCATGATGTTGCATACAACCCAACATCCAACGAATAAGAATTTCGTTATCTTGCATTTTTGGATTTGGTAAATTTTCAATCCGATCAAGGCGTTCATCCATGGGAACTGAACTATCAAAATAAGGATTCATTGCAGTCATTCCTAGATTCAGTGATAAAATGGAATTCATTGCATTTCCAATGACAATGAGTAAATTATTGAGTACATCATGAACTAATACACGTTTCCCAGTATTAGGATCTGTATAGTATTCTGTCTGATGAAGTTCCTTTAATACGAGCATTTTCATTGCTGCTACAATTTCATTCGCCTTCAGCCGAAATCGTGTATAGATTTTGTCTGAATTGTTGTATTCATCCACCGTGACATCACATTGTTCACAACAATGATTGATAAAATCAATTGCATTTAGTTTTTCAGCGTATTTCCATTTATTAATTAATGTATGGCAATACACTACTACTTCTTCTGGCTCCGATTGAAGACCAAGAACTCGTATAACCGATCCAAAATCGTTCATACTCTATCTATTATATTATTATAGTATTTCATTTTTAGTTAAAGTTCAATTCGATTACTTTCGAACAATCGTATACCGATGTGTTGGGTCTAAAAGTACGTCAAACATGACAATGTAAACAAGTGTTAAAATAGCACTAACAATAATATCCTTGGACGCAATAAATGCAGCTCCAAAGATGACCGAGTATCGCAGTACAGGGTAATCTTGTATATCCTTGATGCGATCACGAGACTTTTTAAACACACTTTCGCCGGCTAAAATATAAACAAAAAACATTAATCCAATAAAGATTTTATTTTCCTCTACATCTGTTAATTTCATCATATTATTACTATTACTAAATATAATTATTCTGTAATTTGCATTGGCTTTAGACCTATTTTTAATTCTTCCTCTGTTAAGTATTGATACAATTTACTACCAGCTTGTAAATATTTACGTCCATTTTGAATAACGACTATGTATTTTGTAATTTCAATATGTTTAATACCAGTGATAACACCCGTAGAATCTACGATAGCTTTGCCAATATATTCTGGATTGCTGACATTATTGGAATATAAATGACCAGACTCTATTACCATATAATACGTTTGGCCATCAACCGTGACGTGTTGAACCACACTTGCATTTTCAAAATCAAGAGATTGTGAATCTGTAATTGAAACTTTTGAATGAGGATACTTTGTATTATCAATACACTCTGCAACATTTGTCTGTGCCTGATTTAATCCACAATCAATAGCACTTTGTTTCATTAATTCCAATATTTCAATTGTTTTTTTCTGTTTATGAATAGAACTTTTCATGACTGTTATTTCAATTGCCTCTTTAAATTCATCTGTACTGGTAGGAGGAACACTTACATAATTATAAATATCAACTACCTGTTCATCCTTGGGTAGATGATAGTGACTACAAATGCGAACACCTCGCCCAACTACTTGTTGTGTCTGTTGTGTGTTCCACCATGGCTCCATTACATGAATTTGACGAACACCGCGCAGAGAAATACCTTCTTTGCCAGCGGTGGTAATACACAAGACCTTGATTAATTCACCGTGCTTATTAGCATCACTATTATATACTTTAAGAATGCTTTCGCGCTCATCGGGTGATGTTTGACCAGACCATACAGCAAATTTAGGTGTATCTATATCGGCGGACATGTAATTCGCGTATCCATAAGCCTTCATTGCTTCTACAAAAATTTGAATGCCGTAAGCTGCTTCAAAGTTGGAAAATACCATTGTAGGTCCTTCGCTAAGTTCAATTGTTTGTATTATTTTTGTCATTTTTGGAGAACAAACTTTTAATGTTTCTGATGTCAGTTGCAACTCTTCAATGACACTCTGTAATTTATTCTTATCAACAATAAGTGGTTGATTTTGAATGGCATATTTCATGGCGAGTTCTCGCGGATAACTGAAATTAGAATTTTCACGAGAATAAATGAAAAATGTTTGACTCTCGTCCTCCTTTGTATCCAGGCCAGAATTAATGACAAGAACTTTTCGTAATTCACCCCGGACATTCAGAGCACGTGCGCGCTGTAATGTTTTAATTTGACTTTCCATGTCACTACCTGCAACGCCAATAACACGTGTCTTGTGCTTGGATACATCTACTTCTTCATTAAAAATTTTAACTTGTGATTGCCACTGCTCTGATGACATGGGGACTTGAACGCGGTGTATTTGCTTTTTGGGGAATACAGTTTCTGGTAATCCAGAGTAATAAGAAATTAGACCTTGTATTTTACGTCCAAACTCTTCTTTATGAATCATTTTTGTATCTTGGTAATATCGGTCCATGAACCGTTCTTCACTATCTGAATTGGAAACATCAAAAATAGGCTGACCGCGCAAGATATTCATGGCAAATGCAATTTCATAGGGTACGTTTGTAATGGGCGTGCCAGAAAGTAAAATGTACTTTGTGTTGACCGAAGTCATCATTAAATTGTATAATTCGCGACGTTTACTATCGGAATTTTTGGCAAGTGTATTGAGTATATTGTGGATCTCGTCCACTACTACAACTGCATTATCAAATGGATTACTATCATCTGCGGTCTTTAATTGATTCATGTATTCATTTGAATTATAATGGACTAGTGAAATACCCATTTTAGCAAGTTCTACTATACTACTTGTTTTAGTTTGTTGCATCAGTTCGCTTGCCCATGGTGAATTCCGTAAAGATGCGGGGATTAAAACAATTACTTTTCGTAGCGATACGCCAGTGCCACGACATGCCTGTGCCATACGAATAGCCCCCAAAGTTTTACCACTACCTAGACCCCAGTATACCAATAAGCCGCGTGAATTCATAGCATCATTTCCCTGTTCATCGTGATATTTCATATATGCCTGAAGAAATTTTTGATGGTCTAGTAATTTCTTAATTTCAACAGTTGTGCTTTCACATGGACTTGGCATATCCTTGTTTGTCTTGAGTCTAAACTGTGCAAATTCACTATTAATAAACGTAGAAAAATCACGGTCTTCGGTAGAAATTGATCGTGTTATTCCAGATGCAGTAATTTTTTCCGTGGTAGATGATGTTTCCCTAAGAAGGTCTTGTAAACGTCCAAGTAATACTGCTTTATTACCAGCGGTACTTAATTTATTTTTTTTTAAAAGTTGTTTAAGTTCTGGAATGGTTAATTTTGTAGTATCCATCGTTACTTTACTACCTACCAATAAAATAAAATGTCGTTAAAATGATGATTATTAAATACAAATTAAAAGTAATGGAAGACGCATCGCCATTGGAGGGAGAACGTGAAAGCGAATGTAGTATCTGCCAAACATCCGCATCTACAAATCAAATAAATTTTTGTTGTAATCAAGTGTATCATGTACAATGCATCATAGAATGGGTAGAAACAAGTCCTGTATGTCCTATATGTAGGAAAGAACTATCAGTTAATGTTATTAATTCACTTCGTGCAATTGAGTATAATATTCATAAATTAAATAATATGCACAAATATATCATGGACGAACCTGATGACAATCAAGAGGATGGGGACATTAGTGAATTAGATATAATGGATGCCTTTTTTGATGAACCTATCCAAATGTTACGCGCAATGATACGTCGTAATTTTAGTTTTCATTAAGCAATGAGATATCGTTCCCAAATGTATACTAAAAGCATAGCGGGAATAATCCATAATAACATGGTGTGGATTATACTACTAACGGAACCAGGTGATAAAAGTGACACGGAAGTTTTATAATATTGTGTCATGTAAGCTACAATGCAAATACTAACTATTATTCGCATTATAATATCAATCATCTTCATTTATTATTATCAAAGAAATTAAAATGAAGCATAATCGGTAGATTCATAAGCCTCTTCAAAATTTCCCTGATCCAGCGGGGTACGTTGTGGAACACCTGGTAGTTCAACCGCGGCTGTTTTATTGAGATAATTTAAAAGATCATCTTCCATTGTAACCTCTTCGGCCACTGGTGAAGACGTAGTAGCAGCTTCTGGGACAGCTGGAACAGCTGGGGTAGCAATTGTTCGTTCCATCTCTTGTTGAATATTACGCTGTTTAATTTGTTCAACAAGTATTTGTGTATAATTTTGAAGAGTAATATATTCTTTTAGTAGAATGTGTAAAAGTAGTAATACAACTATCCATAGAATAACGAAATAATAATTGACCATTACCATAAACGAATAAAAAAACTTTTAACTAAAAATGAAAATAGCAAAAAATAAGAGTAAGAATGAGTAACCAATTACACTGTATTTATGGTATTGGACCAGTAGCAGAAAATAAATTTAATCAAAGGGGAATTTACACGGTTGAACAATTGTATAATTCTGATGAATTTAATACACTATCTCAAAATATACAAAATTATGTACAACATGTATTATATCCACCACTTGATTTGTTCAATGTGACTAATGGAAATTCTTTTAGTACTATTCAAATACCAAAATACAGTAACGATAATTTTATTGTAGATTTTGAAATGAATTCCGCTGGTAGAATTTTTTGTGTATGTGCTAAATCACTTGATAGTACAATTGAATATTCTGATAAATTAACAAGTATTTCAGATGAAGCAGAAATAGATTTTATTATTAAATTCCGAACATTTATTGGCGATAAAACCATGATACATTATGGTCATGCAGATAAAACAACACTTGCACGCAGAATGAATAAACTAAAATTACCACTTACCATGCCAAACAATTTTGATTTGCATCAATTCCTTTGTAAAAATGACATGTTAATTAAAGGATGTAATAACAGGAAATTAAAGGAAATTGGTAATGCTCTTGTTAAAGAAGGATATTTGCCATCACAAATTCATAACCATATTGAAGATGGTAAAGAATTGGTACAATTATTCATGTCGTATGAACAACATCCAGATATGTATTTGCAAGAATTACACACGCGAATGGAGTCTATTCTTCAGTACAATATGGATGATGTAGAACTAACTAGAGTTTTATTTAATATTGTAGTTACATTTTTAAAAATTAAAAAGCAGTTGAATTAATCTAGTAGGTGACTGCCAGACTCGTAAACATCAGCAGCAAGAGTACGTCCGGCACTGACGAATGGATCCGCAACGGCGTGGCCTACTTTTAGGACAGGTGCCGCAACCTGCTCACCAACCTTAACGACAGGCACTGCCAGCGCACGGACAGTCTGTACAACAGGGGTGACTACGCGCTCGACAAGGTCAATGCGCTGGACGGCAATAAATAGAACTGCCGTGGCAATTGTAAGCATGTATGCGAGCTTGTTAACACCCTTGGCAAGGAGAACGCAGATGATGAATAGAATCACAAGACGAACAACGGGGTGTGCCATGAGGGTACGGACCATTTCAGGTGGCGAGTCGGATAGTAGACCAGCATTGGCAATTAGGAAAATTGCCAGGGGGACGGCAACCATGTCTTGTTTAAGGGGAGCGAGAACCTTTGTTAGCACCTGGTCTACTGTACGAATAGCGTTCATGAATAGAGTTATTGTTAGAAAAGAAATAAAATTTTTATAATTTTATACAATTTTTAGGATAAATATCTTGCCAATTCTTAACTGGACATGCTGGTCCAAACCATTTTTGTGGAGCAATTACCATTTTAGCAGTATCATTTTTATTCAAATACATACCCCACCAACTAAAACTACTATTTGCAATAATGTGATGGTCGCATAAACTCATATTATATAAATCAGAAAGTACGTTAAGATCATCGGACACACCAGAATTGTATTCTATGTATCTAATGTTATCACCCTTTATATTTTCTTTACACCAACGAATATCATCAGAAAATACTATAAAAATTGCATTTGGAAAATAGGACATGGCAGATGTATAATATTCCATTGTTTGAAGTGGGTGATAATCGGGCAATTGTGCGTAATCTGTTCGGCGGACATGTAGGCTCACAAGAACCTTATCAGATATGCGGTATTTTGATACAATATCTGGCATTGTAAATGTAAGTTCGCGAAGAATATCACAGCGATATTCTTCAAAGTATTTGGCTGATTGAAAATATCCAAATAATGATATAGACTTATTATTTGGAAACGGGGTATAATTAAATTGAGGTTCATAAACTTGCTGACAATTAGATGGTGACATGTTTATTTTTGGAATATTTTTAAATATAGAATCGTTAAAATCACTTCGATTGGGTGTTGTGGTGGAAGATACTGTGAGTATTGTCCCGTGTTTTTTTGCATGGGCGTAACCAGCAGCCACTTGAAATAGTTGATTCCCAAGACCACCTTGGCGGTGAATATATACAACCATGTTGTACTAAAATATTCTTATATTCCAAAATTGAATTAACTGTACAATATATTATTAATGAGCACATTTTCTCGTAAATTTACCGATGTTCATAGTAGTATCCCAAACGCAATTCGGCGTGCTCTTTTAATGGATACAAAATCACCAGCATTTGATAATACAATTATTACAACAAATACTACAAATACAGATAATGATAAAATTAAACATCGTATTGGATTACTACCCGTGCAAAATAATGGTACAATTATACGAATCGATGTAAAAAATAATACTTTGGATAGTATCATCATTAATAGCGATGATATCAAAACTACCGGTTGGATCACTCCTGGCGTAGAACTATTTCGTTTGGAACCCGGTAATGAACTAGTTCTTGAAAGTACTAGTACAATGGGAAATGGATTAAAAAATGCAAAGTGGTGTTCTGTAACAAATGTTGGATATAAGCAAGAATATCAATTGAATTACAAGGGAAATGCTCTAGAAGATACAACGGTAATTGATACTCAACATATCGTAGCTATCAAGGAACGATTACCAGAGTTTTTTAACAATGATAAACTTAATATTTATAAAATTAAAATTGATACAAATGTTATAGATAATTTTAACGAATTGATTAACGAAAAAGGTACATTTAGTATTGTTGATACAGATACTTTTTGGTTATCATTTGAAACAATTAATAATAAAAATGCAGTGGAACATTATAATGATACACTGAATGCAATTATTTCTCAATGTCTTACAGTTGAATATCACGACAATACAATTGACAATATTAATAATGGTATTGCAAACTGCATCACTCATATTATTAATAAAAATATTTCACCAAAATTTATTAGTATTCATAATAAACATCCACTTCATAGTAATTATATTGTTAGTGGATCTATTGAACTAACAGATGTGGTGTTTAATAAAGCAGTGGAAGAACTTATTTGTATTCTTAAAAAAAACAAAATAAATGTTAATAGTAATGACGAACACCAACAGTGATATTCGTAAAAAATTACAGGAATTACAAACAAATATTGATATTCAATCAGGTATCATTTCTATTATTCATAATACGTCTAATCACGTAGCACAACACAAGGCAAAAATAAATGATATTCTTGATGAAACAAAGGATGTTCCTAAAAAGGAAAATACAAGTATCAAAAATTTACGTATAAATATAAAACAACGTTCGCGAGAAGCACAGGAATATTCGGCGCAAATACAATCGGAATTAACAGAAATACATGAAAAAATTAAAATAAAAAATGAAAATTTAATGAAACTACTACAAAAGAAGAAATAAATTTTTAATATTTAAACAAATAGAATAGAATAAAGGAATGGGGCATTACGAAACACTGGGCGTATCCAAAGACGCAGACCTTTCAGAGATAAAAAAGGCATATAGACGATTGGCGCTTGAAACACATCCAGATAAAAATAACGGAGATGATACAAAATTCAAATGTATACAAGAAGCCTACGAAACATTATCTGACCCTGATAAACGCAATGAATATGATAATCCACAACCAGAATTTAACCCTCATGATATCTTCAATTCTTTTTTTGGTGGGATGCGACAACAATCGCATTACCAACAACAACCAAAATGTGATGATATACACTTTGAATTAAAGTTGTCACTTAATGATGTCATGTGTGGTATTACTAAAAAACTAAAAGTATCTAAACACGTCACTTGTACAGCACAAGGATGTAAACCTCAAGATTGTTCGGCATGTCAGGGCAAGGGATTTTCTGTACGTACTATTTCACAGGGACCATTTGTTCAACAATTTCAAGTACCGTGCGATTTATGTAGTAGTACGCCAGGTTTACAAAAAAGTTCATGTAGCACTTGCAACGGAAGTTATACAGTATTAGATACTGAAATCATTAGTGTAGATATTAAGAAGGGTGTTGAAAATGGAATGGCAATTTCATTAAATGAACGTGGAAATACACACCCCAGGAAACGTGCTGGAAATATTATTCTAATTTTTAAAATTCAGGAACACCCTGTATTTACGCGAAGAGAGCGCGGCGACCTTTGGATGATCAAGGAGCTTACATTAGCAGAAGCCCTTGGTGGATATTCATTTGTGTTTGAACATTTAAATACTCAAAAGTTTAGTGTTAAGTCGGGTAATACTACACAACCAAATGCAGTACGTAAATTTGACGGAAGAGGGTTGCCGCGGGTGGATAGCGACGGTACGTCCTTTGGTGATTTATACATTGAATTTACAGTAAAGTTACCAGAAGGTGTACCCGAAGACTTAATTCAGAAAATTAGACATTATGATAAAATAAATTAAATTTTTCTTTAGACCACGTACTATTTCTTGAAAAATTATTAACTGGTAAGTTATAATTACATTTCGCATATATTGAATATATCCATAATAATTTTAGCATATTTATTTGATTAATTTAACTCCACTTGCAATAAGAGCTTCACCAGCAGCCTTTGAGATAATCTTGGATAGTTTTCTATCAACTTTGCATGTATCACATGAAAATTTATCACTTTTAATCATGTATGCACCATTCTTAAGTTGTTTGAGAACAATATGTTTATCGGAACGAGCAATGCGAGCGGGCTTCTTGCATGAAATACAAAGCAGCTCTATAGGGTGGTCGCGAAGTTTGTGTCCTTTAGTTCCAAGAGTATGTAAATGGTGTACTGGCATTTATGTAATGTAAGAAAATAAATGTGACGTATTTTATAAAATTATTGATTAATTATTTTATAAAATACCAATCATTTAAGGAGTATAGTAAAAGACAATGTCTTCAAGACGACTATTAGGACTTGTCTCATCAATCACGAGAAATGTACCAGATGGCAGATTTTCAAGAATCTCCTTGACCTGCTCTGCATTTTCAAAGTAAGGACGGAATGCCTTGAAAATAACCTTATAGTTTGTATTGCGTCCAATCATGGCTACCTTACTACGATCACTCATTGTATGAAGCTTGAAAGCGGTAATGGTAATAGGTTCGGAGGGGGTATCAGTTTGACGTGCCATGGTTATTAGTTAGTATATTTTACTGTTAAATTCATTTTTAGTCAAGTGGTACAGGAACCTTGTCCTGATGTGATGGACAATATCCAGTACGCTTAGGACTTGGCTTCAGGCACGGGCTTCCTTTTCGTTTTCCATTTTCAAGAATATATGTACAAGTGCTGTTCCTTCCCAGTTGAATAACAACTGGTTCCGCTGCGGTATCATGAGAGTCGTCGTCATCACTCACATCATCAAAGTTGTCGACATCATCAAAAGATGATTCGCTAGAGGAGTCTTCCTCTGTTAGCTCCTTAATAGCTGGAAGTCGCGACACCAACACCTCTTCTGGTGCTGGATCATCTGCGTGTTCTCCGCAATCATGTTCCGCTTCTTCTGGGGTAGTGTCATTGAGACGATCGGTGATATCGTTGACTGCATCAATGACCTTACGTAGATTGTTCTCGAGACGCTCAGCTTTTTGTGTCATTTCGGTATATTTGAGATAACCAAAATAAGCAACAACAGCTAATATGAGTAGTGATACACCGGCAATATAAATGTAAGGGCTACTCGTCAAAAAATCCATGGTATATATTGTGTTAGATTTATGTATATTTATTTTTTTAAGTAAAAAAAGAAAAAATAGTAAAACATAATACAATTAATGTCAGTCACCATTGGCGGAATAACTGTGGGGGACGTACTTGTTATATCTCTTAAGGAAAATCATGATAAACGAAAGAGCGTACTAGAAGAATGTAAAAAATTAGGAATTGTACCAAAGTTTTATCTAGCAAATAAACACCCAACAAGCGGTGTTCAAGGATGTTTAGAATCTCACATGTATTGTATTAATTATGCCAAGCACAATAACCTTGAAAATGTTTTAATTCTAGAAGAAGACATTGTTTTTGAAGACAATGTTCTTGAAAGACTAGCATCAACTGTATTGCCCAACGAGTATGATATGTTTTATTTAGGATATCATATACTCAATGGATATCGTGAAAATACAAATACACTTAAAATACTAAGTGGATTAACAACACACTCTTATATTATTCATCATTCCATTTATGATTATGTATTAGAAAATATCAAGGGAAATTGGCAAAGTATTCCAGAATATCATCAACAAACTCCAATGGAAGTTCCATTTTTTAAAAATAATTTGAGAGCAATTGATATCTTTTATGCCAAGTGGGTTCATCATCGGAGGAATAAAACGTATGGGGTGTATCCACTTGTCGCTACACAACGTCCTGGATTCAGTGACATTGAAAATGCAACCGTAGATTATACAAATTTATTTAAATCAAAAAGTATATTGTTTTCTGAACAAAAACTTGGTAAGTATATTGGGTGTTTTAAAGAACAAAATAAAATGGATTTAATTAAAGAATTAAAACAAGGTGGATTTAATTCAAGTGATTACATTCTCATTACTCCCACTGGGGCTACAGATGACCTAAAATACACACCACAACCTACGCAAATTGTTGGTACAAATACATGGGATGTTTTACATGTATCATTGAGTAGTTATCTTTTACGGTTAAGTTATTCTACAAATACAATTTGTACAAATGAAGAGTGGGTATTTCCATCCATGGTACCAGGAGAATTTCCAGACGCGTATCATGAGAAGACGCAGTGTTCAAAAAAGATATTGTGCGTATATGGCAAAATTTCAGCAAATACCAAAGATATTTGTGATGTATTTGGGCTAAATATTAATGATTATTATATTTATTTTTGCAGTGGTAGTTCTTCCAAAAAGGGTGCTAATAACAGTATTTCATTAGAACAATACAAGGCATTGCCAAACCATACTTTATTATTAATTGATGATATGAATTACTTTATAGATCAGCCTATTCGCGGAGCTACTAAAATTGTAGTGTACATGACATCTCCCAGGTTTATAGAAAAATGGAATGATATTACAGTCCCCTTTAGTGGTAAAAGTATTTTTTACAATATGCGTAAAAATATAGATAGTGTGATATGTAAAAATGAACAAGTGTATAGAGAATTTATAGAATTGTATCAATTATCACCGGGAAATAGTATTTATGCATTTAAAAAGTTTAATAAACAATCGGGTAGTATTGTATGTGATTACAATGACCCAAAATGTACAATGTATCTATCTTGGTATAAACAATTACTTACTATTATTCCTAATTTAAAATTATATATCTACAATTCTCCCAAACAAGCATTCAATAAAAGTGTATTTTATATGAGCGGGCCAATAGAATATCAACAATACGAACTTTACTTTGGTAATGAACCTACACGAGACGTTTTGAAACATGGTATTATCGCAGTTGGTTCTGGTGAATTATGTGCCATTCAGAGCACACAACCAGACTTTATCAAAACGCTAGGAAGTTTTTTAACGAATCCTATTAAAAAACAAATATTAATTGAAAATGTGTATCAAACATATAATAATATTTTAATTTATTCTAAGGATCGCAATACGTTGTAATATACATGGTAATTTGTAGCAACACGAATATTTCCATTGGAATTTTTTAGTATATCCTTCTGATACGGATGGTCTTGTAAATTTAATAGTTCTGTAATTTCAGAGTCTGTAAACGACTTTGTATAAATAATTGTACTCTTGTATTGAATATATTTGATTACATTATCTAATGACAATGCAGTCATGTATTTTGGTGCTGTATTCATTTGTATAGACAACTTGTATTGTTCCATTGGTGTTAATGTCGTATCAATATGATTGATAATTTCTACGTTTTTTGGCAAGTGTAATGTCTTCTTACCAGAACCATAAGGTCCTACGACGAGAATGCTCATTGTTTCCTTGTATTTCTTTTCTTTTTATTGGTTTCATATCCAAGAGCAATAAGAGCATATAATGCTGCATCCGAAAGGTCATCTTTTTTTGAATGAGATTTAAAGTGTTGTGTCCATTTTTCATCTATTTTTAATTCTGTCAAAAAGTGTTTTGTGTATTCTACTGCTGTATTTTTACGTTGTGTATACTTACTTTTCACTGTATGAACAAGAGTATCGCCGTCGTATTTTATTTTTAATTTTCCAGAAGCACGTAGAAAATTAATAGGTATGTGTTTATTATATTGTGTTTTATAGGTGTCTATTAACTTTACCATAATACAATGACTTGCAAATTTCATTTTAGGTGATTTAGTCAATTGCAATTCAATGCCAACTTTATCTATATGGCTCATTAGTAGTTCATTGTTGCTAAATAAATCTTCAATGCATTTTAATATACCAGTAGCTATACTAACATAACTCATTGTTTTTACCAATTGTTTCTTTTTTAAAACAGACGACTCTTTTGGTGCATGCAATTTACAAAACATAATACCAGCATTCTTCATGGAACTTTTTTTAGTACATGCCTTGCCGTTTTTTAATATCCCACTACAAATCGTATCATGTTCCTCGGCATCCATTGTATTGAACACATCCCATAAATGAATAAAGTATTCGCCTCTAATTTTTTCCATGATACACATTGACAAATTTTTTATTCCTACGTCTATACACATGACGACCGGCATACTTTATTTTATTGTATTGTTTAATATTAAAGAACATGGCAATTGCTGAGATTAGTACCACAAGGTTTGTATTAGACGTACTTCTAGTAACTCTTTTAGAGTATGTTGGCGATTCCAGTTTAAAAGTGTATGCTCGTAATGGTTCAAATACACATTTGTTTATAGGTTTGATTGCATATGCTATTGTCATGTATTTCCTTATTCAAATACTAAAATATGCAAATGTCATGCAAATGAATATTTCATGGGATGCAGTGTCTGTTATTGTAGAAACAGCACTTGCTTACTACCTATTACATGAAACGCTTTCGGGTGTAACTCAATATGTAGGATTTATCATGATTATTTTAGGAATGGTATTTATGGGCATCGGTAAGCAAGCATACAAGTGAAGTGAAATGGCAAGTGAAATGACCAATTAAAAATGAAAATACAATGACTCAATGACAATGTTTAAAGAAAATGTGATGTCACAATTTTGGTCAAATAATAACACCGAACTTGTTTCGAATGTAAAATATTATTCTGCAGATAAGTATTTGTTTAATTGTAATACATGTCATCACGAATATATCAATTCTCCTAAAAATATGATTAACACTGATAATCCATGTACATTTTGCAATAATCTTACTCTATGTGGTAAAATAGATTGTGAGATGTGTTTTGACAAGTCATTCGCTCGTTGTGACAAAAGTAAATTTTGGTCAGATGAAAATACAAAGACCCCTATCTGTGTATTTAAATGTAGTAATATAAAATATAGTTTCAAATGTGATACATGTAATCATACATTTAAATCAGCCCCAAGTAATATTATCAATGATAGATGGTGTCCATATTGTGCCGTCCCATCTAGAATTTTATGTACTAATGACTGTACTCTTTGTTATCAACGCTCATTTGCTAGTCATCCTAGAGCCAAAGATTGGTCTATTAAAAATACGGAATTACCACGAGACATTTTGTTAAATTCTCATGAAAAGTATATATTTGATTGTCAAAAATGTAAACATATATTAATAATGAGATTGGACAATATAGTATCTGGAAGGTCGTGTATGTATTGTACCGGCAAGGGAATGTGTTCCGAACAAGACTGTACTTTTTGTTATAATCGTTCGTTTGCGAGTCATCCTAGAGCAAAGGATTGGTCTATAACAAAAAATACGACAACACCAAGAGATGTAACTTTATATAACAATAATAAATATATTTTCAATTGTGATGATTGTAACCATGAATTTAGTATACGAACTGATAGTATAACATTAAATGGGTCGTGGTGTTCTAAATGTCAAAGGAAGACTGAAAAAAAAGTATATGAATATTTAAAATCTATATATCCCATCATACAACACAATGTTACATTTGATTGGTGTAAATCGGATGAAACGAATCATTTTTATCCGTTTGATTTGTGTATTGAGGAATTGAAATTAATTATTGAAATTGATGGCCCACAACACAAACGTCAAATATGGAATTGGAAAAGCCCCGAAAATCAAATTAAACGCGACAACTATAAAGATTTGTGTGCGAGAGACAATGGTTATATTGTTTTGCGCTTATTACAAGAAGATATATGGCATGACAGATATGACTGGAAGACATTCATCGTGGATTTTATTCACAACATGAGTAATTTAATATTAATTAAAAAATACAAGTACGGGTATGCCATTAAGAAATCCTCTATCAATGATCAATTAATGAACCAATTAAAACTAACAGTTTTACCAAAGACTATTCAGGGGTACGGTGCTAAACCAAAACCAATTATCATGTATCGCGAAACACAAAACAGTATGATTATACCTTATTATTATGGTGATGAATTATTTAAACATATGACAAATGTTAATTATGTAGTACAGGATGAAATCACACATGATACATCTATAGATTTTGTAGGAACCATGCGTCCACATCAAATAACAGTCATTGATGAAGTTATGGAACATTTTAAATTTAATCATAGATGTTTGTTAAATTTACCATGTGGGTTTGGAAAAAGTATTTGTACTCTTAAATTAATTACACTATTGAATAAAAAAACACTCATTATAGTACATAAATACTTCCTCATGGAACAATGGCATGATTATATTAAACTCTTTATACCAAACGCAAAAATTGGATTTATTTGCCAAGATAAATTTGAACCAGATGCTGATATTATTATCGGTATGTTACAATCAATATGTAGTCGAAAATACCCAAAAATCAATGACATTGCACTAACCGTTATTGATGAAGCACATAACATTTGTGCCTCAGTGTTTTCAACGGCTTTATTCAAGTTTTCATCATTGTATATGATTGGGTTATCTGCTACGCCTGAACGTAAAAGTGACGGCCTTGGTTGTATTCTAGAATGGACATTTGGTAAATTTATTACAGTTACAAAGGAACGCGACCAGGATGTTCATGTAAGAATTGTTGAAACTAATATTAAAATTCAGGAAAAACTATTGCGATTTACCGGGAAACTAAATATTCAAGATGCAATTAATCAATTAACAACAAATCCAAAGAGAAATCAGTTGATTATAGAACATATTATTGCAAATAAACATCGCAATATTCTTGTTGTCACTGATCGAGTTCAACATGTAAAGACACTACAACAATCTCTTTCTAATTTAGTCGTACAATCGTCTATTTTTATTGGTGGCATGACACAAAAAGACCGCTTAGAGGCTACAAATTCTAATATATTAATTGCAACATATCAAATGGTCAAGGAGGGGTTTGATTTGCCCAAATTAGACGTACTCCTATTTGCAACGCCAAAACGAGAAATTACACAAGTATCTGGGCGTATTATAAGAAAAATACATGAGGTACCTCCTGTAATTATTGACATGTATGATAAAAGCAGTGTATTTGAACGCTGGGGATACGATCGTTTTAAATATTATAAACAAAATACATTTAAGTTTGACAAGGAACTAGCACCCGAGCCAGAAATAGAAACGGTAGAGTATATTTTTGATGATAGTGAATGAAACGAAGCGAATGAAACGAAATGAAGTAAACGAAATCAACCAGTAAGTTCATCTAATAAATCAGAATATCCTAAATGAAATATACGATCATCATTTAAACGAGGCTTGCTCGTAATAATTTTACGTGTATTTGATTCTTGAAAGCGAATACTTTTGGGGTATTCGGAACAAAGCGTTAGCAAAATATATTTTTTAGGTTTTGTTAACGCTGTGTTCATCCAGTTATCCGTAGCCCATTTATCTTTACTACTAGTCTTGCAGCTTAATACAATAAATTCGGAAATATTTCTACCCACCCGAATATCATTACCAATAACAAAATCAATAAAGTGAATCTTTTTAGTTTTTTTAAATGGTTCAATGATAATACCAGAATAATTAACCGCAACCTGACTTTTATATGGTATTTCATTTTGTTTTAAAAAGTCTTTAATCATTTGTACAAGGAATGAATTTGTATTTGTGATTTGAACCTTTTGTAATTGAATACAAGAATTATATATCTCTTCAATTTTAGTTTTATTTATTTCGGGATAAATATATTGTAACTGTCGTATATTGGTTCGTTTTATATTTTCATTATGTTGTGTGTAACGTTTGTTTACACTAGTGCTATTAAACTCTGGAAGAAAGTAAATTTCTTCGGGAATTGATTTTAAAATGGGACGAAATCGCTTACGTCTTATTTTTGCAGGATCAGTTGGCATTTCTTTATATTAATATCATTTCATTTTTGGTTCAAATGTTGGTGCTGTAATACTCAATTGTTGTATTGTTTTTTTTGGTGTTTTTGGAACAGGTGCCTTTTTTAATATGGGTCCGCCACGATTAATTGTTAGTGTTTGATCTAATAAAGTTTTGTATTCATAATCAAGTTCTTTCATCCGTTCTGTAAATTGTGTATTTTGTGATAATAGGTATTCGCGAATATTGGATATACGTATCGTATATAATTCCAAAAAATGTTTTGCTCTTACAATTTCTCTTAAATGGGGCGTATCTGGAGTCTTGCATTTTTTACCATAATCTTTGCGCATTTCCATACAATTTTTTGACATATCCCTAGCTACTTTTAATTTTTCTACAAGAACAATTAATTTATCAGTGGGCATTTTTTCAAAGGAAATTGTTAATAAACGCAAATATTCTGATTTAATTTCCACTGATTCACACTGTTTTTTATAATCATTGTATTTATCATGACATTCTGGCGTTAGATCTTTACCATTAATCCTTATTGTTGTCATTATATTTACAAAATAAATTAATGTGTAGGTGCGTACTTGATAACAGACAAGTACATGGATACATGCCCCACGGTCATGCACAAAGGCATATCAATTCCAAAATACAATGTAATATCTTTGGATATTGTCTTTGCATTTGCAAATTTCGCAAGTTCTAGTGATGGAAGTGTAAATGTACCTGTAATTTCAACATCACTTGTATGTGGCACTTCAATTGTAGTTGACTTGGTAGCGATAGTTAATGTGTCCTTTGTTACAACCAAATCTATGGATTCGGTATTTTTATTAATTTTTTTAATAATTTGTTCAAATACAGCACTTTTAACTTCAATAATTGTCTCGTAATCATTGGGTGTTTTAAATTCGGGGAAAACGGGCACTGATTTAATTGGAACTGATGTGTTCCATAGTACGGAATCTATAGTACCCGATACAACAAGAATATCCGTGTTAATTTCAAGGGTAATTGTATTATTTTTTGATTGTACCATTTTAAGAGCTTTTACAAATAGTTTTGTATTAATAGTAAATGAATATATGGCATTGATATCGTCATTGTCAATTTCGGTATGAAGTAATACCAGACCAATATTATTGTAATCATTAAATGTACTTAATACGTTATCTGTAATTGAAATGTGAAGGTCTTCAATGACAGAACTCAAAAATGCGAGGGTCTTTACAAATTCATTAGTATTCTGAATTTTAATTGCACCCATTCTTTCTAATGTCTATATGTATTTTCATTTTTAATTAGTTGAACTCAAGTTTATCGTCACCACCCTTGAGAATACTCTCGGCGAGACCGCCCGACGGACCATCCATATGATCCTTTGCAAGTTTACTTAAAAAGGTGCTATTCTTGGGGTTAAGCATCTTGTGGCTCACGTTATACATGATACCAGACATGACTAGACCCAATATGAGTTTAACTTCTGGTGCCGCTGAAACGGAGGTATAATACTTATCATAAAGCTCCTCGAGAATCTCATCATAATCATCAATAGATTCATCTACACTGGCAGACCAGCCATCAAGATAAATATCAAGTGGGTCATAACGCTTGTTTAAAATTTCAATACCAACTGCACACATTGTAATAGCACGTTTGGAATAGTCAATGGCCGATTCCATTTTCGCTTCCTTTTGAATGAGTTCTAGTTCAACCCGCAGTTCTGTAAGTGATGAGTACATGCTAATGGACTTGTCGATCTTGATGCCACGACGTGTTTCGTAACGCTTAATTTTAGTAAGAATACGGCGTTTCTCCTCAAATTCAGCCTTGTTATTAATGTCGCGATTTGCCTGACGATATGCATTACTTGTCTGTGGTGCATCGCCCATATCGTTGTCGTCACTATCACCTACGGAGATAACGGAACTTGTATCACTTGGAGTTGGACTAGGGCGATGGATTGGTGGGCTCATTGGACGTTGAGTGATGGGCGCTGAACTAGCATTACTACTAATGTCATCGCTGTCTGAACGGTCTGCAGTTACCAGGTCAAAACGCAAATCACTATCCGTATACTGAGTATTATTCATGACGTTTATCATATCATATGTTTTATATTTTAAATGAAAATTACGTTAAAAATGAAATATCACAGAATACAATTAACTAAATGATCATGATTTTAATTACAATTGCTGTTATCATTTTTGCAAACTTGTTCACTGGTACTGTAGCTCAAGTACGATGTGGTAGTACATTTAATAATACACTGTGTCCACAGAATTTATGCTGTAGTCAATGGGGGTGGTGTGGATCAACGAGCGCTTATTGTGGAACTGGCTGTCAAAGTCAATGCGCAAAGACGACCACAACTACGACAAAGGTACCCGTGCAGACGACTACGACCACAACTACGACAAAGGTACCCGTGCAGACGACTACGACCACAACTACGACAAAGGTACCCGCGCAGACGACCACTACACCTGTAGTTGTTCCAACTGGGCGCTGTGGAGCTACATTTGGCAACACAACATGCCCTGGTAATTATTGTTGTAGTGCCGGAGGGTGGTGTGATAATACTGATGCACATTGTGCTTTAGGGTGTCAAAGTAATTGTAGGCTTGTACAAGGACTGATTAGCTGTCCTTTAAAAACAATCGCATTAACATTTGATGATGGACCTAGTGATTATACCGATATTCTTTTGAACTATCTTATCCAACAAAATATCAATGCAACCTTTTTCATTAAAGGCAACTCTATTGCCGGTCGAGAAGTTATTTTACAAAAAATGGCAACAAATGGATTTGATTTGGGGGTTCATACCTGGACTCATCCCTCGTTACTTGCACTGACAGACCAGCAAATTCGTGATGAAATTAGTCAATGCATACAAGCAATTAAAACAATTACGGGGGTAACTCCAAAGTATTTTCGGCCTCCCTACCTTGATTATGATGGTAGGGTACATGATATTGTTGTGTCATTTAATTTAATTACTACAATGGTATCTCTCGATACATTTGATTGGAAATACATTACAGACACGTCAGTATCATTAGGTCTTTTTCAGACAGGTCTTTCAAGTGGTACTGGAGCCATTTCTCTCATGCACGATACTTTACAGCACACGGTTCAAACGATCCCTGATTACATGACCCTTATAAAAAATAATAATTATACAACAGTACTATTAAATTCCTGCCAAATGACTATTCTTTAATCCATAAAGTCTTTAAAATAATTATATTCTACTTCATAAGAGTACGTTTGGTCTCTTGTATGTCGGTGTTGTGCAATATGGTCAAATGAACTACCAGTATCAATAAAAGATATTCCCTGTGTATTTCGTTGTAATAAGTCAGATGCTACTGCAATAGATCCCATGCCACCCGACATTAAAATAATTGCTGGTTCATTGTTAATTAGACGATTAATTTCAGCTAAAAGTGGATCATATAGTTTATCAAACCAGTTACGTTCGGGAATACAAATGTAGTGATCTGCTTTAAAGAAGGACTTTAGCTTAGTGTTTAATTTATTTGAAATAATTATTTTTTTTAACGATGATTCGCGGATAGCTTTTACAAAGGCGTAAATAGAATTTGTTTTAAAGTTGTCCTTGTATGTCATGATTAAATGATAATCTACAAAAGGTATAACTACATTACCTACTAACGTCTGTAAATAATCCGTTACCTGTGCGTGATGCCATTTTCCAATGAAAACATCTTTTGATTGATTGTGTACTAAATAACGAAATCCATCTATCAATGCGTTGCCCTTGGCTTGTGTATAATTATATCCATCACAATTACTTCCGATATCACCGGTCATGCAGTTGTATGGACCATCACCCACCTTGATAAAAGATACTGGTATTTCCCGCGTGATACAATAGGTGAGGTATTCGGTCGTAATCATCTTACTTATTGTAATATATTATCATTTTCCTAATTTAAAAATGAAATAGATATGTGTATTAATAGAATGTATAAATCAAAACTTAGCCGTGGAATGTCTATAAAACACAAATTAATGATTGATAATTTAGATTCTTATGGTGCAAATACTGTATTTTTTAAATTACTCGTTTCAGAATATGACAAGTGTTATGTAGATGAAATTGTTCGTTTTGGCGACAGTATTCAAAGTACATACAAGTCATTGATTACGATGACAATCAAACAAAATATTGCAATTATTCAAAATTTTATTGCTCCAGACATGGATCGTTTATTATTAAAATTTTTAATTTAATGATAATGGGTATAATATGGTAATGATACCCCTATTTAAAGTTTTCATGTCGGATACCGTCCCAGAGGCTGTATCTCGCGTATTAATGTCTGGACAATTGACACAGGGACCAATTGTAGAACAATTTGAAAAGGAGATATCGGAACGTCTTGAAAATCCGTATATAGTTACGTTAAATTCTGCAACAGCTGGTCTTACGTTAGCGTTACGATGTCTCATTGATTCCAGACATTTCAATACAGTGACAGATACGGTGCTTTCATGTCCACTTACATGTTTTGCAACACATGCGGCAATTCTAGCAAATGGCGTTAAAATACAATGGGTTGATACAGACAATACAAATGGTCTAATGTGTCTTAAGGATTTAAAATCAAAAATTACAAGGTTTACCACAGTAGTATATTGTGTGTGGTGGGGTGGCTATTCCTATAGTATTGCTCAAATGAATGAGATAAAGGATTATGCTTATAACACTTTTGGTACAAGGTTAATGTTTGTAGAAGATTGTGCACATGCCTTTGGTGCAACATACCCCGATGAAGATAAGCCGGTAGGTATAAATAATGGAAATATTCAAGTATTTAGTCTTCAGGCAATTAAATTATTGTCAGTTGCAGATGGAGGTATCATGTGTTTACCCACTGAAGATTTATATAATCGTTGTAAATTACTTCGGTGGTATGGTATTGATCGTGATAAACGTAATTACAAGGGTAAAGATTTACGTTTAGAGCATGACATTACACATTTTGGATACAAGTTTCATATGAATGATGTAAATGCATGTATTGGTATTGAAAATTTAAAATGTATAGACAACCTTTTAGAAAAAAATAGAACCAATGCTCGCTATTACAATATACAATTGCGTGATATTCCTGGTCTAACGTTACTACAAAATAATACAATGAATTCATCCTTTTGGTTATATACGTTTCGCATTGAACACAAACTGGAATTTATTAATTATATGAAGGAAAATGGTGTATTTGTATCTCAAGTTCATCAACGTAATGATATATTTACATGTCTAGAACAGTTTAAATGCCCTCTGCCAAATTTGGACGAACTTGAAAAAGAATTGGTATGTATTCCAGTAGGTCATTGGCTTACACATCAAGACCTTGAAACAATAGTTGGATTAATTAAAAATTTTAAATGCTAAAATAATTTCCGTCAATTCCCATTGTTCCTTCAACGCCAAGAACTGTTAAGTAATTAATCGGCGCGTGATATACACTCGGATAAATGTATTCAATACCAATAAGGGATGGAATACGTGCAATTACAGTGTCTTGTAATTGATTGAATTGTTTGAGAAATATGCGCGGTATACTATAAAGTACAGTGTTATATCCAGGTTCATCAACACCTGTAATTTTCTTGAAATTCATTTTATTTAGAGTGTGATTTTCAATATTAAATTGATTATTTAATGAAATACGACCGCCTATTTTGAAAAATAAATCCACCGGAATATTATTTTCAATAACGTAATCAAGCCCCTTTTTTAACAGATAGCATTCACCCAACCCCTTGTATTTAGATTTGTGAATAGCATCCTGAATAACCATATCGTTTGTTGTTTCCAATATTATGTTAGCGTACTCTTTAAGTTGCAAGTACTGGTCGTGATACAATCTAGAACCTTCTACGAAAAGTATGAGTGCTTGTGGACAATACTCCCTGATACTTTTTAATTGAGTTATTGTTTGATCTAATCGTTCGTCTCCCGTATAAAAACTTCGTAGTGGTATATAACTCCAAGGTTCTTTTGATGTATTAATAGTACTTGTAACACAAAAAATTATTTTGGTCATTGTTATTACTTATGGTATATTACTCTTACTATTTTAGTTTAATGTAACATGATATGATACAAGAATACAACAGGAATGTCAGTTCGTCCATTGCAGTGGTTTGGTGATTATTACAAGGGATATATGAATTTGATAAATGGATTTACAAGAACCCCCACTGAACGTTCAATTGGTGATTTTGAGATTGCGTACAGGACTCTTGTATCACAGGGGCAACAAATTTTTGTTATTGAAAAGGATAGTGTTATCGTGGCTAGTATTACAGTTCAATGTCAGCAAAAATTGCATAATAATTTCAATAGCGTGTTGCATATTGAAGACCTCATTGTATTACCAGAACACCGGGGAAAAGGATATGCGAAAAGTTTAATAGAATATGTAATAAAGGAATGTTCTAAAAATTGTTACAAGATTGTATTAACATGCAACGAAGAATACATTTCCTTTTATAAAAAATGCGGATTTATGCTAAAGGGCAATGAAATGTGCAAATACACACAAGACTAAATAAAAATACGCTAAAAATGAATAAATAATAATGTATAAGATGTCGGATATGTCGGTTCAATTATGGAATGATTGTAAAATACCTTATGCCATTGGGAGTACCCTTGTACCCGAAAGAATTCAAACTGCAATTGAGATTGTAAATCGCGAAACAAATTTTTTATTCGTCCCGAAAATAGACCAAGACATTGATTACATTTTATTTGAAAATGGAGATAGTTGTCGTAGTTATGTTGGCAAAATAAACGGAAAACAAATTATAACAATTGCTAATTTTTGTAATTTATTTAATATCGTTCATGAATTACTTCATTCTATTGGGTTGATACACACGATGCGTTTTAAACATAGAGATAACTATATTACATTGCTACCCGAAAATATTGATGATAATCACATGCATAATTATCTTATTGACGATTATCCATGGTTATTTCCGTATGATTATAGTAGTCTTATGCATTACTCGTTGTATTCTGGTAATAATAACAAAAATCCAGCATTTAGTCTTAAACAAGACGTCGACGGTATTAAAGTTGGACAAAGATATCAATTATCAAATGGTGATTTGAATATTTTAAGGTATCTTAGTACATTAATGAAATGTCATGCAAAAGCTCTAAAAAAATATTCTCGAGTATCTGACATTCATTTCTATTCAGGAAATAGGATTGAAACCTATGGAGCCATTGACGGATATTATAAGATTCAATCTGGTATTGGAACTGGAAATGACATAATTGACAGTTGGTACACTGTGTATTCAAAGGAATACGATGAAGAACCAGTTTATATTTTACCAGATGCCTTTGGATTTACAATTTATAATGATTACAAAATTGTTGGTACTAAAAAAGGCACAAATTTATATGAACCGGGATGGACCCTTTTAGCGGATAATAATAATACAATGGTGTTCGTATTGGAGGCAATTATTACTCCGAGAAATACAACAAATACAATTGTAATTGATAATTACAAGTATATTCGTCCATGGTGGCACTGGGTACTCTTAATTTTTAGTATATTATTTATTGTTAGTTTCATTTTGTGCTGTAGATGTTGTTATTACAAAAGGGGAAGAAGTAATCGTATTCACCCATCACCAGTGTAATTTGATTTGCTTTATTCTTGAATATATTTCATCATAAGCGTATTTAATTTAATATTGTATGACAAAATTTGTTTATTGTATTTAAGGAGTGTCTTTTTATAATAATCAAAATCAGTAGCTTTATGTAATTGTGTGATTAAATTACGTTCTTTTATAATTTCATTTATTTTTTCATGCTGGTTTTTAATTTTTTGCAGAGTAGTTTGTGCCATCTTCTTATTATCAATACATAAAATACTTTTTATATTCTAATAGTAATGGATTTTGTAACATTATTTTTTGCAGTGGTTATTACAATTATTGCAGTTCTTGCTACGTACTTTTCACTCAAGAGTCAAATAACTACGGCACAGGCAGTCACCGGTGTTCCAGGGGCACAGGGTGTAAAGGGCGATATCGGAGACAAGGGGTCTGTTGGGGATGCAGGCGCTGCCGGTGATAAAGGACCTGTTGGTGATAAAGGACCTGTTGGGGATAAAGGTCTTGTAGGGGATGCTGGAGCAAAGGGGCCTGTTGGGGATAAAGGTCTTGTAGGGGATGCTGGAGCAAAGGGGTCTGTTGGTGATAAAGGTCTTGTAGGGGATAAAGGACCTGTCGGAGACAAGGGTGCACAAGGCCTCCAGGGGACAACATCTGGATTTTTACCTTCATTGTCTAAATACTCGTTCCTTGGTGGCGCATTAGATATGCCAGGTAATGATCTTGCTGGCAACCCAATAGATAGTAAAACATGTGCTGAATCATGCGATGCCAATCCCGCATGTGGTGCATTTATTATTGCCGATGATTTTCAAAATGGCAAGGGTTGTTTCTTGAAACCGTATGGTGCAGGCACTGGGTATCGTGCTACAACACGGGCGTATCAAGCACCAAAGGTAGCAACAGTATACACGGATGGTAACTATGGCGGATCTGCTATTAATCTGAAGCCAGGACGATACCCCGCAGCAGATTTTCAAAAGGTTGTTCCCAACGACTCGGTCAGTTCTGTTAAAGTACCAGCAGGCGTTAAATTAACACTCTTTGTTGATGATATTGGAAGTACGAATGTAGTATTTACAGCGGACAGCAGTTGGGTTCCTAATAATGGATTTCCCAATGATGCTGCAAGTGCAGCGCTTGTAGAGCTGGTGTAGTTTAATTATTCTTCAAGCCATTCTATATTTTTCATTGTCCATTCTACAGTATCTCGTAACTGCTCGTCAAAATCACTATCTAATTTCCACCCCAGTTTAGTCATTTTTGCATCAGAAATTGAATAACGAAGGTCGTGAGATGGCCTACTCGCATGAAAATTAACCATTTCGTATTTTAATTCTTTGCTCATAAAATCAGCAATCTTTTTTGCAAGGGATAAATTATCAATCTCAATTAAACCACGAATATTATAGCTTTCGCCAATTGTCCCGTGTTGCATCAGAAAAAATACAGCACATGCTACGTCATCCGCGTGAATATAAAACCGCGAACCAGCTACCTGCTCGTCTGGATAACTGTGAATATAGACTGTTTCATTTGATAGAACCTTTTTCATGACAAGTGGAATAAATTTTTCTACATGCTGCATTCGCGCAAAAACATTCATGCAATTTGTACTAATAAGTGGGATGTCATACGTTACCGAATAACTTTTACAAATAAGTTCACACGCAGCTTTACTTGCAGAATACGGATTTCGTGGCGTGAATTTATCATCCTCTGTATAATCTACGTTTTGTGGTGCATATCCAAAAACTTCATCTGTGCTAAACAGAAAGAAGAATTCAAGAGTATTTTTAATTTCTCGTGCGTATTCCAATAGATACGTTGTACTCATGACATTATTACGAATAAATTCTGGTGCGTCTGCAATGGAATTATCAACATGACTTTCGGCTGCTAGATTTAATATAATGTGAATATCGCCAAGAACACGTTTCATTCCCACTGATAATGGAATGGAAAGATCCCATGTAAATAAACGTACTCGTGGATTATCTAAAATATCTTGAATACGAGCAATTCCCTTAGTCGCATAACTTAATTTGTCAATAATTACAATATTATAATCCGTATGTTTCAATAAATATTTCGTTAAATTACTACCAATAAATCCAGCTCCGCCTGTAATGAGCACGTTCTTTGACATTGACAAAATATAAGTATATACCTTTAGTTAATTTTGATATAAAATAATAAACTTATTTGACATCAATACAATGCTATCAGAAGTAGATAAACTACAATTAAAGGAACTACTCATGAAAATTGAAGACCATGAACTTCAACACATCTTTGATTTACTACAACGCAATAACGTAAAGCATACACGTAATAATCGTGGTGTATTTTTTACAGATGAAGATATTACACCAGAATTACTCAATGATATTTACAAGTATGTTCGTATTCGTTTTAACGAACAGTTGATGTACCGCAAAATTTGAACCATTCCTTTGAAGAAACTCTAAAAACTTTATCGTGATATTGTATGTTTGTATTGGTTTCTACGGATAATTCTTTTAAAAGGCGATTCTCTGGAACACTGTTGTATTTTTGATACCATGTGAAAAAGGAAACAGTTGGATAAAAATGACGATACACTACAAAAAGTTCATTTCGTTCGAATGGATTACATCCCTTCCACTTGTCAGTGGGGACTTTATCATGAAAACTTAAAATAGGATACAAATCTTCATACTTGTTATGTGACATTACACTTTACTTATACTATTTTCATTTTTAATTTTACTAGTATATAATAACCATCATGACTTTTAGCGTATTTTTACTTATTCTTGTATTACTATACATCTTTTTTTCTAGACATACAGAAGGATTTTCTGCCATCAAGCTTCCATTTGTGGTAACCGATGCTACAAATAAAGTGAAAAAATAATTATACTGATATATAATAACCAACCAATGCACGTTCTTGATACTATTCGCACAATTATTAAAAAGGCTACCCCTGTCACAATTGTTCTGGTACTAGTTGCTATTTCTATTATTATTAGCTTACTCACTCCCAAACGGATGGAAGGATTTGAAGCTCGGTTAGACCCTCGGTCTGAACAGCTATTCAAGAAACAGGTGCGCGAGGAATCAGCAGAAGTACCAAAGGTAGAAGCCGCAGTTGAAGTCGATGCAGTTGACTCGATGTACGATGATTACAGTAGTCACTCTGAATATACCACTCTATAAATTAATTTAATTGTCTAATAATAATCATGAATTATTACTATACAATCGTAGTGGCGGTAATTGGCATTATTGTAGTGGTTGCACTATCTATACTTTTACAGATGAAACACAAGGAATCATTCGCGGCGCGCGCAGAGCGTATCACAGGGATGGATGCTAGCGAGTATCACTTTGATGTTGAAACAGAGGAAGAACCTACAAAGGGATTATTACTTACAGTTGGGAAAGTATCCCAGGATGAATTGGATGAAATAAAAACAACCATTGAAAAAATTACGAAACTAAAAGTTATTGAATTAGTAAATCCAGAAAAATTAGACAATATTATTACAACAGAAGCCATACTTGATATTTCGGATAATATAAATAATTTAAGTTATCTTGTTCGTATGGATACAAAAAAACGTAAAATATATACATTTACAAATATAGGTAAAAAATTATCTGGTTCTACACAATTTGCCGATACTTATGTCCCGAAAATGTATGCCGATAAATTTCTGTTGTAATAGTAATAGATGTCCATTAGTATTTTAACAATTAGTATTTTAACGCTTATTGCAGTTTCGGCTGGTTTACTCGTTTTAAAACCAACGTATTTTTTTGATGAAATGGGTGAGCCACGACCATTTGGTAGTTGTAAATTAGCAGGACAAATATTATTACCATATTATTCAGTCGGTTTGATTAGCGGAATCGCAGCATACATCTTGCTTACCCTGAGTGCTCGTACTCGGAGGGCTTAATTTTCCAGTTACAATACACCCATTTGAAATGGGTGCGCGGCAATTGCTACATGACAATCGGTCAATATTATGACAAAGTTCGTCGAAACAATGCGTGTGATATCCATGATTACATTCTAAAATCATTACGTTTTGTGTTTTTTGAAGAGAATCCATACAGACTGGGCACTCTTCATTAAAGACATCCTCTGGAAGTTTATTGAAATTACTCACAATTGTATATCCTTGTTTTGTTAGTTTAGCTGCTATAGAAATAGTACTTAGATACATTTTTGATGTAGACCGAATATCAAAAATAATTTTATCGAGAAGAATATTTTTGATAATGACATGAAGTGGAATTGGGCTTCGTATCGGATTGGCACTAGATACTACACTAAGAGTATTGAGCGTGAGTGTATTGGAAGATAACACTTCATATGAATAATCAAATACAATGCGTTGTATTTTATTATATACAAAAATTTCAAAGGATGAAATATCATCTGACAAGACAAACCTTTTATTCATCGTATCATACAATACATGTATTGTGTCGTTGGGGTTAAAAATACTATAAATGTTTCGCAATGTGAATAAAAATTGCGAAATATCATTTTCGTGCATGTTCATTAAAAGTGTTGCTTCGTCGGGAGTATCCCCTGATAGTTTATCCATAATGTATTTACCAATAATGTGTAAATTCACATTAGGGTTTCGCTCATAATGAACGAAAATCATCTCTAGAAACTTTTCCATTTTGTTAGTGGTAGCAGCGGTAGCAGCGGTAGCAGCAGACATTGTTAGGTTTCTATTAGTGTATTCTTACTGTTTTTCATTTTTGCCGAAAATGTTAGGTTTAACATGAGATTTCCAATATTTTTCCCGTCGTGCTTCCATTTTACGTAAATAATGATAATACATGGGATCCTCGCTTAAATGAGCAATGACAATTTTAGTTGTAATGGTATAATTACCATGGGTAATATTACGATGTTCTAACTCGGCGTTTAGACCAAATAAAAAGTCATTTATATTAACAACAGTTAGATCGATATTAAAGCGTTCTGCCAATTTCCTTGCTGTGGATAATGTAATTGCCATTGGTATTATTATTGTACTCTAAAATTAATTTCAACATTTGTGTTGGTATAATTTCAACCATGGATTTATATTCTGGCATTGAAGAATTTAAAATCATAGTTCTTCCCAAAGAGTAAGGTACGATTTGCTTACGTAATCGTTGATTTACATGATTATGAAAATCAATAATAAAATCAATACATGAATCACGAGTCTCTAAAACTTTATTAAAATCTACCGAATGTATATAATTATTATAGTGATCTTTACAGTGACTACACGGAAAAACAGAACCAATATTTTTAAATAAATTTTCAGTATCTATTTTCATTACAGGCGATGGTACGTATTTTATGGCAATTTGGTTAAATATTTGCCATAAAACTGGTCCTAAACGATACATCTTTATTATTACTTACAATACAATATTATTCATCTTCGTCTGTGGTGGTGTCTTCGTCACCATCGTCGTATTCTTCGTCATCTGGATTGCCACAACGACACAAGGGGCAAATCTCCTGCTCCCGGACGCACCCATAATGTAATTTGTGTTTTGTATCACCACAGATAGAATGCCAGTGACCAAACCCAATCTTTTCAAGGCATACACAACATGATTCTTCGGCAAACATTGTATCATAAATATTTTGTAGTCCACAGTTGGAACAAAGGTCTTTTCCACTGAAGCCAAATTCACGAAGTTCATCAACTTCGGTCGTAGTTCCAAATGGAATATTACAATGATGACATGCCTTTACATTTTCATGTAAATATGTCATTAAATTTTTAAATTCGGTAGCAACATCAATAAGACTATTAGCTTTAAATACCGTGTGGTGCCATTCTACCGTGTCATTGGAATACTTGTCCATGGCATCAATCTTATATTCATCATTTACGGGGTTGTATTCAATAAACAAACTAACACGAATATTATGAACCACTGAAAATGTACCTAGTTTAATGCGATCGGTAATTTTTTCAGATAGGTAGTGTTCAAGACCCTTATGATATTCCATTACATTCATGTACTTTTCATTTTCAAACCTAATTTTGGTAGTCGTACCTTTCCGCCGGATTGTGCAGCAAATGCAGTGGATGCATTAATAGCAGACTGTTGACCAGCAGGTGACATGAACATGATAACAACTCCAATAATAATAGCAAGGATAACTGCGCCGATAACGAGAATCCAAGACATACCCAGTGATTTAAAAACACCGCCAATAGAATCAACAATATCCGTTAGACCCTTTTTTGTTTCCTCTTCTGTTTTTTTAGTAGATGCATCAAGGACAGCACCGGCATCACTCAAGGACTTATTCGCCAACATGGCATCAGCAACAATTTTTAAATTCTGTGCCTGCTTGACACGTTTAATTGAAAAACTAGCACCGGAACCAGTGACTGCATTGGTTGCTTTAAAATTATTTTGAACATCTTGAGCTACCTTTAAAGACATTGAATTTTTAATTTCATTTTTTAGAGTGGATTTAGCACTATTTTTAGATGAATCACTACCTGCTGCTCCCGCTACTTTTTCAAGTGCATTTCCAAATGAATCTGATGTTTTTTTACTTGCCTCTTCCATTTTGGCATCGAGTGCTGTTTGAAATTTGTTGAATGTATCATTGTCCATTTGTGCAGTGGCACTCAATGTAATGATCTGTGATTGGTCAATATCTGAAAATACACATGCTTTGTAATTTTCAGGAGGACACAAGACACTCGGATCCTTGTTATATTTTAAAGCACTATCTGTGCATGTTGATAATGCCTGAGTTAACGCAATATTTTCTGCAGGTGTGGACGTACACGACAAGTCTACAAGATTTTGTGCATTTAACGAAGTCGCAGATTTTTGTGATACTTCAAGTACAGAGTCGTTAACCATTGTATTAATTTGTTCTACTGCCTTTGTAGTTTCTGAGGAATTATTTTGACCCATCTTAATACAAGGCAATAAATAAATTATTTATTTCTAAAAAGTAATGTACTACGCTACTATCGTTGCCATTACAATTACCATTTTATTAGTTCTCAACATTTACATGATGGTTCGTCATCGTAATCATCGCGAGTGTATGGAACAAGTTATTTTAACATGTGATGAAACGTGTCGTGCACGTTTATTACCAAAATTGAATGCTATTTTCGCTGAAAATGCATCGATTACACCTGCTGATTTTAAATCAAAAGCATTACCACTTGGCGAACCAATTTTGGACCAACTGAAAAATAGTACAATTACTGCCTTACGTATTGAATATAAAAATACACAAGGCGGTCTTGTAGAAAATAATTTAAAGGCATATATCTCATAAATTATTATTTTAATTTGTAATAGTAATAGAAATGAGTACAAATGCTGCATTATGTGAAGAACAATTGGCACTTGGTCAGGCACAGGCAGATGCTCTCGAGGATGCCACAATCAAGCAAAACCGCTGGGATGTTAAAAAAGGTCAAATGGAGGCTGAAATTGCAACTATAAAACAAAAATGGGCAACTGCAAAGGCTGATGCAGGACAAACAAAAACAACAGAATGGACAAGTACAAGTATATTTAATGACCAGGGACAATTCAACAGGATATGTCAACAAAAATTTGGCAACGAATATAGTTATGCAGAAATGCAAACATCCACGTGGAACGACAGAACATGTTGTCGGCAAGATTGTGTAGGGGGAGATTGTTTTTTGGGTATCTGTTCGTCTCGTAGTTGTTGGTGTGGTATGGAAGGTTCGCCATGTGGTTGTGGTACAACTTATAATGATTGTAAAAAAATGGTATGTCGTAATCCAGCCTCGTGGTATGAAGCACAGTCTGATGCAGAGGTACAACAAAAAACTGCACAATACAATATGCCAGGACGTCCTAGTCTGCCAGTAAGTACATTGAATATCGCTTGTCAAATTTGTGGCCAATCCATGAATATTTGCAACGTTACTAAAAGTGACGGAACTCCCGATGTTGTTGCTAGTAATAGTTGTTTAGCTACAAAAATTTCACAAAATCAAACATGTAATTTGAACGTGGGTGGTGGGTCGCCTAGTAGCACTACTGCCACCGTCGTGCCATCAACGGCAACCACACCCGTTTCACCAAATATCCCAGCTCCCGTGGTCGCTTCTACGACAACACCCACGCTCGCTCCCACGCCTACACCAGACGATAAACAGAAAATGTTATTGATAGGTGGTGGAATTGGTCTTGGTGTCATTTTATTGATAATAATATTGTTAATGATGTCGTCGTAGTAAATAAAATATCACAGGAGTAACCCATGCAATAATAGGAATTGAATAACGTAATATTTCTACAAAATGTCCTGGTACAATCACAGTACATGTGTTATAAAGTATTCCATTTGTACATGACACTACAATTGAATTACTCATTAATTATTGTCGTATAATATCCTGTTATTTGAAATCCAAAAATGATGAATACTTTCGGGAATAGTAACACCAGAATCAAGGATACCACGACGCCATTGTTTTAGACAATTCTTATCGCCCCTGATAATATCAGGAATACCAATAAAACACTTGCCCTTTTTATCAGCATATACATTCCAGAATTTTAAATTTTCACATGTATATACATTTCCCGGCATATTCTGGCCAAGAAGCCTACCAGCACTATAACTATCTTCCATAGTAGGATACAAAAATTGTTCAGATGGCTGAATTGATGTAGAGTCGGGACGAATACCCGTTTTCATGTACGACTCCCAGTCGTTTAAAACCTGTGCCTTGGATTTATTATTAATATACACATTTTCCCTTGGGAATAGCTTCCAGTATACTTCCGTTTCGGAAGAATGATTAGAAATTGCCGTGTTATCAGGCTTAATAATAAACCATGTTTCTCCCCCAAGCATACGAATACAATCAATTTCATTAATAAAACGCGCATCACTCACCGAAAACTTTGTCGTGGGATTTGTAAGAATTTTGGTTTCTAGTTGATTAATATGCCAACGTGGGTTAAATTCGCGAATAAGATTAGTTCCAATAAATTGTAAAAGTTCTCGAATGCTAAAAAAGGTACGATTATTAATCACAGCAACAACTTTTTCAAGTGAAATACTCGTTGTATTTGCAATAATGATGTAGTGTGTTTCGTCAAGAATAATTTGTTGTGATAGTTCCTTTTGTTCATTAAGTATGACAATGGGTATCTTTAGTAATTCGCAGCACAGACCTTTAAGAGCATCTGCAAAATTAATGGGCACATAATCGTACTTTTCTAGAACAGTACAGCACAGTGTTTTGCCGCTCATTTTACGCGCAGAAAAGGAAATAATTCGTGGAAGAGACATCTTTTCTATACTTTATCATATTTTTTCATTTTTAATCTTGGAGTATAATAATGAGTGGATCATATCCAGGTACAAAAGACGCCCAATTTAATACAAAAATTGCTGCGAAAAAAGAATTTAAAGACCACATATCAAAAAAAAACGATAAAAGTATAGAAGAGCTTTGTAGTAAATTAAACGCTCCTGTATTATTTGAATACCAAAAATTATTACGGAATTATCTAAGTCCAGCGACTCCGTACCAAAATACACTATTGTATGCACTTGCTGGTACCGGAAAAACAATATCTAGTATTGCAATTGCAGAGACTCATATACCACAAGGGATTAAGGTTTATGTACTTTTGGAAGATAGTGTACGACAAAATTTTTATGACGAATATAAAATGTACACGGGTAAAGATTTAGACAAGCGAAAAATTAAAGTCCAAACCCTAGGCAAGTTTACAAATGTTATATCCGGGCTATTAAAAACATCGAGTGGTCGTAAAGAAATTAAAGAAAATTATTCAAATTCATTAATTATTATAGATGAAGTTCATAATATTCGCGAAAATACAAATGAAAATACAAATGAAAATGAAGACACTGTCGCTGAATCTGATGCTTCTTCCTTTAAACGTTATAATGCTGTAAAAAGTATTTTAAGTATTGGTAGTGGCAATAAGTTGCTATTAATGTCTGCTACGCCCATGTATGATAACCCCCGTGAAATTGTATCGCTTATTAATTTGTTTTTAGTAAATAGTAAAGAACCAGAGATAGATGTAAACACTATTTTTGATAGTTTAAAATTAACATCACGTGGTGAAAAAATAATTCGTGAAAAATTAAGAGGAATTGTTAGTCATGTACGCCCAGATACGAATACATATCCATCCATGTCGTTTCCAAAAGATACGGTGAGCTATCCCTTTTTAAAAGATACCGACATTCGTATCATTGAATGTAAAATGTCCGAACGACACGAAATGTATTATAGAGATAATATTAGTGACCATATCAATGTGGTGCGTCAAAACAGTAATGTTATTGGTACTGACAATTCGCCCGAAGAATTGACTGAAAATAAATTAAAGGATAAAAAATCGAGTATATCTACCAAGTTTTATAAATTATTAAAAAGTTTAAAAGATGATGAAGGAAGTGCCTTTATTTATTCGGAATTTATTAGTGGTAGTTTAGAAAAAATTAAAGATATTTTATTAGCAAATGGGTTTGATGAATACAATCCCAAAAAAGCTAGTAGTAACAAACCGACATTTGTTTTTCTTGATGGTGGACTTTCTTTGGCACAACGCACTAGTTTAATTGATACTTTCAATACCACTGAAAACAAGGATGGTAAAATCATTAAAGTAGTATTAGGTTCCCGTGTTTTAAAAGAAGGTATCACGTTGAAAAATGTGCGCCATGTTCATATTATGGAACCATGGCATAATATATCAAGGTTACAACAAATTTGGGGACGCGCAATTCGTGCTTGTTCTCATGTAGCACTTTCAAAATCCAAGCGCAATGTCATGGTTCATTTATATGCAAGTACATTTGGTACTCCAATTCCATCCAAAATAAATTATTCAGATTTTTCTGTTATCAAAGATACTATTCCCTATGATATCATTGGATATTATCGGTCCGTGGAAAAACAAATTTACATTGAAAAAATTATTCGTGTATTACGAGAAATTGCATTTGATTGTTTGTTAAATAAAGAGATTAATGCAAATGACGTTGACAACATTCTTTGTGATGGCAAATTAAGTCCAGAAACGGACACATCTACATACACTTATAATTCAACTTTATTTGAAGAACCAGAAGTTGCCGAAATGATACTAAAAATTCAAAAGAGTCTTGATGAAACAAAATTATATAAAATACCAAGTGTACAAAGTACACTTATAAAAAAGGCAATTAAAAGTCTTATTGCCAATGACAGTTCTTTAATTCTCCGTGGGAAATACATTATAGTCAACCCAAAGGGCGTTCCAAAGGAATCTGCATTTTATACTAAATTATTAGGTTCATCTAAAATATCACTACCAAAAATTCCATATTCTAGTAAATATACAAAACTTGATGAAAAGGAATCTGGTAGTAGACGTAGTAGTATACAAACACGACCCGAAATACCACCAATAGACTCTTCTATATCAGGGGCCATTGTTAAAAATAACGTAATTAAAGGTAAATATCGTGGCATTTTAAAAGATAATGGCGTATTTTTACTACAAGATACTACAATTGATACCCGGGTAAGTACTGGACGCGAATGTAAATCATTTGTTGGAAAGGACTTGCATAATGTCATTTCAAATATTGGTATACCATCGGTACTATTAGAATCTCAAATACAAGGATCTGCTTTTAAAAGCAAGGGCAAAATATGTGAAATTATCAAGACATTTTATTATCCAGACCAACCATCGGAAAATGACGATAACAACGAACGAGAACTGGTAGGATATAAATTCAGATTAAAGACCATTAACAATACTAAAGTCATGACAATTGCAGATACAACAAAATTAGATAAAGGTGGTATTATTTGTTTAACAATGAAGACTGAAACTTTACGTAATATTGCTAGTTTGTTAAAGGTAGGTACTTCTAGTACCGGGCGCAAAGACTTGTGTGATTTAATTCATGAAAAAGTTTTTGGTTAGTGTATTTTTAGAGCTCTACGTGCGTCATTAAAATGGTACGACAACAATATTTTAGTTTAAATTGTTCAAAAAGAGTTTTTAGAGAAAGTCCCTGTTGCTGATGTTCTCGTACAATTTTAGACTTGTCTGCAAGTACATTATTACAAGTGAAGCAGCGAATCGGAACTAGCATTTCTATCTATACTTTTCACGTGTCATTTTCATTTTTAGTATTCAATTTATTTTATTGTGTAAAGGTAAAGATAAATGGATATCGTCCTCGTATTATCAAGTCTCGTAGGCCTTGGCATATACCTTAATCGCGATCACAACAACAACAATAACAATCGCGCGGTTCGTGCAACTGTTCCCGTAGGCGACGTCCCCAACTCGTATAATGTTTATGAATCAAATGCCGTCCCCCGTGTACGCGCCGAAGAACAAGCTATGGGGGATGCTTTGTATCGTCGTTCAAAAACACCTGAAAAGACGGGTGTTATTCCACCTCTTTTTAATACATATACAGATGAAGATAAAAAAAAAGGTTTGCTGACACAATCAAGCGAACCAGAAGCGCAGATCATGACATCTCGTTCTTTGCAACAGAAACAGGGAAAGTTAACACAAGGCGGGCCCAGTCTAGTGGTTGCGGATGTGGATTACATTGAAAATGATAGTTCATTTACTCATCAAAACCAAGTTCCCTTCTTTCGTGGTTCTCAACCCAAACAGAATACAATAGATAATGCTCATACAAGTCGTCTAGAACGTTTTACAGGAACCGGCGAAATGTACCGTAGTAAACAAGAGACATCATCTTTTTACGAAGGTGCTAAAAACGAAAATGTTTTTGTGAGCAAGTCTCTACCAGAAGATACTATTCAGCGATATTCTGATCAGGCCAGTAAGATTCATTCCAATGTACCACTTCAGGATCCAATTCGTGTACCCGAGAATACAAAGTTTGTTCGTACAGCTACTAAAACAGTGGATGATCTACGTGTTTCTAGTAAGCCTAAATTGGACATGTCCATCACAGAAGATCATATTCTTGGATATTCCAGTATCAATATTAACAGTCCCGTTGTCCCTGATTTCGTACAAAACCGTACACCACGCGAATCTGTATTGGGCGATGGATTGATACCTCACGCAAAGTCTCTCGTCGTTGGTCGAACCACCGATCTTGACGTCATTGTCCCTACGAATGCTCGTTCAGTTACACATGGGGACGACACTGGATATTTTGGAACAGCTATTAAAACAATTAAAAATTACATTACAAAGGACAACTATTCGGCAAATACAACCGCGCGCGATACAACCAATAGTAGTTACTCTGGTGTGGTAGGAACCGGACTGGCAGCACGCGAACAACAGTTGAACATGACACCAGAACGTACAACAATTAAACAAACTACACTTACAGATCGCATGGGTGGTGCAGGTACTGGTATTGAAACCGTTCCTACAAGTCGTGTTAGCAACTATGCCGCTGAGATTAACGCTCTCAAGGCACTTACAATTCAGAATCGCGATCCCAACGAACAGGGCCAGAAGATTTCCAGTGGTCTTGAGACGGTTAAACTCACTGATAATAGTACACGTGGAGTGGATGACTTGTCGCGTGTACGGAATGATCTTGAACGTCTCAGTGGTTCAAATAATTATGCCCCTGTTGAAGAGACGCGCCGTCGTCGTATGGGAGGTGTATCTGAACGTGACAATGAAGCACGAATGGTATTGAGTCAGCTACAGGATAATCCTTATAGTCTCAAGTAAAGTACCACGACTGAATTGAATTTCTATTCCTATTATTTTTTTAAAAATGAAAAAAATAATAGCAAGTAATATAATAAGCACATGGGTTGTTTCGACTGGCTAAAAATTTCAAATTTACGACCAGCACATGCACCAAAACCACCAAGGACACGCCATGTCATATTTTTAGATATCATGGAATATCAAAGGGAACGAATTGAAGAACGTAAACGCAAAGAACAATTATTTGGAGTGAGGTACTGGAGAAGATTTAAGTAAATGTAGTAACAGCAGTAACAGTAACACTTTGAATTGTCGCATTGATATTATTACGTATCCCAACGCGGACATAAATTACTGCATTTTCAGTGGTACCAGATAAGATAGTACAATCGCGTTGTGTATTTGTACTAGTTCCCTGATTTAAACAAGGTGTTCCATTGGTTCCTGTAAGTAATCCAACTGGTAATATGACATTTGTAGCGTCGAGCCAAGTGTTTGTAGATGTTGATGGAGTATCGACAATAGCTACTTGAAAAATGTGATTTTGTGTATTTGGCGTTTGCATATTCACAGTCAAACCAGACATTCCATTAAGGATAATTCGTATTTTATCTCGTGTTTGGCCCGTTGTAATACCAATACCAATACCAGTAAACTTGAACGTAGCATAACGGATATTAGTATCAGCAGTAATGGACGAGTAATTAGGTAAAGAACTAGCGCCTGCTGGAAAATAAAACGTAGAATAATTAGAGTATCCTCCATTCGCTGGTGTCCTGTGATTACCGTTAATATATTGTAATTCTTCCGTATAACCCGATGCAATAAGCGATACTGTATGATCATATACATCACCAGCACCTGTGACACCCGTATTAATATTTGGATAAACTCCTCCCCCACTGCGAACTTTACTGCTAGGAAGCGATGCAATACTTACCGTATCTATACGCAATGGGTTTGTTACTGGGCTTGCTGCATTGCTAACATAACCAGGAGTGCCCGAACTACTTCCAGAACCTAGTAAATTATAACCAGCAACTGTTAAATACATTAATTCTGCATATTTATTATTACCAGTAGCTCCTAATGTGATTGTATAGTCATTAAATTGAACCCCACCTGGACTTTCAGACAATTGTAGCCCTGATGTGTTCATTAATGACACACTTGTAGTATCATTACCAGTAGTATTGTAATATTTATGAGACGCGCCAATAGTTGTTTTTGTAATGGTCACTGGATTACTAATACTCGTTGTCCCTGAAATTATTTGAACGGTTGCATGAGTACGATCGCTGCGTAAAAACTTGTTTGCAATATTGGATATATTAAATTGAGTCATAAATGTTGCTGCTGTTGTATAACTTGGAACACCAGAAACATATTGATAACCATTTGCCGTTTCGCTCTTAATCCCAGCATTTGTAATTACAGGAACAGAACTCACAAGATCTGTATAAAACACAACGGGAGTAGTAGAAACACTTGATGCGCCCTGTGTACTACTGTACTGAACATTCATGGAATAACTAGAGATACTCGCAGGATAATTTGTCGCTGGACTAGCTGCTTGTACATTCACAGTAGCTGTTTTCCAAAAGTTTGTACTGGAACCACTGTATGCATCCGTTTCTGCCGTTATGTTTATTGTTGCCCTGTTAGTTGTCTGTGCGACTATACTGGCCATGGTAGGAAATCCATTAATTGATACAGAAGTTGAACTACCACCTGCATTTCCTGTTAATGTAGCAAGAGCACTCGCACTAGATCCGGCAGTATTATTTAATAAAATATTTCCCGAAGTTGTTGTTTTAATTGTTGGAGATGCATTCAGGTTAATAATAGGCGTAATAACTGTTGAACCATCCAGTGCATAACCACTAATAGTAGCTACTCCAGTAAGAGAACTACAATCAGAAACGACAAGACTTGTTGGTTTTGTGGGTACAATGGTTGTTCCTGAACCAGCGCCTGTAGGTCCATACAATGCATTTACTTCATTTTTAGCAGATACATAGACACTATAACCTGTTCCGGGTAATAATGAACTTGTTGTGATAGATGTACTACTAGGTGTTGGATAACTTGTGGTTGTTGTATTGCTGATTGTATCGGCAGTAGAAAATAAACCACCATATCGTACCGTGCTCGTAGGCGTATAAACGACGCGATATGTGCTAATGATGGGTAATGTATTATTTCCAGCAGTAATGTCATCGTTATCTGCTGGTGCTGTCCATGAAGTATTTAATGAACTTGTTGTGGGACTACTTGTAGTAACACTTGTTACTATTCCAGGTTTCCCGGTTGTTGTAGTAGACAGTCCCAAAATAGTTAAATATTTTAGAGTTCGTGTAGAATAATTGGTAATATATACGCGAACATCATAACTAGTAGATGCCAAAATACTTGAATAAGAGTTATAAACATCACCTGTTAATCCAGAACCAGAACCAGAAGTATAAAAATAAGCACCGCGTGTACCCGTAGTCCCTGTAGAAATAGTCTGCAAAGAAGCACCGTTCCATGTTAATCCGCCATTTTCAGAGGATTTTACAATTTGTACCTTTACGTCTAAAAGACATGGTAACGTAGTATTAGTAAATGCAGATTTAATAACACTTGGGTTCGTCCACGAAACACCGATAAATGTACTGGCAGATGTTGTTCCTGATAACACGGGTGCAGGTGGCGTATCATACATGTAAACATCAATATATCGGTCAAGTAACTGAAATCCGTCTGTACCTAAAGTAGCAGGTGTCAAGTTCAATCCAATATTATTTGTAAATGAACTATTACTAATATTGATGGGGCGCGTATCTGCATTTGGGGTAGGAATACCAATTGCATAACGTAAATCGGCAATACCAGAATTTGCAGCAACGACTGCATTTGCTGTAAGTGTACCAGAAATAGATAAATTTCCAGCAAAGAATGAAATACTTTGTGGATTGAGATAAATCTGATTACCACCAACAACTCCAGTTTGGCCCAAATTAATGGCCTTGACACTTAATAAACCATATGGCACTAATTCAGCCATTTAAAGGTGTTCTATTACTATTAATATACGTATTATTTATTGAATAAAAAACATTTTGTTTATTGTGTAATTGTAAACCATTCGGGTACATTTCTCTTTTTCCACGAAGCAATTTGTTGTTTTTCCGGTGATTGATAATACAATCTGTACGACATTATAGGACATTCTAGTTTATACTGTAATGGCATTGCCAGTGCAAATGGAGTAAGACCTATACTATTAAAGTTTTCTGCAGGTGGAGCATGTTCACGAAGCTGTATTGCTAAAAGATATGATTTGTGAAATCTTATTTCCGGGTGATTAAATCGGTAACGCCATTCATTATGCATGGCATCACAGAGTTCAAGTGTCCATAAAAAATTATCTAGTGATTCACGAACCCAAATACTTACTGGATGATTTTTATGAGTAATTTTATAAAGATTTGAATGATCGGCATCTGGCATAATAATACGATATGCTCCACATAACATTTGCACTGCTTCTAAAATAATTTTTACAATGTGTTTATCCGTCATATATTCTGCAATTTCCTTAGGATTCTTAGACAATATAAAGAGATTCATTATGTTAATGGTATTGTGTCTTCATTTTTGCCGAAATTTTAAATATCTTTAAAATACTTTAGGTAACTTGTCATGAATTGATAACAAACAATAGAAACGGTTGTAGAAACATTAAAACTACGAATGATATTTAATTGTGTTAATTCTATAACAAAAGAACTAGGAAAAGTAACGAGACATTCATTTATAAATTCTTGTGGAATTCCGGTAGATTCATTTCCAAAAATAAAACAATAATTGTGGTCAAGAACACTGAATTTCCACTTGGTATCTTCTAGACGAATGCTTTGTGGATGTTGTTCTACAAAAACTGGGATGAGATTACGTTCTTTAAATAATTTCAAAAGACCTATGTAATCAATTTCAAGGTCTTTTGTAAGACCATCAATACGTTCAATAGAAGAGTAATGATGCGATCCAACTGTAGTACGTGTATCTACCTTGCGCCTGCCATAAACTATAACAGAACTTGCTCCTGTAAGATGTGCTGACCGTATACTCATTCCAATGTTTAAATCACCATTCAATGATAACAAAAGTACATTGAATGGTAATACATTTGTAGAAATATTTTTCACTTGATCAATGTTTAATTCTTTCCATTGTGTTCGTTGATTAACAATTCCATTTCGCTCATTTGCAATCTTTTTAGCGAATATTCCACGAGGTTCCATTACTACTTAATTTCTTCTACTTCTTTTCATTTTTAACGTATTTGAAAATGAAAAGTACAGTACATTAAGATGCCTACTAGCGAACTTGATAATGAAATTACAAATTTATACACGGATATTCGTCATGCCGAGGAATACCTAGCAGATATTAAACGTGCATTGGCTCAAAAAATTGAAGAACGACAGCAAAAGTGTCCTCATCATGTATTTAAACGTGCAGAAATTTGTGGTTATGATAAAAGTACATTTGTATGTAGCAATTGTCATTTGGAAAAGTGATGATCTAAAACTACCGGCAACATTTTCAGATGCAGTTTCTTTTCTTTTGTTTTGCCAAATAATATAGTATGTTCCGTAGAAAATGTTTGGTCTGTAAATAACATTTTATTTTTAAACATGTAAAGATACACCTTTTGATATACTTCTATACGTGTCATCTTGGATGTGGGTACAACTTTTAAAAATTTTGCTAGTTCCTTAGAAATACGTTTAGATTCTAAAAGAAACGAGTGTTGTGAAAGTGTTTGTTTGTATTCAGTTTCCTGAAATAGTATTTCTTGTCGTATGTCTTGTAATATAGTATCCATTGGTAGTATAGTACAATACCTTTTCATTTTTAAGGCGAAATTGCTGCAAAAATACGTAATGCTGTTTTGTGAGATTTCTTAGTTTGCAGTGAATCGCCATCCTTTTTTGTTTCGGTGATGTCAGTTAGGATGAAATGTTCTTCTTGGGGGATAATTGGTGCTGGTACTAACACAGCGGAGATTTCCTTGTTACGTTTACGAGTATTATCCTTGGTTGCAGCAGCAATACGCAACTGAATAATTTGCGATGGTGTCAGTTTGAAAAAGGTTAATTCATCATCAGAAATTTTGGATAATACTGTTGGATTCTTTTTAATTAATTCAAGTAAATCTACTGAATTATGAATATTATCTAATGGTGATTTTTGTGTAATAATTTCAGTTGTTAGTTCATTTAATTCAAGTGTTTTTGGATATTTTTTCTGAAATTGTTCACGGATATACTTGATATACTCCTCGCGTAACGGAGGTAATATCATTTCTTTAAATGACGTACCGTCTTCAGTATTCACTTGAATACCTCGTGTAATAAAAAAAGAATATAAACTTTTTGAAGCAATATAAGGCGTATTTGCAAAGGATGCGTGCAATTCCTGAACAATACTAGCATCACTAATAAGCGTAATGAGTAAAAAAGGGAGATGAATAGATTCGGTAGTATCATCCATTTCAGTCTCATGATTAAAAATCATTGCTCGTTCAATGATACGAACAATATCATACGGCGAAACAAGACGGCGTGTTTGGGGGTGTAATGGATATTGTGGTACGGGATCATTGGATACCATTCGTTTCAATCCAAGTTCCCAATTATTAATAATATCGTGTAATTGAGTACGTTCTACACCACGACGTTTCATTTCTTCTGTTTTTTCAAGATTTCTCTGTATTTCTGCTAATTCTTCTGGTGTTTTTTCAGGTTTAACTTTTGGTTCCTTTGGGTCCCTTTTAGATAGCTTAGCAACACCAGGGACTTGAATAAAGGTAACATCATCCGGTGTCATTTTTCGCTCTTCCTTTTCAAGTGATTTGTAAAGCTCTTTTGCAACCTTTTCATCATAGTGTTCTGGGTTTAGTTTGCGATATTCTGCCAGGAACTTATCCATCCTTTACATTTACTCTACAAAAAAAAGATTAGAAGTCTTCAGTTACTTCCTCAAATGTACTATCACCACCGACAACACTAGCAATGTTATAACTACTCACGCGACCTTCAAAGAAATTTGCCTTTCCAACCTTACTCATACTAATACGTTCCATAAAGGGGAAGGGACATTTAGCATTGTAAATTTTAGAGTAACCTAGTTCTACAAGCCAAAAGTCTGCTACAAATTTAATGTATTCAGTCATTGATTCTGAGTTCATACCAATCATCCTACAAGGAATGGAGTCACATACAAAGGAAACTTCAATATCTACTGCTTCGCGAAACATTTTATGAACTGCTTCCTCTGGAATCTGATGAATGAGCTTCGAGTACAATAACACTGCAAACTGCGCATGGAGATTTTCATCCCGTGCAATCAGTTCATTGGAAAAGGTCAGGCCTGGCATTAGATTGCGCTCCTTGAGCCAATAAATAGCACAGAATGACCCCGAGAAGAAAATTCCTTCAAATATCAAAAATGCAAGTAACCGTGTCGCAAAAGAGTCTTCGCTCGCAATATATTTAAATGCAAAATCAGCCTTTTGCTTAACCACTGAAATTGTTTCAATAGCATTGAATAGATGATCCTTTTCTTCAGGAGAAGAAATGTACGTATCAATAAGAAGTGAATAGGTATGTGAGTGAATATTCTCCATGGTGCCCTGGAAGGAATATACAAACTGTGCTTCGAGAATAGGAACATCCTTTATAAAACGTTCCATAATATTTACATTGACCAACCCATCTGATCCAGCAAAGAATGCCAGTACATTTTTAATAAAGTGTTGCTCGTCTTTGTTGAGCGTTTTCCAGTCATCTAGATCCTTTGATAATTCAATCTCCTCTGCACCCCAGTATAGTGCCTTCATTTTTTGGTATACTTCCCAAATATCATCATGACGAATCGGGAACAACGTAAACCGACGTTTCTCTTGAAGAAAAGGTTCGATTGGTTGTTCTGACATTACCTGTATTGTTATAGTACTAATAAAATATTTTTAAGTTGAAATACAGTAAGTAAATACCATTAATAAAATAGATATACTGTTTCTGGGTTTGTCTCGGAGTGTGATTTATAAAAATCAATCGTACTTTTTAGCACCATTAATTTTGTTTTCATTTTAACATTCTTCTTATCCGGGTTCCATCGTAGAAAGACACAAGGTAATCCAAGTTGAAATGTAATGTTATTCTCTCGGATTTTCTCACAGTCCATAGGATAACCCTTGTGTGCGTTCTCGTCACATTCAATCACAATGAAAAGGGAACCATTGTCAATGACAAAATCCGGGAAATACAATTGACACGAAGTGTCTATACGAACAGTTTTATTGTATTCAATCGTGTATTTTTGTTGTTCCAAGAAAACTTTAAGATTATTTTCTTTGGTTTTAATGTGTTGTTTTCGTTCAGGATTACAATAACTACAAAGAAAATTTGTGTCTTTTCTCACCTGAAACAAACGACATTTAATACAAAAAGCTTTAGAGTTTGGGGCACAAATGATACAATAATATTTTTGTTTATTGTGAACACAAATCTGAGAACCATCACAATCTTTGCAACTACCTTTTATCCGTTTGTGTTGACAAAAACCAGACCCATCACATTCTATACACATTGCTTTTCGTTTACCATGGTTACAAATTTGAGAACCACTACAGTCTATACAATATTCCCTTTGTCGTTGGTGTTGACAAATCTGCGAACCACCACATTCTATACACTTAGCTTTTTGTTTTTCGTGAACACAAATCTGTGAACCATCACAATCTTTACATTGGCTTTTAATTCGTTTGTGCTGACAAATCTGCGAACCACCACATTCTATACAATTTTCCTTTCGTTTTCTGTGAATACAAATCTGAGAACCGTCACATTCTATACATCTATCTTTTCGTTTATTGTGTTTACATTTCTTCTCACCCATTGTATATCTATCTATTTTTCAATTTCAATATTTAAGCCCGTGTGCAAATAAGTTTGCGTCAAAGATATTGCTGAATACTTCGCTAGGCTTCTCGTCAAAATAAACCTGAAGTTCAGCATCAGCAGTTGGGTCGTTCAGAATAGCCCACTTGGGCAGTGGTGTTTCCTTTACAGGAGTATAATTGATAATTAAAAGATAACTAAAAAGTGCTATAAAATAAATTGCGGTAGTTATGTATACCACGGTTGAAATGTTCATTACACTTTACCAATAATTTTATTACGTAACTCGTATTAAATGAATACCTGCTCTCGTAATGATGGCGCTTTTAAGACAATTTGTACTTTTCAATTGTATCGAAAATGTATGTATGCCTCCAAGAAGTGTTACTTTAGAAAACCCAGAAAAGGTACCTGTAATATCTATAGGAATACTGTCTATAAGTAATTGGATAGATCCCTTTGTACTTGTATCATTATAAAAATAATTGAATACGAATGTGCCGCCGCTGATACTAGGAGTAGTCAGGGCGATGTAGTCTAGATATACCCTTGAATTTGTTGAAAAACGTTCATTGCGCTCGGAGAAATATTCTTCACTTGTACTAGAAATACCCGCCACAAGTGTTCCCAAGTTTTGCCACACGAACCCCGTTGGACTAGAAGGATCTGGTGTAAGCACTTGACCAGTGGAACCAATAGGAACACGCACTTGTGTATTTGCTACCGAACTAAATGTTACCAAGTCACCAGGCGTAGTAATGGGCTGATACGTCGTTGTCGTCGTAGTTCCAACGACACTTCTCAAAATATTGTCTGTAGTACCTAACGAAAATACATTAGTGGATGCGCCATGCATTAGCAAATTACCACGTAATTCTAAATTACCATTTCCGCTCGTTATACCAATGAGAACACCCGTTGTGTGAATGACAACAGTAGGAATATTGTCCTTGTTAAATTGCAGGTTATTTTCTGGGTTGTAATTGGAAATAGTATCAGAACGTAATAGTCGTTCAATATCAATATAATTGGCTTCTATTTTATTAACAAACTCTGTCGATAGAATAAAGTCATCTACATTATCAATATACTCCGGCTGTTGTGCCATCTCTTATTATTTTTTATAAATATTTTAAAATACTTTTAAAAAATACTATTTATGCCTTCGTGTCAAACAAGAACCCAAACGAAGATTCTTTAGTGTATGAATCTGTCTGATCATAATTCAACGTGACTCGTCGTTTATCTGTAATATCCTTGTTTGTATTCTCATAAAGTTCTGGAATGAGTTCATGATCCAATTTAATATTGAAATCAACAACCCGTGCAGTAGGTTCCATTGCCTTTACGACAGGTGCCTTTTGGATTCCCTTGGGGTCTTGTTCCACCGTCTCAAGATATCTGCCAACACGTCCATCAAGAGGGAATTTTGTAAAGGTTGTATCTTTCATGGGTGGTAGATCAACAGAGTCTTCCTTTTCGGGGTACACAAGTGCGGCAGCAGTTCCGTTTAGGATTTGGTCTTGAGGGGCTGTTTCCATGGGTGGTAGAATGTCTTGTTCGATGACAACTGGTGCGACCTGACTACGAGGAACAGTGGTTGCTGTAGCGGGTGACATATCACCAACAAGATTCATAGATGCATCAATTGGCTTGTCAATAGGCTGAACACTTAGGTCTACCTTGACAACGCTATCATTTTTGGGAGCCTGTGTTACCTTTGAGACTACATTTGTAATTACGGTAGTGACTGTTTTATGAGAATACACTGCCAGTAGGACTAAAAGTACAGCTAGTGTAATAATAATTGTGTGTAGTGAAAGTTTGAACATATTATTATTACGTAATAAAATAAAATCAATTAGTCTAAATCGGCGGAAGCATCTTTGCGCCACTTCTTCTTAAGAGCATCACGCCGAGCCTTTTTCGCAGCTGCTTTGTCAACAGGACCTGCCGATGCATTACCGGAAAGTTGTTTGATTAGATCATTAGGATTTTTGGTAATATCCTTGAGCTTTGCAAATAGATCGCCCGTAGAACTTTCAAGCTGTTCCTTGGTCATTTTTCCACTATCCACATTTTCTTTAATTTTATCCCCAAAATTCTTGGATAAATCAGCAATCATATCCTTGAATGATTTTCCTTGTCCAAGGGTACTTGAGATATCTGATACCATGCTTGTAATGATTGACCCCATGGGGGAATTTTCAAGACCAAGTGTTTTTGTAACCATTTCCTTTGCACTTTCAATTTGTTTATTGTCAATACTTCCAATATTTTGATTTTTGAACATAGTCTCTAGCGAACTAAGCGGATCGCTCTCTGATGTGCCAGTGGTAGCGGTAGCGATGTCCTTGACGAGCAATACAAATTTGAGCTTGTCGTCATCCGAAAGCTTCTTGAAATTCTTCTTGGAAATCATTGTAGTATACATATTATTAGATGTAAAAGTTGTAACAGACGTAAAAATTTTGGGATGCTTATACGCTTCCATAAAAATCTTTGTATAGTCGCTTGTTAGTTCATCTAAATTTTTGAGAATAGGTAGATTTCGTTCAGTCAGAAATGCTACAACAGACGTATATTTTGTAATGAATTCCATTGTATTATTTATGGTATCGTATTTTTTCTTTTGTAATTCAAAGTAAATGTTTGGGTAAAATATAAAATTTATATTCGTTCAATACAGTTGCAATTTTTAAAATGGTAGGTTCTGATTTTTCTGAAATTTTAGAAATATATTGACGAGTAATGTCTTCTTTATTATAGAATTGTACCATGAAATAAATTAACCCGGCGGCAGCACTTACGGGTTGTTTATTTTTCATCAACTTAATCTGTTCTATGCGTTTTGTAACTACAAAACACATTTTTCGTTCTTCTGGTGTAAATGGTAACATGGCAAGAAACCTACCCATATAATCTGTGAGTGTATAACGAACCGTACTGCTGGTAGTTTCTTTTTTAATCATTAAATCATGATACTTGCGCTTCCCTGCCTTGAAAACAGTTTCTGTTATATTGAATAATTCACAAATACTTGTTTTGTTTACTAGAATACTATTTTCTTCACATGCAATAAATACAATATAAGCAATTAATCCGTCACGATTTAGCCCACGTGATAATACGTTTTTTTTATTAAATTCGGTTTGTGATCTCATGTACAAGTTGTGATAAATAATTTTAGAATCATTAAGAACTTTACTATCAATTGTGCTCCGTTGTAATGCTTGTTTAATTCGTTCAAAAACCAATAGGAGACTTCGTTCTTTTGTGGGAACACGACCCCACATCTGAAGGCGTTTAACCGAATTATGTCCTTTGCCTACCAAGTAACTACTCATGCTACTTTGTGGAAGTAATTGGTCAATTGTACCACTTGTGGAAAATGTATTACGTTTTTCATCGGGATTTGCAAAACCAGAGGATGTTTCCATAGAAATTTCAATGGAATGTTCAAACACTAATCCACAATGATTGCACTGAATAAATCCATTGTCTGTGCTTGTATTGGTTTCTTCATTACAAAACGAACACACTGGTTTATTATACTGTATAATACAAGTTTCCATAATATCTATTGTATTTTCATTTTCAATTTAAAAGTAAAAGAATTTCCAAAAATGAAAAGACCGTATCATAAAGTAATGTTACACGACTATGCAGGATTTATATTTGTTGGTGCTGTTATTATTGGATATATTACACTGACGTGTATCTGTATTTATTGTCTTAACAACGAAGACACAAATGAAATGACAAATGAAATAACAAATGAAATAACAAATGAGCGACTAATTTTTAATGATGACATGTACCTTTTAATGACTGAAAATTATTGACTTGACTAACCAATTAAAATAAAATACCATTATTATTTATTAATTGTATTTTAATTACGTTTACCCGCTGCAACTTTCGCAATTTGCTGGGTCATTTTGTTCTTGTACTGACGAAACAGCCGTGGCTTTGGCAATTGTAAATTGGGTAGAACTACCCACCGCAAGTGTTCGTGTATAATAAATCATTGTCTTTAGCGAGCATTGATGTGCATACGTCATGGCAGAATGAATAATGGAAAAGGTTGGATTTTTAAAATACAAATTTAATGACTGACTCTGACAAACAAATGGTGTACGCGCAGCGCTTTGGTCAATCAATACCTTTTGTTTTAATTCCCATACAGTCTTGTATTTTTTACGTATATCCTCGGGAATTTCAAGGATACTCTGAACTGACCCATCACTAGCAATGATTTTATTTTTGAGAGCTTCATTATACAGACCGAGAGCTTCCAGTTCTCGTACAAGAAACTTGTTAATTACAATAAAATCTCCTGCGAGTGTTTTGCGTGTATAAATATTGGCAGTAATAGGTTCAAATGATTCCGTATTGCCCATAATTTGACTGGTACTTGCGGTAGGCATTAACGCAATCAAAAGACTATTACGTACACCTACGGATAATATTCGTTCGCGAAGTGATTCAAAATCCCATAGTCCTGAAAGTTCTACTGGTTTGCCAGTTCGTTCAGCAAACCGTTCAAAGTGAAAAATACCCTTTGATAGGTCGCTCCCGTCAAATGTGGAATAAGTTCCTTCAATTTCGGCAATATCAGTAGATGCCTCTAACGCTGAAAAGTAGAGTGTCTCGGATATTTTCTTGTTAATTTCTGCTGCTTCGGGAGAATCGTATGCAAATCCAAGAGAAAGATATACGTCTGCAAGACCCTGAATACCAATACCAAGTGGGCGATGGCGCTTATTGGATGTTTCTGTTTCTGGGACTGGGTAAAAATTGATATCAATGAGTTTGTTCAGATTTCGTGTTACCTGATGTGCTACTTCTCGGAGTTTGTTGTAATTAAATGTGCCATTTTCAACACACATTGGCAAACAAATACTAGCAAGTGTACAAACCGCATGTTCCTCGGGACTTGTGTACTCACATATTTCAATACAAAGGTTGCTACCCTTAATAACACCAATATTTTTCTGATTACTCATTTCGTTTACAGCATCTTTATTTGCAAGATACGGCGTTCCTGTCTCTATTTGTGATGTAATGATGGCTTTCCAAAGGTCACGAGCGGGCAACTGAGACATGAATTTTCCTTCCGATTCATATTTCTGGTAAAGTGTCTTGTATTCTTTCCCATAAACCTCAGTTAGACCAGGACAATCCTGTGGATTAAGTAGGCTCCACACTTCGTTATTCTTGATGCGTTCCATGAATAAATCATTTAACCACACTGCGGTGAAGATATCGCGCGCGCGCCGGCTTTCATCGCCGTGATTTTTACGTACATCAAGAAAATCTAGAATATCTGGATGATGAGGCTCTAGATAAAATGCAAAGGAGCCAGGGCGTTTTCCTCCCTGATTGACGTGGAGTGCTGTATTGTTGAACACGCGGAGCATTGGAATAATACCGGATGTTTTTCCATTGGTGCCATTAATACGACTATCGCTTGCGCGAATATCGGAAATGTTTACACCAATACCACCAGCCCACTTACTAATTTTTGCACAATCACTAATTGTTTTATACATACTATCAATGGAATCTCCACAATGTAACAGGAAACAATTTTGTGCAATCAATCCTTCCACGTTATAAGAATGATTATCTTCAACACCTAGTGTATATACAAACTCTGGCGTAAGTTCAGTATCCTTGATATGTTGAATTTTAAGAAATTTTTGATTATTAATATTTTTAATATTATTCTTATCCTTACAATGCATTAAACGCTGATTAATTCTATCATCATCGGGATAATATTTAATCGTTTTATGTACAATTTCGTGCATATTGGGTATACTCATCATATAAGGTTGATTATATTTCCAATCCAGTGGTTTTTTTACTTTCAAAAAAGACGTCTCAATACCATGCATGCGCGTTAAATGGTATAACTGATTAATTAATTCCTTATTTGACATTTGAACTGTAATGGAAGAATTAAGTGGTTTTGGGATACATCCATCAGACGTAATTAAACCAGCAACTAACCCATGAATTAATTTTGTAGGAAATTTGAAAAAGATATCGTTTAATTTTTTACCATCAAAATAATGACCCGTAAGTGATTTAATAACCATCCCTACAATTTTGGATGCAAAAAGAACTTGTGTAACGTTTTGTGTTTTCATGAAATGATAAGATGGTTTAAACCCAAATACTTTAGTACCAACATTACTAATAAAATCAATTAATCTTTGATGTTCATTGTAAATAGTAAATCCAATACCACGAACTACTTGTTCTCCATCTTTTAATTTATTCATTATAATATGTCCATCTCCAATAAATACACCAAGAAATACTGAAAAATCTTCGTCAATATTCCACAATTTATTTGTATAATTGGAACGTTGTATCATTAAGCCTTGTTTATTTTTAAATCGCGTATCATATTGATGATAAATTGTACGTACTTGTCCATTTACTTCTTCTAAAGAATAATTTTTGGGTAAACTTAAATATTTAGTAATATCAATTTCAAATGTGTCTCCTTCAATAATAGCATTAGGAATAGCTATATAATCACCACCTTTCATGTCTGATATACTAATCCAACGAGGGGTTAAATCATTTTTTGTAACTGCCCAAAAATGATGGTCTTCAGTTACATGAATAGGTTTAGTATTTGTAACTTTTAGTTCTTTAATATCTCGGTTATTTCGTAAATTTTTGTGTATTTGTAACACTTGTTTAATTTCACCTGTATGTGTAACAACTGAATCACCAATAATAATATCTTGTATCATTTTTACACCCGATGTTGTAAGAACTTCTGTATATTTAGCAAAACAACTCGCGGCTTGTTCGCGCATAGTACCTACATTAAACAAGGTGGGTGTTGCATGGCTAAAAAATTTTCGTGATAACATATTATAACTATCGGCAATTGCAGAAAATCCAGTGTCACACCACAGTGCAATAGATACGCGCATGAAAATATCCTGAGGACATTCGGTAACTTCACCGTTAATTCTCTGAAGATATCCTCGTTCAAGGGTCTTGAACCCAAAAAAATCCAGGAGATAATCACGATCATAATCAATTAAATTATCAATTTGGTCTGCATTATTAATGGCAAAATTATATACCTTCTTAGATAATAGACCATGCTTGTATAGAAGACGAGCCTTCTTGGAAAACTTTTTTAGTGTTCGTTTATGTAAATTACTCACAACAATAACACTTGCAAGACGTTGATAATCATAGACAGTACTACTCATACTCATTAAAATACGCGCAGTAATATTATCAATTTCCTGTGTCGAAATATTGTCGTGTATATAACTAACGACGGATTGAACAACAGGAATAATATCAAGATGTTCCAAGCCCTGTTCCCTCTGAATAACACGAAGACGTTGTGTAATCTTGTCAAAGGATACATCTTCAATCTTACCGTTTCGTTTAATGACACGCATCTGTTCTTATTATTAGTAGTGGTTATTCTTTTAACTCGGTCAAATCCATGATTTTGAAACGTAATTTATTAGATATTCCCTTTAATCCCTGGAGAAAAGGGATATGAATTGTATTTCTAGTAACACCAATAAGAACACACATTTCTTCGTACATTTCTTTATTTTTAAAATCGTTCAAAATGTATTCCAAAATACTATTTGTTAATATTCCCTCATTTGTGACGTACCCTAAAAATAATACAAAATTATTTGACATTTTGCGATTATTTATAAACAACCATTCCAATACAAATGTGAAATGGTCATGTTGGTTTAATTTATGACACATTACTGAATAATTTTTTAAAAAAGAAATATCAATGAGTGCTCTTTGAACAATATGCATGCACGCATAACGTACCAAGCGATGACTACTTTTGTCAATACTACTTAGAAATTCTAGTATAATTTTTAAATCCTCCGTATTTTCTACGCTGTTAATATCCGTACATTTGTTTAAAATATTATTGAGTGTTTTTTCTAAAGGATTATGTTCTGCCCATTCATGTTTCACTTGAGCTATTTCCATGCACGAATAATCAAAGGACGTAGTATTTTGTAGTGGTTCATTACGTTTTGATTGAAAAAATTTAATAGTATATTTTGGCATGTACTTTACTTTACTTTGTAGTGTTTAATTTAAGTTAGAGCTCTCGTGATATTCCATACAGTCCCTTAAATGTCGGAAAACGAAGGGACCATACGCCATCACCCGTTTCAGTTTCTTCAAAAAATTGTACGGAAATGACTTTACCAATAATTTCCTGTGGATTTTTGTAATAGTGGTGCCGTTCCTCCATGGAGAATCCACTACCAACGGTAACGGTTGTACCCTTGTGTTGAATGGTAACTCCAGAAAGTGTTGTAATGTCTTGATAATTTTCACCGTTATGCCATCGCATATCACCAGTGGTAACATCAAGCACGGTATATTCCTCTGTATGAAATTCTTTAAATTTTAGTAGTTCATTACTACGTTTTCCAAGATATTCACTATTTTTACGAATAATGAGACCTTCCCATTGATTTTCTTGAACATCATGTTGTAATTTATCAAATTGTGAAAATGGAGATTGAGTCACTGGTGTCAGATTATCAGGAACTTTCTTGAGGCGCTCCAACAGATTACGAGAGGACCATTCACTATAAAACTCTGAAAGTGTTAGACAATCAAAGATTTGATAACAGGGGGAAGCAATACAAAAGTTTTTTTTACGAATATCAGAAACAATTTGTTTAAAATTATCAGAACCAAGAGTACTTGTAATTTCGCCGTCATATACGACGGGTTCTGTAAAGCTACTTGATAACTTTGTTTTTAGTTCATCTAGAGTATGAAATTCCTTGCCTGTACGAGAATAAAAACGAATATCATCGGGGCTCTTGACAATTGCAATGCAACGAATACCGTCCAGTTTACGTGAAATATACCAATCATCTGGGTTCGTTATATATTTACTATCATAATTTGTACCAAGTGCTACTCCAGGAAATACATCTTGAATACACCCTGGAAGTGCCTTGTTAATTGTCTTGATATTCATACCAATTTTCAGGTCTTTATCAATAATATCAAGTGTTAGTTCGCGAAGATGTTCTGGTAGTCCTACAAAAAACCGATGAACAGTTTCTAGAGCAGCATTGCCCGTAACACTACGTGTATGTAGCATATGCAAAAGTTCCGTAATACTCATTGGGTTATTACCAAGAATACGATTAGGAGAGTACTTTTTGACATGAGCTGATGTTACATGAAATGGAATGTCCGTGTTGTAAATAAGATTAAATAGTCCATTATATTCGCCATTTGTCTTGGATAATATAGCTTGCTTTTTAAGCGCACCAGAAGTGCTCTGTAGTTTTTCTCGGAGATTATAAAGTTCTTGGAGTCTGTCAATACTAGCATTCATGATTAACTAAATACGTAACTGTATTTTCATTTTTGGAGTTGTAGTAGTGTATCACTAAATGTTAAGGAATGAATAAATTTATTAAATTCAGATACCACGAAATCAGCATTGTATTTGCCAAGGTCACGAACAGTGTGATATGTTGCTTGATTTTCTCTAATTACTTTCCTACGAATTGTATCTCGCGATTGTACTTGGGCGATATTATGTCCTTCGCGAAGTTTTTTAAAATGCCATAGACCATCATAAAGTATTGCTTTATTCAAACTTTTAATAAATATATCAGAGTCCCAAAGACCACCATCCCTATCTGAAAAAATTAAGCCATTACATATAACGTCTTGTTCTCCGAAATAGTTTATACACAATTCGGCAAAATGTATTTCGGCTTTTGACCTATTTGGCATATCTGCTGCGTTCTGTATTCCCCGAATACTAAGATGTTTTGTATAACATTCTGGAGAACATGTTTTGCGGTTATAATGACTGAATTCATTAAAACAAATTATACATTTTTGTTTATATCTTTCTAGTTTCTCTCGTGTTTTTCGTTCAATTGTTTCTGTTTTTATAACCGGTTGTGGACAACATTTATGCGAACAATAATGATTTGGTGATCGTATGATATCACTATGTTTTTCATGAATTTAGCATTATATTGTTTACAAGTGACTTCGCGCGATGGATGTTGCTCTTTAAAAATACGAGTGGGTTCGAACACATGTAATAATACACGCATTCCATGTACCAAATTTAGAACTAACTATAATCATGTCCAAATGGATGAAATTTGTCAGATGCTCGCGGTACTCTTCCTGTAGTTTCATAATATTTTTTAAAATATTCAATAATAAATTCTTTTGTATATTTTTCTTTTGGCATTAATATATTACGTAATTCATTTTTGATTTACGTAATATATTATTATAAATATTGGAAGGTAGGGGATTTGAACCCCTGAACCCGAAGGACTCGATCTTAAGTCGAGCGGATTTGACCAGACTTTCCTAACCTTCCGATAAGTTATTTATAATAATACATGGTGCATGATTTGAACATGCGAGTCCTTTCGGACGGCGGAGCTTGAAACCGCTGGATTAGACCACTCTCCCAACCATGCGATAATTAATTATAAATGTATTTTATTTCCGAGATACTGTTTTTTAGTTTTTTATTTTAAAGTCACTTGTAATTTTTTTATTTCTATTTAATCTTCAGTCTCTGATAGCTCGCTCTCCTGAACTAGAACTGGTGCTGGAGTTGCCTTGCGAGTAGGTGTCTTCTTGGTAGGAAGAGAAGCAACTACGGGTGCAACCGATGAAACTACTGAAGAATTACCATCATCAGAACCACCAGCCTCAACTTCATCGTCCTCATCATCCGAGAAAGGGAAGTCCATTGTCTTGGTTAGCTTGGGATATACCTTTACCATATTCGCATTCATAGAAAGCGAAACCTTGCGATTGCTAGTAGAAACGAATAGAGAACAAAAGACAACTGCCTCTCCTTCCGAACCATTGGGAATTGCCTCCTCAGTGTTGTCCGGAGTCAGTGCTACGCGCTGATTCTTGGAAAGATAAACACTAGTGGTAAACTCTGGCTTGCCAGTTGTCTTGTTGGGCCACATGGGAAAGTTAAACTTGATACTGGGAGGATACTCTTCACCAGTCTCCTTGTTGAACTTGCGCTTGACAATAGGATACAGTGTCTCCATCTGCTCCACTAGATCGCGCGTGAATGGCTTCTTCATATTAAACCAATTTGTACTATTGTCAACAATGGCAGTCTTGAGATGCTCCTCAAGAGCAACACAGAAATCAAGGAATTCCTTGTTCTGTGCTGTAAAATAAGAGTTTAGTACATACTTCTTCGGACCATTTTCACTATCCCATGCACTAAGACCAAAGTTGTACTTCATCTTTGGTGTCTTAATGACCAGAGGGACTAGGCCCTCTGTGGGATGGTTATATTGGAGATACACTCGCTTTCCGAGTGTAACTCCGTCCTTGCTTACATCCTTGGGCTTGCTAACAGATACGCGAGTAATTTCGAGAGTTTTAAAATCAATGGGCTTTGAACTAGACATCTTATTGGGTACTATTATACGTTTTCATTTTTGGTCTAATTGTATGGAAATCTACACCTAAAAATGAAAATGTATATAATTAATGGTAGAATTACTGAAAATACCCGAAGTCATTCAATGGAGTCGTGGAAATACAGCGTTTTTAACGAAAGATATTGATAACAATTTGACAAAAAGAGAATTCAACAAACAGGCACAGTCAAATGAACGAATATTTGGTCATTTTCTTTCTAAATTAATTAATCCAAATACAAATAGCAACAATCAGTGGACTACCATAGTAGGTGAAGAACTTGTTCGACAAGTACTTATACAAAATAATCACATAATTATCAGTGAACGGAAGAAGTGTATTATGAAACGACAAGACATTAACAAACAGTTTGAGATTGATATTGAAACAGACAAGTGTATAGTAGAAGTAAAAACAGGGACGTACTTTACACACGGAACTGCACATGAAAAAATATTAGCAGTGCCGTATAAATATGCAGGTGTTTCAGAATATTTTAATAAACCATTGTGGATAGTATGTGTTGCCGACGATGAACAATATGCTAAAAGGGAATTATTAGCAGATGATTCGCGAAAAGAATTTTATAATTTTTATAAATCTAAAAATATTCATTACATCTTTTTATCAGATTTGATTAGTACTTCGGATGCGGTAGACCCGGGATTACTACTGTGAATGCTCCTACGACAATCAAATGTTTTAATAGTGTAATCTTTAAATACGTCTTCCAAAAGTATTGATACGTTTGCATTACTCATCAACCACCCGCTTTTTAACATTTTAATTAAATCAAACAAATGTTTGTGATTATTTAATGAAAACCCAGAAGCATTATAAGACACAAATGACAATGTATTAATGGGTAAATATGGTGGGTCAAGGTACACAAAATCATTGGCATGTGTCGTTACAAGTGCGTCTTCATAGGATGACCACTTAAATTCTACATTTTGTATAAGTGTAGAAATATCTTGTAAATGTTTTTTTGAATAAATACTCAATGAACTCTTTGGATGACCATAAGGTACATTATATCCATTGGGTCCTTCGCGATATACCCCGCGGAATGAAGTTTTATTTAAAAATAAAAATAATACAGATTTTAAAAATAAATCTGTCGTTGTATTGTATTCTCTCCGTTTCCAATAATAATAAGATTCCTTGGAACTTAACCCTTCTTCGCATGTTTCCGCCTTTCTGTTAATGACGGTACTACTAATACTGTTGTATTCATTGATGATTTCATCTAAAATAGTAGTGTATTGTTCTAAATTATCTCGAATATTAATAAATGTGAGAATAAGTGTTTTATTTAAGTCACTTGCAATAATACGCCCGTGTATTTTAATGTTACCACTGGAAAGTAATCCAATAAGTATGCTACCACCTCCAAGAAAAGGTTCATAGTAATCTCCGTGGATTTCTCTTGGAAATTCGTCCAATACTTTTTGTAATATTTGTGTTTTGCCACCAACCCATTTTAAAAATGGTTTCATGTAGCGTTATAGTATAGTACTATACATATTCATTTTTAATACTTGGGTTAATGTAAGGCATGGACTCGGACTGGGAATTCGACTTACTTGATTTTTCACAGAGAAATTTATTTGTATTTCCAATATTACCAGCGACGAGTACATCCGTAGATTTATCTGGAAACAATTTTAGAACCATTGGTTTGTTACCAGTTAAAATTCAATATTTAGATCTTAGTCACAACAATATTAAAAATAACAGTAATAAAGTATTCCCAAAAGGATTAAGAACACTAAATATTGCGGGAAATAAATTTAAAGAAATACCAACTTTGCCAAAAAATGTAAAGAGTTTGGATATATCATACAATAATATAGCGACAATTAATTACAACTCTTTGCCAAAACAATTAAAGTATTTGAATGTAGCTGGAAATAAAATAGATTCTTTAAAATTTAATTTATTACCACGTGGATTACAGCGCATTGATATTCGTGATACGAGATTGTCTGTACTATTTGTACCAAGAAATTGGGTAAAACGAGTAATTACTTCCAATGATACACGAATTATTTCTAATATATTAGAATATCGTCGGTATGCAACAGAAGCATCATGTATTTTGTATGGGTTGATTACAGAACGGGGTATATTGAAAATAATAGCAGATTACATGTAGCATTGCTTTAGTATAATTTATCTGCTTTGCTACTCTTAGCAACCTCCGATGTACGACTATCATTTTTCATGTAACGGTCAATACGAAGGTACTGTTGCACGGACCCAATTTCAACTGGCTGAATTTCGCACCCGGTATCACAAATAGCCTTGTTGGGATCCTGGTCCATCCAGTACTTTTGGTGAATAAACACGTAATTCTGATCTTCTGGACGAAGTTCTTCATTCTTAATGGCTTTATTTTCAGAATCATTTGCTAATTGCTCTTGATCCAAAACTGCCTTTTCATCAAAGTTCATTGTAACTTTTGGTTTAACGGGAGTAGCGCCCGTAGATGCTGTGCCAAGTGGTGAAAAGGTTACTTGGGGTAGTGGTGTAGATGTAGTCGCGGGCATTGTTGTTGTGCCTGGACTTGATGGTGCTGTTGTTGTGGGCATTGTTGTTGTGCCTGGACTTGATGGTGCTGTTGTTGTGGGCATTGTTGTTGTGGGTACAGATGGACTCATACCTTCAATTTTACCAGTCGAACCAATGGTTACGGTCAGTAGAAAATAAATAACTGTAATAAGTACTGCGTTCATTGCATTCATTTTGACATTTTTAGGATTTTGAATCATCTGAATGCTGAACGCAGACAATAGCAAAAACAGTGATAAACGTAGGCTAACTGACATTTGTACTTTACTATTAGAAAGTAAATAAAAAATTATCGTAAACATACACCCGCCCTGTGTACCTTGCACATTTCAGTGACAAGTGACGTTAAATCTCGTTCTATTTTCAAAATTTTAAAACGTCCAGTAGCATCAATAGACATCAATGTGGGAAACCCAGAAACTCCAAGTGATTCAGTTTCTTCAGGACTTGCGACTGCATCCACCGCAGCAACTACGAACCCGTCACCGACAATTTTTCGAAATTTGATAAACGTTGGTTTGAAATTTTGACAGTGAATGCACCAACTGGCCGCTACTAATAACATTCCTGATTTACCACTAAATTCTGGATTTGTTACTTTCTTACCAGACGCATCAAATGTAGGTACAATGACGAGCATTTCATTTGGTTTAAATAATGACATTACTTTACTATAGGCCAATGTAATTTAAAAATGAAAAGGTAAAGAATAATAAGACACACATGACACTCCAATTAACCAAGACCGAAGACCATTATACGCTACCTCTTAATAAAACATTTGTCATTACCGAACCACTACAAGTAATTAAGGACAAGTACATTAAAATAAGTAATACCGATATATTCAGGGAAATTGAAACATTTGAACAGGAAATGCTAGAACTTTGCGAAAAGCAAAGCGAAGAGTGGTTCCAAACACAATTAGATATGGAGGAAATTGAAAATTTGTTTATTTCTGGACTAAAACATCATTCGCGATATATCAGTATTGATAATTATGATGCATTTGCACAAATTCCCGCGGGTCTCATAACGTCCTTTACGCTCAAGTGTCAGTGTGTTAATCTATGGAATGATGCGATCAAGTTGGTATGGAAACTAGATACAGTAGAGATACAATTGCCATAACGTATACAAACTAAGAAAATATATTATGTAAATACATTAATAATGTCTAGCATTTTTAAAAAAGAATCTGGTAGCATTACAACATCTAATTCAATGAAAAATGTTAAAGTTTTTTCATTGGCAGACCAACATTCAGATATTATTAAAAAGTTTAAAGAAAAAGAAGAATTATTGAAACAATTAGAGATACAATCATCTAAAAACCCATCAAACAAGGAACTTCATGAGCAAATAGCAGAATTAAAAAACAATAAAGATTTTTATAATTATTTCATTGGTAATTCATCAAGATTGATAAAATATTTTAGTAATGGTAGTAATGGTAATATTAATAAAGCCAGTATTTTGGATGATTATATGAAGGTGTCAAAGCAACCTAGTTATTCTGGTAAGATTGTAAAGGCAGAAACATCATGTTGTACAGTATGTTACAGTGAAATCACAGATGTTGAACAGGAATACTGTACAGTATGTGGTATAACACCAGATCAAGTAATTTATTGTGATCAGGCTAATTTTAAAGAAATTGTTCAAGAAAAACCTCAATTTACGTATGATAGGCGCCATCATTTCAAGGAATTGATTAATCAGATACAAGGGAAGGAGTCTACTGTAATCCAACAAAACATCATAGATCAAGTACTAATGGAATTAAAAAAACACCGTATTCCTACAAATGAAACAACAAAGGCAGATATACGTAAAATACTCAAAAAATGTTCATTAAGTAAATACTATGAACACTCGGCAATTATTTTGAGTATTATTAATCCAGCGGGTATCATTACATTTACACATGAAATAGAAACACTACTATTTAAAATGTTTGAAACAATTCAAGAGCCATTCTCTATATTTTGCCCAGACAAGCGTAGTAATTTAATTAATTACAATTATATTTTTTACAAGTTTTGTCAGATATTAATGCTGGAAAAACTTGGTATTGATTACAATAGTCATTTTACATTACTGAAATGTCCTATTAAATTAGCAGATCATGAACGTATTTGGAAAAAAATTATTCAATATATCCAGACACACAATAAAAATACAAATGATGGAATTAATTGGGTATTTATTCCTTTGAATGCTTGACACTATGTTTGACACCACTACCCGACGCCTTTTGCTGTAATTTACGTAATAATTTTTTGTATAATATCAATTCAAAATGAATATCCTTTGCAATCTTTTGAATTTCCTTGGACTCCATGCCTATTCTTTATTGTATCTAACTAAAATAAAAGTATTGTATTTATTCATCAAACGGATACTCCTCTGGGTCTTCCTTTCTCGTCTTGGATAATACTTGAAGTAATTTATCTTGGTCTTTGCGGAGTTCCAATACTTTATTCCATGTATCTGTAATAGCGGAAATGTGAGTATTAAACCATTCGCGATCCCGCTGAACCCGAATATTAGAATGTTCTTTTAACACCCAGTAAATTGAACGTTTAAACTTGTGAGTATGTATATATTTATTGTTATATACATTCTTAATCTCCTGGCGCTGTACCATGTAATTTTTAGAAATATCTGGATAGATAAATGTCCTATTATCAGGATTTTCATAGCAAATACAGTCTTCAATACCACATGAACACTTGTACATTTCACCAAGTACGCCAGAATAGTCATAACTAGTTGTTTGTAAATCTTCCTCGCGAACTTCGTCAAACACAGCCTCAAAAAAATCACATTCTTCCAAGTCTGCTACTTCCAATTGAACCTGAACCTGGCACCAATAATATCGGGGTACTATACCATTAATTTTACGCATTTGTGGACATTTAATTTCCACCATCACACCATCTGGTGTGATTCCATCGGGGCTAGCACCAATATAACTATACGCCGGGTGTTGAATTAGACCAAATTCCCATACTCGTGTATTGTATTTTTGTTCATATATTTTACTCACAATATTTTCATACTTGTTGCCATGTCTTGTCACTGCGTTCCCCGTAAATTTTTTTAAATCATGACCACATTTTTTTAGTAAAAGTGTATTAATTAGCTTTTCCTTTGCATAAGCACTTTTGGCAGTTTTGTGGTCATAAGAATCGCCCGTAATCATACCAATATCTGAACTAGCTGTAAACATACCTTCACGAAGTGAGTACCATGCTTGACTACGCTGTTCCGGTTGAGGCACGTTTCGTAGGTATAGTACCTGCTTTCGCAAACGTTCTGTTTTTTGTGTTTCTTCAATTGTTTTTAGTAACTGTTTTTCTCGGAGTTTTAACGCAACAAGCACTTCTGGTTCTTCTCGAAGTGCTTCTACTTCATTGAGTACCCCTTGAAACACTTGATTTAATGGAAATCTTGGATTTTTATACTCCTTTTCTAAAAAATGTACGTCCATTTATTGTATTATATGTTTGTATCTATTTTCATTTTTAGATGAAAGTTTTTTTTTATTGTATAATAACAAGAATGTCCGATATTCCACCCGTTGATATGCCCGTTGAATCACAGGCTGCCACCGAACAGGCTGCTTTAGCACAAGTAGAACAAATTCGGCTAGCATTCATTGCTGAACAAGAACGCGTAGCCCAGGAAGCTGCCGCCCAAGCCGAGGTAGTACGCCAGGCCCAGGAAGCTGCTGTAGCCCAGGAAGCTGCTGCCCAAGCCGAGGTTGAACGCCAGGCACAGGAAGCTCGTGTAGCCCAGGAAGCTGCTGCTCAGGCCGAGGTTGAACGTCAGGCACAGGAGGCTCGTGTAGCCCAGGCCGAGGTTGAACGCCAGGCCCAGGAAGCTGCCGCCCAAGCCGAGGTTGAACGCGTAGCCCAGGAAGCTGCCGCCCAAGCCGAGGTAGTACGCCAGGCCCAGGAAGCTGCTGCCCAAGCCGAGGTTGAACGTCAGGCCCAGGAAGCTCGTGTAGCCCAGGAAGCTGCTGCCCAAGCCGAGGTTGAACGCCAGGCACAGGAAGCTCGTGTAGCCCAGGAAGCTGCTGCCCAAGCCGAGGTTGAACGTCAGGCCCAGGAAGCTGCTGCCCAAGCCGAGGTTGAACGTCAGGCCCAGGAAGCTGCTGCCCAAGCCGATGTTGAACGTCAGGCCCAGGAAGCTCGTGTAGCCCAGGAAGCTGCTGCCCAAGCCGATGTTGAACGTC